CTGCCCCTCCTGCCCCTCCTGCCCCTCCTGCCCCTCCTGCCCCGCCATGCCCACGAGTCACTACATTTGTATTTGTTACATCTGAACCAAATGTTCGCACCGTCAATGAGTTTTTAAAGGCGCCAATCGCAACTACTAAAGTGGAAAAATTCTTCCCCTTAATCTCAATCAGATGTTTTCTCGCATTCATATTTTTAATAAAACTACTCAAGTATACCCAGGTGTTCACTGTATATTCTCCACCCTCCAAAGGCTTTGGATAATTCGGAGGAAGTGTAGGAACAATTGCAGCAGAAGTAGGGCCATTTATAAGAGTAGTACTAGAGGAATGTGAACCAGTATATAAATATTTGTATAAATAATATATTATAATAAGGCCAGCAATAATGAAAATAGCGGTAAATATAAGCCCAATGGAAGAACTTTGTGAAGGCGAGTTTGGGCTAGGTGCACCTACATTTTGATATGAGGCATTCATTCTATCGTGTTGTTCTAATTTAAGTCCACCCTCCTTACTACTGTACCGTGTTGTGCTAATTTAAGTCCACCCCAGGGTGGCGAACTTATTTTGGCATTTGACGGTAAACTCTTACAATAATGTTTAGTAGGTCGGTGTCCATTTATACAAGGCTGATGGCGGCTGGATTGCCGGTGGATTCAAGCAACCACCATTGGGGCAGAAATCAATCTTGGGAATATATGATGATATATTTGTGCTTATTGTCGGAGAATATAGGATTGTATTAGAACTTGAATTCACAAACGGCATTCCCCTCGTATCTGCATACGTCGCATAGTTGGCCTCAACTTGGGACTTAGAAAGCCGTGTATTAAAGATTGTAATTAATGCAATCTGACCATCAATGGAAGAACCGGAAGTAATACCACTCATATTCCCTGCTGTAATATTTGTAACAGGCATATATGCCGTCTTTTGTGTCACTACCAACTTGTCATTGTAATATATGTCAAAACGCCTGCCGTCGCGGGCAATCGTTATATAAGTCCACTTCTGCAGTTTAACATCGGGCAGCGAAATCGTCTCAATGTACTTCTGGGACGCACTTGCAAGGCTATTTCTATTATAGTTTGCCGACGATTGCAGACCAGTAGAGGTAGGCGGTTTCCCTTCCGTCATTACAACAAGCTGCATCGTAGCAAGCCCTTGCCTACTTGCATCCGGAGTAGCCATGGCTTCCAACCATACAATACCACTTACGTTCATAATCATACTATAACCCTGGTGTGGGCACGCCCCAGTGCAATCATTTGTGGGACCGCATTCACACGGATTTCTAGGGTCTCCAGGAGGTGGAGCAATGCCCTTCCCATTATACCGATTTATATAGATGAATGCCGCCACACTCCCATTTGAGTTTGAATAAAAAGGCGCCGTTTGAGAAGAGTTCGTTACTGCCGTATTTGTATTAAGGGCAAAAGGGCCAACCTCTGTCACTAATACAGTACCCTTATACATAGGAAAATAATATAATAATGTGAATATTAGTATTATGACAACAAAGACAATACCAAGACTCATGTCCTTCCTACCGTGTTATACGATTTTAACTACCATCTTAGGGAGATGCTAATTAAATTCGTATGTTTGCTGCCGCTGCCGCTGCCGCTGCCGCCTAACTAAAGTTCTGCGACGACGAAAAGGGCACACTCTCATTTGCACGCATATCATTTGCCGTAAGTATTCTTGGCCAAAACGTGAGATTGCGTATTACAACATTGTTTAGAATTGGCTGTATACTGGGATAAAACGGTATACTCTTTGTTGTCTCATTTGTACACTTTATCTCTTTTGTTATTGGCATTGACATGGACAGTTTCCCATTAATATAAAGTTCCAGGAATCTGCTCGAAAAGACAATCCCCACGCGAAATACATTTCTAACTGGAACATTTTCAGCGGAAACTGTTATTAATTCATCATTTGTCGTAACTACTGAGACAAACAAGTCATTTTTATACGGGTCCAACCATACGATTATATTCGTGTCTTTGTATGCATTACTTTTCGTGTTAGGGTTGCCAGTACCAGCTTCAGCCTGTGTCCTTGGTATATTTTGCGGAGAGGCCCTGTACAAAATAACGCGGGGCATATTAGAAAGCATAAATTGTCCCGTCAACCATACATCCATACCAAGTGAATATGAATCGGATTGCATCCCTACTTTGGGAACAAACGCGGCGGACAAATCATAGGCCGGCACCTCTCTATTATAAGCAAGACTCCTATCAAGTGGTATAGGAACCGAAAATAGACCAGGCTCATTAGCCGAAAAGGAAAAAATCGGATATATGGTATAGTTTATAATAAAAAGAATAAAGAAAATCATAAAGCAGAAAGATGATGCAATAAAGAGAATGTAAAAAATGTCAGAAGCCTTTGTGGGAATCATATTCATTATTGAGCTTACACTACTCATATCCAGGGGTCCTTTAGAAGTATATTGATATGCTCTCTGAACTACAGTACTCGGATCCTGTGTACCAAAGCCAAAATATCCATTATCGTATGTACTTCCCATCCTACCGTCATGTGCCAAAATAAATGGCTCTTATTTTTTCACCTTTCGTGTTTTACCCCGCTCCTTTAAACTCCCCTTCTCTGGGTCAAACTTAATCCGGTCGTAATAGGCTTTCGTATCAGTCCCCTTACAATGAGGTATTTTCTCTCGCAAGTAACAAACAAAAGATATTCTCGTATATGGCTTATTTCCACCAAGTGTCCCTGTTTCCTCTGAATCATGGTGGATTTTTGGCAACTGTTTATTAAAGGCAGCATCCTCTGCCGTTTCGTATAACTCCGTATTACAATGCCATTCATGTACGTCCATTGCAATAAAATCGCCCGTGCGCAAGTTAAATCCCACCCTGTAACGCGGGAAAAGAGTCGCACCGCCAGAATACTTCCCCCTCTCAATCACAGAAAGATTGCCAAATCCTTCCCTGAAATCGCCGGCGTCCATATGAAGTGCCGTCTGGAAATTCCGATTGATTGTAATCGAAGAAAAGGCCGTGTCGGCCACTTGAAACTGCGGTTTGGAAGAAGCCGCCGCCAATTGTTTTGCATGTTTATCCGGAATCAACTGTTTAAATACAGTGTCAATAGCCTGAATAAAGGGAATGCCGTGCTTGTATTGATGAAAATACTTTTGCGTGTACGATGTTAAACGACAGGGAAGGCCCATAAAGGGCGTCTGCTCAAAATAACCAAGAACAGAACTAAATACATTGTTATTCACGCGCATCTTTCCCACCTTTCCATTCATCTCGTATTGTGCAGACCATTTATTTACATTCATTAGCTTTCGCTTCTTCCAGTAATTCGATTTTGGTTGAATCGGCCCCGCCGCTGCCCCCCTATTTCTAGAAGCCGCCGCCGTCTGATAATAAGCCTCCCAACCAGTTTTTACAAGGTCGTTTGGCAGCACATTCTTGCGAAACCGGGCCAGTAACTTCTTGGCCCCCGTGTCTGGGTCCTTGCCATACACGTCCACGTCCTCATTAAAAATCGTGTCGGCATCCTTGTCTGTAAAATAGGTGCCCTCTCGCGCCTTTATTTCATCATTTGTCAGTTTCGGCTCCAGCATAACCTCCTTTACCTTCTGTTTTACCTTCTGCGCCTCTTCTTTTGGAATTTGAAGACCCTCGTAAATCTCGGGCTTAAATTCTTTAAAAGATTTCTCAGGTTTCTGGGGCGCAGCCTTGCGCGTCTTTCCTGCCCCGCCATTTGCCTTGCCAGCCCCGCCGTTTGCAAATGCAAGCATCTTATTAAGAGGACAGGTTTTCTACTTATGAGCCGCCCACTGCTTCTCCCCGCGTCGTCCACCATAAGAGCCCCCCTGCGACAAGAACAACTCCTGCGCCGATGAGTCCCCCTTTCACCATTGACCGCATATCAATCTCATCCAAGTCTTCCTGATTAATTACGGGACTCGTCCCACGTGCCCCAATGCGCCTATAAAACTGCAGGGCCTCTAGTTCAGAAAGCACAGGTTTGCCCAGCGTCTTATTTACTTCATTGTGCAGCTGTACTGTCCATTTGAAGAGGTCCTGCCGCCTGTCCAAGTGCGGGGTGATAGGCATCACTTGCAGATGTTTCGTATAGTGTTCACGGCATTTCGGGCACGGTATAATAATCGCCAGGCTCTCGAAAAATTCCTTTGCAGCACGCTTATTTGCATAACTAGGCTCTGTGGGATATGTTATTGCAGTCAAGTGCATTGTGTGCCAGAAAAACGGCCCCCATACAGACGGTGGTAAGCGCATTACTACTATAGACGGTATTAACATATCCAATGCCTAAACGCGTTGGCATAGCAGTAAATAGGAATCCGGCCGGATAAAATGCTAAACAAATACACACACAATCATTCACCAGGTACTGCAATTCAAATGATTCAATGTACAAATTGCACTGGCATGGGGCACACTTCTAGACATTGCCCCCGCCCCATTACAAGCTACGGAGTCATCTTGTTCCGTACAACTATTCCCTGGAATCAACATGCAATCCTACAGGGGAATTATCAAACCATTACTGGTTTTGAATTCATTGAGCCACATATTGAATACCTTTTGATACAGCGAAAAGACAGCATTGGCTATATTGAACTTATTCGTGGTAAATATCAACACGGCGATTACGATTATATTAAACATCATATTTCTGGAACTACTCTTGATGAACGTAAGCGCATTTTAGAGAAACCCTTTGACGAATTATGGGAGGGGCTCTGGGGTAGTCCCAAAGAAGGACAGCCTCTTTACCGCCATGAAAAGGAACAAGCACAATTCAAACTCGAACAGTTGCGGCAAGGGGTGCCGAGCCTTAAGACTCTGATTGAAGAATCATCTCCCCCCTTTGACACTCCTGAATGGGGTTTTCCGAAAGGTAGGAAGAATAGCACAGAAACGGATTATGCTTGCGCAATGAGAGAAATGTGGGAAGAAACAAATATCAAAGAATCGGACCTTATTCTTATTCGAAATATGGACCCTATTGCAGAATCATTTGTAGGGTCCAACGGCATTTCCTATTGCCATAAATATTTTATTGCTTATGCACCACAGGGCGTTGGAGAAGAAAGTCTGGACTCTGCCTCTCAGACAAATGAACATATTAAGCGCGAAGTCGGCGATTTTAAATGGCTTCCACTCGAGAAGGCCGTGGATAAAATACGTCCCAGCAATACGGAAAAGCGCGGTGTACTGCTCCGGATTAACGCGCTATTGAAGAAATATTGTCCTCTTTGTATCGGTGGAAGGCGTTAAGCGTTTGCAGAACATGATGCAAAAAACTTCCACCACGGTAGATGGAACAAGAGGGGCTCTCAGAAACAAAAACGACGCGAAGGGAAGAGATTCTTCGCCGTTGGAATAGTTATGAACTCTCTTTTGAAGAGAGGGATGCTCTTCTGGCCGAGATTATGGGAGACAAGGAGCTAGACTTGTTTCCCGCAATCTATAGTGAAATGGATGAATGGGAGAGTGAGGCCGGTCTCTATCCTGATGTTCAAGACCCCAGATTTGCAGAGAAGCTCATGCGCAAACAGGAGTTCGCAGAGAACAAGCAAATAAGCGTGAAAGAACAAATGGAAGATGAAGTGAATCCCTGCGACCCAAATAAAGAGTTTGAACTTACCCCAGTACAACGTTTTGTCGGCCGTTTCCTTTCACCACAGTGCCCCTATTTATCTGCCCTCCTCTTTCACGGAGTTGGTGTTGGAAAAACTTGCGCCGCAATCACTGTAGCCGAGAACTTCCTACGTTCTTTTCCCCGCAAAACTGTGCTCATTGTCGCTCCCAGAAATATCCAGCCCGGTTTTCGCAGAACTATTTTTGACGATGAAACACTGAAAATATCGGCAGAAGATGGTGTGGCAAATACAGTAAATGGCTGCACTGGTGACGCCTACTTGAAACGGACTGGCACAGAGTTCGAAAAGAATCCCGCTGTCATCATAAGTCGCATTAAAAGCAGCATTAATTCTCGCTATGCTTTTCTCGGCTATTTGCAATTTCACCGATTAATCGAGGATGTTCTGAAAAAGGTTCCCAGAGGTCTAGAGGGAGATGCAAAGAAAGCCGCGGAAAGACGTGTCCTACGCCGCGAATTCAGTGGACGCCTTGTTATTATTGATGAAGCACATAATCTGCGCGACACACCTACAGAAGGGGGGGACGATGTAGATGTACCTGGTGGAGAAATCGAATTATCCGAGACACAGGCCGGCAAGAAGTTGACGCCGAGTCTCTTGAAAGTCCTCGATGCCACAGATGGAATGAAACTCGTTTTGCTGAGCGGTACACCAATGTATAACTCGTATCGTGAAATCGTGTTTCTTCTCAAACTTCTTCTTCTTAATGACAAACGTATTACCCTTGCAGAGAGAGATATTTTCACTACGATTGGTACATTTAGAAAGGGGCAGCCAGGTAAAGCGGGGGGCGAAGAACTGCTTGGGGCCACTGCATCCGCCTATGTAAGTTTTATGCGTGGCGAAAATCCCATGTCTTTTCCCGTTCGTCTGAAACCAGAAGGGGTGCCGGCTCTGACAACCTGGCCGGCAAGAACTCCAACAGGCGTGGAAATTCCCGCTGGGCACATCCCTCCTCTTATGCGCCTCCCTTTTGTAGAAGTGCAATTTGAAGGCGACCAATCAAGAGCCATGTATCAGAGAATTTCAGAGGATTCTATTGAAGCAGGAGGGGTAGGTGTAGGAAGTATTGATGAAATGGTTCAATCTGGAAACTGGCTTTTTCCCAGCGATGCCGGTCCACAAATACGCGATGCTGGATTTGACAGCTGCTTTGAAGAGAATGCAGGAGGAGGTACATCTCAATTCACAATGCGCGGGGAAACGGGCTGGCTCCGCTCAGAAGGTTTGGGGCCAATTTCTCCCAAGGCAAAGTTTACTCTTGAACACGCCAGGAGGGCCAAAGGAATCATTTTCATTTATAGCCGATTTATTAAATCCGGTGCACTACCTCTCGCCCTTGCTCTAGAGGCAAATGGTTATACTCCTTGGGGAGATAAACGGCCACTCTTGACAAATGGAAATCTTGTTGGAGAAGGACGTCAGTGCGCCCTATGCGCAAAAAGGGAACGCACTCATACCGGTGCCGACCATAAATTCATGCCAGCCAAGTATATCCTTATTACAGGTAGAGCATCTATTTCACCCAATAATCCCGCTGCAATACAGGCATCCAGAGCAAAAAGTAATATGGACGGGCGCGAGGTAAAGATTATTATTGGCTCACAGGTTGCCTCAGAAGGTGTTGATTTCCGTTTTGTCCGCGAAATATATGTGTTTGACAGCTGGTTTCACTTGAATAAGATGGAACAAGTACTCGGTCGCGGCATTCGTACATGCTCCCACTCACTTCTTCCACCAGAGCAACGGAATTGCACCATCTATTTACTCGTCAATACTTTTGGAGAAGGACAAGACACAGAGACTGCTGACCTTTATATGTACCGAAATGCAATGCAAAAAGCAATACAAGTGGGGCGCGTAACACGCGTACTAAAAAGATACGCGCTCGATTGCAATCTTAATAGGGAGGCTATTATAGTCACCGGCCTCTCAACACAGAGGCACATTGATTCGCAGGGAACTATTCGCGAAGAAGTAGACGTTAATGACACGCCTTTTTCAAATCTATGCGACTGGATTGAAACATGCGATTATACGTGTGCAAAACCTGTTGTGATTGAGTCTAAAAACACGGACTTGTCAACCTATGACGAATATTCTGTGAGATGGAGGGAGAGTGAATTAAAAACCGCTATGAAAGGACTCTTTGAAAAACAGGCGGAGTTTCAACTCTCGGATTTAATCGATATTATGTCAGATGTGATTCCTCCGAAAGCGGTCTCTGCACTCTTGTCAGAAATAGTTGGTAATCATTCTTTTCATATAAAAGTTCGCGGTAAAGAGGGATATATTGTGTATAGAAATGGCTATTTCCTCTTTCAGCCAGAATACCTCGCCGATATTCGCATTCCATTGGCGCTTCGTATTGCTGATTTTCCCGTGAAAAGGGATTTCTATGACCCTGCAATAATAAAGGTAGAGGATGTTGCGGCTGCTCCTGTGCCCCCCGCTCCTGTAGAAGTTGCTCCTGAAGGAGAAGAGGTTGCTATTCCCCCACCAGTTCAAGATACTTTTTTACAATATTGGGAACAAATCAAAGAGTGGGCCGCGGCAATTAAAAATGGTACGGCGCAGACGAGTGAACAGTCGCAGCCAATACATTTACCAGAGACGATTTATTGCATTCGCCCTGGATGCGCACCTGGAATCCTTCAGAAGCGTTATAGTGGTGGGGAAGTAGAGAGGGAACGTTCATGGCTTATTATGGTGGGCTGGCTATATGAACACATACAGGGTAATAGTGATTTTTCACCAGAACAAAAGTCGTCCTACCGTTCTGCCCTTGCCAGGACATTAGTTGAATTAATTTGGGATGAAAGCATCCGCCCTATTGAGCAGATGCGCCTATTAAAGGATGAGACGGCGCGGCGAGCGGGGCGTGAACAAATCGTAGTGCGGGATGGCGTAGAAGCATTTCGTTTTATAGACCCAATGACGGGACTTCTCAAATATATTTGTGGAGCTAATCCCTGTGCAGATGCAGTTGCCAAGAAACTGGACACAAATCCTGGTGACTCTCTTCTTACATTGAAGGTTGACAATCTACATACAGGAGGAGTATATGGATTTATTGTCCCCAAATCAAAGGAGAGGCGACTTATCTTTAAAACGAGCAAACCGCCTGCGCCTGGAGCAAAACCCGAAAAAGGAGGAGAATGTTCAATTATTAGTACCATTTCTTACCATATTGCAATGTTAAAAGAGATTGCCAACTTTCTTGTAGCAGAAGGATACCCAAAGTTTATTCTTGAAGATTCCATCCTTGATTCTAAACAACAAATCAAAAAGGCTCGTGCAGAGGCAAAGGCTGCTGGGGTTGCGCCGGCAGCAAATCCTGTGCACAAAGACCGGATTTTCGAAAATGCTATTCGGGCCTGTGCTCTGAAAAATATTATTCTACGCTGGATGACAAATATGCAGGGCGGAAAAGAAGGAGAGGCAAAACTCTACTTTTATCGACCCATTGCGGCCCTGAAAACGGGGCATAAAGGTATTATTTCCAAGCAATAGCCTTTACGGTAAAATTGGAACAGTATTATTCCCAGCCAGCTAATAGTTAATATGAACTATGTTGCACTGTTCGAAGAGCAAATTGCATTAACGCCCAAAGACCTCTCGCAGAATATTGAATCGATTGACACGATTTTGAAGGAGAAGTTGCAGAAGAAGTTAGAGGGAAAATGTTCCAGAAATGGATTTGTGGTTCCTGGGAAGTTGAATGTCCTTAGTCGTTCAATGGGTACAATGGAGAGAGGTCGCTTTACAGGAAGTATCCTCTTTCATATTCAAGCAGAGGCAGAAGTACTGAATCCTCCTGAGGGAGCCACTTTAGAGGGCGTGGTTATTCGTAAAAATAAGATGGGCATGTATGTCTCCTATAGTGTAAATGACTCGAAAAAAGAGGATGCAATTCGTGTGATTATTCCGCGTGACTTGCATATTGGCGATGAGAACTTTGAGAAGATTGAGATTGGCGAGCGGGTAAAGGTTCAGATTAAAAAGTCACGGTTTCAGATTAATGACCCTTATATTCTTAGTGTTGGCGTGCTACTGGGCTCAGTGGGAAAGGCTACTCCTGCTGTGGAGCCAGTTGTTGCTCCTGCCATGCCTGCTATAGAGGAAGAGGCTACAGAGGCCACAGGGGCTACAGAGGCCGCTTCTGCAGAAGATGAAGAGGCTGCTACGGATGAAGAAGCTACTATGGAGGAAGAGGCTGCTATAGATGAAGATGAAGCCGTCTTTGATGAAGGGGACGCTCCCGTAGTTGATGCACAGAAGGAATAAGATGCGGTAAGAGTAACTGGAAGTTCACTAATCTAAAGATTAGAATGAGTGCATCTGCCGCAACTCTTACAGCAGAAGAATATGAAGAAAGGCGACATTTTGCAGAAGAAGTCAAGTTGCTTACAAAGACAGAGATGGAAGAAATTTTTAAAATATTAAAAGAACTTAAGGCAGAGTTTAGCGAAAACAGCAACGGGGTTTTTTTCGATGTATCTAAACTTCCGGCCGAGATATTTGGCCGCATTCAAACATTTATGGAATTTTCCAAGAAAAATCGTCTAGAACTTTCTGTACGCGAAGAAGAATATAAAAAAGTACAAGAATCCTTGGAGGCTACTTATTAATGCATTTGACGGTACTAAAGCATCCCCACTATATCTAACTAAGATGAATCAATCCCCTAAACAAGTACTAGCAACATTGCAGTCATGGGCAAAAGAAAATCCCCATCGGAAGCTCAAGGTGGTTCCGATTGAGATTTCAGCCGTTTCCGATACACAGGAGGGTGTGGATGCACCCGCAACCGTTGCAGGCGGTTTTGTCCCGACGCCGTTGGAACCTCCTGGGCCACTCAGTCTGTATTTATGGAAGACTGACCCAGAATTCCGCGCAGGGACTGCCCCCGTTCGTCGCACAATTCTTCGAGATATGATTTTGAAGATTAATGAACGTGCCGAGGCAGAGTTACGTGGAGCCCGTTGGGGTCGTAAGAAAGTAATAGAACAGTTGGCGGCGCAGCAGACTTCTGCAGTTTCCCCACCAATGGATACGCCCGAGCTTGATACGGCAATGTGCGCACTGTTTGGCTATCAGAAGCTGGTTGTAGACGAAGCAGGCAAGAAAATCGCCTTTTTTCCTGCAGACCCGCGCATATGGAGTGCGGATTTCCCCGTCTGGGGGTGTACCATGGGCTCTCGCGCAGCCCTACATCGTCCTGGCGAGGAATCTGTCAGCCAAGGTCTCGCGCAATGGGTGTGCGACCGTGAGCGAGACGGATGGAAGGTTGATTGGCCTATTTACGACGGCACCCTCGAAGAAATCAAAAAGATTATGGAGGGGCGTGGGACAAGTGTTGGCGCACGTCTAGAAAAACCGAAAAAAGCGGACTGGGCAGCGGCCCTAGGTCGCGCAGACGCCATTGCGGCACTTGGGCGCATCATGAGTTAAATATCCTACTTTACGAGTAATTTTAAATCACTCTATAAAGTAAGATGGCTGAAACAAGTTGGTTTAGTAAGTGGAGGGACCCTGGTCCCTTTTTTTTACAAAATTCTCGTGGTTTTACTATAACATGTATGGAACATATTGGAACAAATCGTTACGCATTCGCTAAACATCATGACACTGGAGTTGAAATTGATATACACGAAATATCAAATGGTAGTGACCCTTTAGTATATGTAAGAACACTTAGCACAAATCAACGTACAGAAATAACTTCAATTACATATTTATCAAATAATTATATAGTTACAGCATCAAAAGACAAGTTCTTACGTTTTTATGACTTAAATGATATTGGTAGAAAGTCGCCCGTTAAAGAACTTCCTACAATAGGCATACCCCTGTATAAGCCCGTTATACTTATAGACAGTTTTTTTTATATAGTAAAAGAGGCAGGTGGGAGTATAAAGTTAGTAGAAGTAAGCGAAAAAACTAAAGCAGAGGTAAATAATCCCGTGACAATTATTGCTCCTCGCAATAGACCGCAAAGTTTTCCTACATGTTTTGCCTTTGTAGAAATAGAGGGTGACACTAAATTAATAGTTGCACTTGACGATGGATTTCTTTATATTACAAAAAAATTAAAAGATACTACAGAAATATTATTACCAATGTTTGCAAATCCAATTGGCGTAGGTTCTTATATTACAGATATTAAAGTTACTACAGACGAGCGTTTAGTTATTATTTATTCATCTGGTCATATTTTTATAACGAATAATACAGGTAATCATACAGGTGGAATGTTTAATTTATTATATCGTTCTATAACAGATACAAATACTGGAAATAATCAACTACTGATTTTACCTGGTAATATTGTAGCCGCTTCGTTTAAAAGATATAGCTTTCCAAATCCTTTTCCTTCTAACGAACAATTAGCGGCAAACAGTGAACTTGTTAATCAAATTGCATGCGGCATATATATGAAACTTCAACCTGGTGGAGATGTGATTCCAAATGATATGCGTATATGGTATGGTCAAAGAGAAGAAATCGTTGGATTATCCATAATTCCTCAAGGATATATTGATGGAGATTTATCATGGATGTCAGTAAGCAAAGATAGAGGATATATGCTACATATATGTAAAGAGCCTCCGCCTCCGCCGCCTCCACCGCCTCCGCCTCCGCCGCCTCCACCAAAACCAAAGCCACGTGGAGTAAATGCCGCAATACAACCAGAAAATGTACGTGTTAATGCCGAAATACAAGCAAAAAATACAGGTGTTAATGCCGAAACACAAGCAAAAAATACAGGTGTTAATGCCGAAATACAAGCAAAAAATACAGGTGTTAATGCCGAAATACAAGCAAAAAATACAAGTGTTAATGCCGAAATACAAGCAAAAAATACAAGTGTTAATGCCGAAATACAAGCAAAAAATATAAGTGTAAACGCTGAAATTCAAACAAATAAAGGGGTTAATGTCTCAACTAGCCCCAATATTAATGTGTCAATACAGGATATTAAAATATTGCGTGGTGACAAGACTACACCGTATAAATTGGAAATAGTTGCAAAGGAACAAAATACTATTATACGCGCAAAAGCTGAAAAGAAAGACACGGTCGCATACGTGATTCCAACAATCGAAGAGCGGCCTGGAATGAAGTTACAGTACCTCCTTGATGAAAGCAACGAGGGGTGGATTGATACGGAATCTGGTGCCCAAATACCTTTTAATCTTATTGAAGGGGTAAATAAAATGAATTTACAAGCAATTTTCATAAAACGCAATAGGCTCGACCCTAAGAATGACCCCTATAATAAAAATATGCAGCCTGTTGTAAAAAGCTATACTATATATATTCTAAAGCCAGAGGATGTATATCTCGAAAATCTGCAATTATTTGGCAGGGATAGAAAATCAAATCTAATCAGATTTAATAGAAATACACTACAGTATTCTGTAAAAGTCGACAAGAATACAGAAATTGTTCTTATTAATCCTATAGCCCCTATAGGAAAACAGTTCGAACTTACATATTTATTCGGTAATGAATCAAAGCCTGTAAAATCAGATGTGCCATTAAAAGTTTTTTTAAAGGATGGGATAAACACTGTTACAATAAAAGTTAAAGGGGTTCTAGGAATAGAGGTCGAGTATAAAATTAGTATTACTCGAGAGGGGACAGGGTGGTGGGTTCCAGCAGATATGGGATTGCCTACGTATCAAAAGACACAGAAAAATAAGAATAGGGCAAAAAATATTGTGAGAGAAATGCGATTGGCAAATCAGACGCGGCGGCGTGTAAATGCAAATAGAGCGTCTGCAGAAGCGAGGGAGAAAGCAAATGCAGAGGCAAAACGTATACAGCGGCTAAAAAATGCTAGGTCGGGCAGGCTTGTTACACCCCTACCAAGTAGGCCTATAACTCCTCGCCCTGTCACTCCCGTGGCTGCTCTAGCCCCTACACCCGAGAATCAGGCACGCCTTGCTGCACTTCGGGCAGCACAAGAAGAAAGAGGTCGCGCCGCTGCTGCTGCCGCCGCGCTTGCTTCACGCCCCAGTACTGTCTTTAGACCATCTAGCCCACCAGGGACTCCTTATTCTGGATTGGCTCGCCCATTACGTCCTAGCTCTGGCCGCCCTGGCTCTGGCCGCAGTTGGCGTAAAGGTGGTTCTCGCAAGGCGCATAGGCGTACAAGGCGGGGAAAAAGCCGTCGCGTACGTCGATGAAAATACCGTGAAAAAACAAAATCATTGCCGCCGCTTACGACGGAATCGTTTTGTTTGCCTTCTCATAGCCCCCCCCTTTTTTGCAGCCCTTGCCGCTCTTGCCGCTCTTGCCGCTCCAAGATTAAAGCTATTTAAAAAACTGGGGCTCATAGGACTCATTGCGGGCGTTTCACTAAACGGGCTCGGTGCCTCACTAAACGGGCTGAACGGGCTCGGTGCCTCACTTATAGATTCAGATTTTGTCACACGTGTATTCGCCTTAAATCCCGTAGCCTCTTCATACGTCTGTAACATTCTCACGTATGGGTCATCATATACCACTTTAATCATTTCAATAAGGCGAACTTTATCTCTCCCAACTTCTCTCATTTTGTTCTGCAATAAAATGCTGTATTTTGGCACATATGCAAATATGTGTTTATTTTCATTTTCTGCCCTTCTTTCTGCCCGTTCCATAAGACCAACAACATGGCCCAATACTTTCTGCAACTCTTCTATTGTCATTTTCTCTAATGTTTCATCCATTCTACCGTATCGCTATAAAATTGTTTGGCCACGGGCGTCCAAAGCTAAACTACATAGAGTAATAGAGGCCACCGTTCCATGGAACTATTTTCAGCAGAAGCGGGAGCAATTAAGGCACGTATCACGGATTGGCTTGGCCGCCCCAATTTCGAACTAGAATCCACTTTCGGCCCCAATGGCGAAGTAGATGCAGTCACTTTCCTCGCGGTTGCACAGAGACTCAGGGCAAAAGGGTACACCGCGTTGCCACAAGGCGATTACATGACCATCATCACCCCGGAGCATATTCGCTATACTATTAATAGCCTCGGTGTAATCCAGGCCTATTGTGAAGACGATGTTCTCGCAGGAAAGCCGTATGATGCCATGATTAAGGACCGTGCGACTGCGGATTCTCAAGTCGACCTGGATGACTATGATACGCGCATTAAGCTGCGCCGTGAGACCTCCATGGCCCCCGATGATGCCCAAATCAAGAAGATGTTTGAGACCTGGCTGCAACAGAGAAAAGCCTTTCGCATGATTCGGCGATGGTCCTTTGAAACCGACGGACTGCGCATTGATATGTCTATTGTACGAAGCACATCAAAGACGCGCTCCGGTGACTACAAATGGCAGCGCAAGTTCCGCGAACAGGACATTATGAAAAATCCACCCTCCTACGAAATCGAAGTGGAACTCCTGCATAAAGATGATGACACCGCCGAGGCCGCAATGAAACGCCTCGTGAAAGGCACCGGCGAAGTTCTGCGTGGAATCCAAAAAAGTTCCGTTCTTATCCGCAAATCCGTCGCAGACAAGGTGCGTGCGGCCTACAAGGAACTCGTAGGAACTGACGCATTCCGTGGCCCCTCTCTCATCACTCTCCAAAAAGAGAATTTCAGCGCGGAAACCGTCAAGGAGAAGCCTAATATCCGTAATGGCTATAATGTGACAGACAAGGCCGACGGCCTCCGCTGCCTCGGCTTCATCGATGGAAAAGGCGACCTCTTTCTCATTGACATGGGCATGAACGTCTATCGCACCGGCCTCAGCCGCCCCGAGCTTCGTTTATCACTCGTCGACGGTGAATGGGTCACAAAGACAAAAGACGACCCGCCAAAACCTATGCAACAGTTTCTGATATTTGACGTATTCTTCATGACGGACAAGCGCCCCGTAAGCCAGTTCCCCTTCCAGGCTGGTGCAGCACTCCCTGTTGCCGCGGGAGCACCCCCCGCCGAACCGCTGCCCGCCGAAGACAGTCGCCATTTTCAACTCAGGGCATGGGCTTCCGCCTGGAATGCGGGCGATGGGCCCAAATCTATTGCCGGACTCACGGCACAAACGCGCCTCCAAGTTTCAGCAAAAGAATATCATTTTGCCAAAGCGGGTGACCTCAGCATCTTCCGCGCCGCCACACGTGTCCTCACTTCCGCCCGCCCCTATTATACGGATGGTCTCATCTTCACTCCTAATGCCGCCCCCCTCCCCGCAAAAGCCGGCACTACTTTCTGGGAACAGTTCAAATGGAAGCCCCCTGCCGATAATACCATCGACTTTCTCGTAAAAACGGAAAAAGTGACTGGGTCCAAAAGAGAAGACAAAATCAATGTGGGAATCAAACCTGGCGGCTCGGCCGAAACAATCACCTATAAAACTCTGCGCCTCTTTGTTGGCTCTCGTAATGAAAATCCCCGTGATATTATTCTCGGCAAACAGGACCTTCCTGCAAGAGATAGGGCGTACCAGGGCCGCCGTGGCGGTTCTGATTATAAACCCGTGCCTTTCACTCCGAAGGAGTTCCCTGACCCCATGGCATCCTATTGCTGCCTCCCCGTCCAGCGCGACCCAGACACTGGCGAAGAGTTTGTAATGACGGAACACACTGGAGAACCCATTCAGGACACCACTATTGTAGAAATGGCCTATGACCCGTCCCAACCCCCCAAATGGCGCTGGAAGCCTCTGCGCGTACGCATGGACAAGACCGAGCGTCTTCAACGGGGAATCCTCAGTCGTACGTTGAACTCCGATGCTAATGCCGAAGGTGTGTGGAATAGCATCTACGACCCTGTTACGGAAACAATGATTAAGACTGGAAGTGAAGAGCCTACTGCCGCAGAGTTGGCCGCGCTAGGTGGCAAACAACGTGAAGGAGCCGCCCGCCAGTATTTCGACCGCGAAGGCCAGATTGACACAGAAGCCCTCACATCCGGTATGAAGAAATTTCACAGCCGTTATATCAAGGAAAAGATTCTCTATACGGTGGGACTCGCCGGTGGCGACAAGACACTCCTTGAACTTGCCTGCGGCGTAGCAGGCGACCTTCACAAATGGATACGCATGAATGTATCCTTTGTTTTCGGCGTGGACTATGCCTCCAAAAATATCATGGACACGGCAGACAGCGCCTATAAACGCTATATGGAGCAAATGGTGGAGCGCGGAGGCTATGAGCGAATTGCACCCATGCTATTTGCAATAGGAGATTGCTCAAAAACCATTGTAAATGGTGATGCGGGAGCAAACGAGCACGAGAAAGATTTGATGCGCTCCGTCTTTGGCCGCACACTCCCTGTAGAACCCGTTCCCGCTTTTGTTGCAGAAGTAGGCGCATCTCGCCTCAAAATGGGCGCAGATTGTGTAAGCTGCATGTTCGCTATTCATTACATGTTTGAGACACCAGAGAAATTCAACGGATTTCTGCGCAATCTGAGCGATACAATGAAGGTCGGTGGCTACTTTATAGGCTGCTGTCCAGACGGCCAGAAAATCTTTGAAATGCTGCGCGAAATAGAGCCTGGGCAGTCAAAGAAAGGCGAGCAGGACGGCGTGGCCCTCTGGGAAATCCGTAAGCAGTATGATGTCGATGATATTCCTGTGGGCGACGACGGGTTCGGCCTCGGCATTGACGTAGAGTTTATTACTATTGGAAAAGGTCATCGCGAATACTTGGTCCCATTCTCCCTCCTGGAAGACAAAATGCGTACAATCGGCTGTGAGTTGCTGACAAAAGAAGAGCTGAAGGAAGTTGGCATGGTGAACTCGACGGCAACCTTTGATGTCAGCTGGGAAATGGCCAGAAAGAAAGGAGAGGTGTTTGCAATGGGAGATACAATTAAGGAATTCTCCTTTATGAATCGCTGGTTTATCTTTAAGAGAAAACGACAGGAGTCTATGGCAGCGGCCATTGTGTCTGAATCGGCGCGCAAGGTGAATGCCGTTCCCGTAGCCGCCGCCGCAGCCGCAGAGCCTACAGTTGGTCGCGCTGCAACAGCCAAGGCAAATGCTGCCGCACGTTCCGCCGCCGCCACGGCCCTCCAAGGACAGAACCCAGCCGAGCTACAGGCAATGACCGAAGCTGCAGCTGGAGTTCCCTTTACACCCGCAAGAACGGTTCCTGTAGAGGCAGGGCCCGCAGAAGACCCTGCTCGCGGCCGCCCATTTACAGAAGGAGAAGTCTTTCTCTTTTATGGAAAAGCCTCCGCCAGAAAAGATACACTTGGCATCAAAGACGCCGGTGCCGCTCGCTGGCTCGCCCCTTCTGCACGATTCTCCCTTCGTGACCCAGAAACACCTGAAGTCATATATCCAACCATGGAACACTATATTGGCGGTATGCTCGCAAAACTTGCAACAAACAAGAAAGAGCTCGCTGTCACACTCTTCAGCCGTGAAGGAACTATTCATCAGAAATTCCTCAATGACCGTCTTGTCCTCACAGACCAGGGTACACGCCCTCTCAGCGAAGAAGACGATTTTAAACTACTAGAAGCCGAAGTCGCAGCAGTCAAAGATGCCATGCGCGCTCCCTACTTGAAAAAGTTCGGCGCTGTAATTAATGTGACTGACTGGGCAACCGTCAAGGACCGTGTACTCCAAGAGGCGCTCGAGCAACGCTGGAAGAGTGATGCACGCTTCCGCAAGATTATTGAAGCCGCACGTGAGCGCGGCAAGTACCTCCTTTATTATACACCTGGCTCCACATCAAGTAATGTTGGTGGAGTCAGGTCATCACAAACAGGCCGTATTGAAGGTGAGAACCGTATTGGCAAAATCATGATGCGCCTCGCCGGCTATCCAGATTAATTAATACGCACCTTAAAAAGACCCACTCCAATACGGAATTTCTCATCCTCAACTTCCGTTACGGCCCAACCGTAGGGTGCGAATGTTTCCTCTTCAAGCATTTTATCAAATGTCACAGCTTCATAGGGAAATGCCTTCCCATACGCAACGGGAATAAATGTATCAAAATTTTTTACACATTCAAAGAGAGCCGCCTTTGCCCCTTCGTAAGAGGTATAGACGACTTGCTCGATAGTTCCATGCTCAGGAATCCCCATTGTATAATTGTCTGACATATTGTCCTGAAAAACAATCATATATCCAAATGTAGGCAGTTGCGGCATTATCTATATTTAACAAAGAACAGTGGTTCGTAAAATTATACGCGCAACCCTTCTGCCTCCCGTACAGAATGCCGGCCCAACCTTGGCAAGAACTCACCTTTAAGAATGCACATCCAAGAGATGCCTATATGACATTTGATGAACCTACCCATATTTATACAATAAAAGGGAGCTCTAAAGGAGTTATTTCCTGCACCGGATTTCTCCACGAGTTCTTCTCCCATTTTGATGCAGAAGCCGTTATTGCAAAAATGATGTCATCACCCAAATGGCCACAGAACAAATATTTCGGTATGACAGCAGCAGAAATCAAAAAACTCTGGAATGATAATGGAGCGGCAGCAAGTGCTGCAGGAACCGCACTACATCTTGCTATTGAACAATTTATGCATGGACATCCGGAACTAATAGATCCTGCCGTCCTTCCCACAAAAGAATGGAGTTATTTCAAAAACTTCTGGAATGATGTCTCTGGCGATCTCGTACCCTATCGAAGTGAATGGGAAGTCTGGAGTGAAGAACATAAACTTGCCGGTTCGATTGATATGGTCTTTTATCGCAAATCGGACGACTCCTATGTTATTTACGATTGGAAACGGTCAAAAGAAATTAAAAAGGAGGCTTTTGGTGGAGCAACAGGACTCGGCCCCGCCGCACATTTACCTGATTGCAACTATTGGCATTATACCCTCCAGCTCAATGTATATCGCTGGTTTCTAGAGACATTCTACAGTCTTAAAATCAGCGACATGTATTTGGTCATATTCTATCCGGAAAATGATAATTACAAACGGTTTCGTCTGAATCGCCTGGACGACGAAGTCCAAGGAATGATTACTGCTCGGTTGCGAGCGGTTCTTGCTGGGGCGGGAAAGGTATTGTTTGAAGAGGAGCAATAGGAATCGGATTTGAGCCTGGAACGGGATTTACTGTTGTTGAGCCAATTCCTGGAACAAACTGGTCTGGCTGTGATAAAGGGATTGCTTGTGCCTGCGGCCCTTCAGCAAAAAACTTTAACGCGTCAGCTTGCCCCTTGTAATTTTCAGGAAATAGTTCTGCGGGTGGAGGAGGTGGTATAGAAGTTGTCACCTCTGCTTGCCGTGCCGCTTCTGCTTGCCGCGCCGCCGCCACTTCAGCTCCTTGTGCTGCCACTTCCGCTTCTCGAGCTGCCGCCGCCTCCCTCGCTTTTTGCCGTATTTTTTCCATTCCCGCCTGTATCTGCTCCTTTGTCTTCCCTGCCGCCGCTGCCGGTGCCGCAATAGGTAGTTCCAGCCCAATCACACCAGGTTTCGCCTTTAATGTTGCCTCCAATATATTCAACAAACCCCGTGGCATATCATCCAACTGCAAGAATTCCGGTTCGTCTGGGTTAAGTACTAACACTCCCGCCCCCTTCTCATCTATTACAATAACTGGAACTGCCATCTTTTCATTTAATAAACGCGCTGGCCGACGTCCCATAAATTGCGGAGGGTCCTCTCGCAAATCTATCTGCAAAATATTTCCACCCATCTTTCGAACAATTCTTGACAACATCTGGTCATTAAAACTACGCGTCTCAGCCGTTAGTCCAATATCCGCAGGCAATACACGCATAGGTATAACTAGCGATTCTAGATTTGCACGTAGCAGACGAAGAGCACCCGTCTTTGGGTCCGCCCCCCCAGGGCCATTTAATACTGCAACAAGCCGCTCCGAAAGCGCAGTAGCTGGTGTCTCCGCCGCTAAAGGAACTTCCTTCTTAAATCGGCCCATCTCCTCCAGAAATCGCGGCTCTTCATTCGGCGTGTCAGCCCATTTCAGACGTAGCAACTCAAACCAAGCACTCGACCGCTCTGGATAAATAATCTGCGCACTCGGGTCACCCTCTACTTTTGATTCTATTTTCACAGGCTTATCAATCACTGCAAAACGACTCACATCCTTCTCTAAAAGTTGCCGCCGCCTCTCACCATAACGCAACAATTCCTCTATTAATCGCCTCATAAGAACTTTAGAGGCATTCACCTTCTTCTCCTGGTCTCCCAGCTGCGTTGTCTCTGGAACATGTAACATACATGTATCAGCCCCCTCTTTCCATGCACATCGACCATTACAACTCTCCCTGTCTTTTACAGTACAATCCACGCGTAAAAGAGAAACATCCATCCCCTTTTTGGCATCTTCATCGTAAAAATCTGTGGTAATCCACCTCTCTATCAAAGGGGCAAGCCGTATTTCCATCCGCTTCCTCTTCTCAAATAATGGAAGACGCCCTGTAAAAATGATTTCCTCTAACTGCTTCCTAAATCGCCCATTATCCTCCCTTGACGCCAACCAGTTAGAAAATGTAAGACGAAGATGCTCGAAAATCTCCTGGAATTCATTTATTGTCAACCTCTGCTCTTCTCCAGGAACCGTACCCTCCTTCTCCTCTAAACAAATCTCGTGATTCTTACTCCACTCGAATTCCGAAACATTTCGTGTAGGTAGTCCCACAAGTTGTCCAGCCGCCTCCTCCGTCGACGGAGGTGAAACAGGAATATAGAGGCGATTCAGAAGCTGTATTGCAATAATCGCATCAGTATTAGAATCTTTTATAATCCACTTCGGAATAAACCGCGGATAAAAAGCAAACCTCGGCTGAATATACTTTTTATAAAATATTAATACTTGGTCAATCGGCGCAGGATTCAAATCCATGTCGTCCCAATCAAGATAAAGTTTATTATGAGGAAACAGAGCACCATCATCTATTACAGGAAGAATAATACTATAGTAGTTCTTATCACCCCTCTCCTTGAATACAAGACCGCCAATATGATTATAAGAATCACGTATTACTCCGTCGAAAATAATGGCAGAGTTCTTTTCCATAAGAGTTCTTGCATAAGAGGCGGGAATCATTGCATTAGAAGACATTTTTCCTTGCGATGTATATATTGAACGCCCAGGAGAACTACATTGCGCCATGAATTCACTTAACCTCTTTCGAACAATAGGAGGCCAACCCTGCCCCGATTTATTCATAATGTCAAACTGAAAAACCAAATCGTACACTTCTAGCACTTCATCTGCTTCTTGCGCTGACCGCCTCTCTTCACTATTATCCACATAAAATATTGGCTCCCATATTCCAGACCAATGGTGAAAGAGGAAGGCAACATCATTGCGATTCATTAAGTCGGCATTAAATCCATAGGGGGGACAACGGATTTTCACTTTACCTGTCTTTAAAATATCGACTACAATAAAAGTTATTCCGTGCTTATATTCTCTGCGCAGAAGATTTGATTGTGCACATAAGAGAGCGAATTGCCGATATTCCTTCTTCGTTTTATCAGAAAGGAGCCACTCTTGAAAGGAGTAATAACTCACATAGGCGCGCAGAACTGCCTCTTCAATCTCTTCATGAATATCCACGCCAAGCTCCTGCGATGCCCAGAGTTTCAGTTCAGCTTTCGAAGGAGTATTTACAGAAGAATTTGCAGGGTCGTAAAACTCGATTGCCAGATTTCCATAGTTCAGAGCAAGAAAATCACGCGGCTCCACGTTTGCCAAAATATGTTGCTTCATTTCTCCCGCAGTATTTTTATTATAAAAGGGGGCCAGAGCCGCCAGGAAACTATCACTCTGAAAACGGTGGCGATTCTCAACTGCAACTCGTAAAAATCCGTGGCCATCTGGTTTTATCTTCTGAGGATTGAATGCGCGACTTACAAGATTCGTAGGGTCCTGGTCAAAAAACTCATTCAGTACAAGAGGAAGCAGACCAATTTGTGCTTCTGGTGCACCACGCGTTCCTGGCCCCCCAACATCTAGAGGAAGTTTTTCCGCTCCTATTATATACTTCTTCGTAACACTGAAAAGAGTAGTAGAATAACTTACTACTGCACGGGGATTTGCCTGCCGTGTCGCCTCTATTTCTTCTTCAAAATGCGTTTCATCTCCCTCTCTCGCCAACTCTGTTTCCGCCGCAAAAGTTACGGGACGCGCTGCCGTTTTTGGTACGATGCCCCACTCCCTGTATTTGTCAAACTGTTTATCCTTGAATTGAATCGGTACATTTTCTATGAAACAACAAGGAAGATAATATCCTTCTGGATGTGGCGTCTTACCAAGAAATCCAATATAGAGATGCCGTTTATCATGTGTAGGAGGTTTGATTACTCTCTCCAGAATTGTTTGGCCTGGCGCAGGATGCAGTTTATTTACAATCAGTTTTCCTCTGCAAAAGGGACACTCTCCAGGATTCTTCTTGGCATTTAATGGCCTACGCATCTCCGTACTGCGAAGGTCAACCTCTCGAACAAGTATCTCATCCCGCGTACAGAAGAACCTACAGCACAGATAGTAGTTCTGTTTTTCGGGACTGGACCCATATTTTAAGACGGTGAAAAAATCCTGTTCTGGTACTCCCCCTGCAGGCTTCTCACCTGGCTGAAGAGGATATACTTGAAAGACGACACCGTCTTTTGCGTATTCTTCTCGCATTTCCTGGAATTTTTCTTCTGATAAAACGGCTGGCTGCCTCCCATACGTCGGCTGACACTGGCTCACATAGCGTTTGAGTGATGGATTTGTACGCGTATAATCAAATAGACGTTGGTCGGCCTCTCGCAGTTTATTGAGAAAGAAATTTGCAATACCTTTTTCCGAAGTAGAAGAAACTTCTTCATCTGCGGCAAGAGCAGCGGCTGGGGCTGCAGTGCCCTCTAACTCCTCCTTTGGTCCCACTATAGTGGTGGCCATCTCCCTCTTCAAATCAATAGGGACTTTTGCCTCTATTTCTTGGCGTTCTCCTGCAAGAGGTGGTTCAGGGCGCGCCTCTCCCTCTAAACGCGCGGCAGCAATCGCCTCTACTTTTGAAGCAGAATCTGCAACTGCTATTTCCGCATCCTCTTGGTCATAGGCAAAAGAAGATGCAAAGTCCAAATAATCTCGAAACTCATCTGGAGGAGCCTCTTCTTCAGAGGCCTCGGATTCAACGGCAGCTGCCTCAGGTCCAGCGGCAACAACCTCGGGTCCAGCGGCAACCTCGGGCCCAGCGGCAACCTCGGGCCCAGCGGCAACCTCGGGCCCACTTTCTTCTCCACTTTCTTCTCCGCTTTCTTCTCCACTTTCTTCTACAGGAGGCCTGTACTCTTCTGCCTTCAAACAGCCCCGTACTTCCGCTTTATTAATCTGCAAATCTTCTGAAGAAGCACTCATTAGTACAGAAAGAGCTGTCATAATCCTCTGTAGATTCTCCAATGAATTAACTTCATATAAATGAAACGTGTAAAAAGGATGTTGGGCAAAAATGGCCACGTCAATGCCCGAATTATTCTGTTTCATATATTCCTTTGTTTCTGGAACAACAAGAGTAATATCGCTCTGATTCTGCAACTTTTTTGCAACCTGCTTCCTCGCCTCTTCATAATCAATCTGGAACTCCATCTCTACTAATTCCACCAAATCACGGACATAATCATCACCACGTAGAATCTTCCTCTGAATCACCTGTGTCAAAAAGGTCTGAATACGGTCCTCTCTCGCAAAGTTACTCACCATCTTAAAGCGCAACATTACCATTGGTTTCTCACCTGGAAGAGCCGCTATTTCCTGAAACATTGAAGAAAATATGGGAAGACGTTCTCGCATAATACGCGGAGTAATAATAGTCGCGCCTTTTTGAAGCCGCAGACCCAGAACGAATTTTCCTCTCATTAACTCTGGAATGGCTTTAATATAAGAAAGACCCGTGAGCCCTTCTACTAACTGTTCGTCGAAATTATTCAAATCATTGCGCGGCTCCAGTTTTTTCATCCCTTTTGGAGGTTCCACAATGCAGTCGGCAGTCCCGTCATTCAAAAGGCGCAGAGTAGCATAAATGGGAGGGACATTTGCCACACCCTTTCGCAGCAATATTTTCGCAAATGCATAATCCTGCTCAGGAGTGGGCGACCTTTCTTGTGACCACTGTACAATAAGATTGGGGTCCTGAATATCCGGCGTCTTACCGTCTTTTAAAAATATCTTGCTCATTGCGGAACCTTCTGTAGGAATTAGGCGAATGAAAGGCCGCCTCTCGTCTACAATCGTCTCGTAAAACTGGGCGTCGATTCCTTGAATATTTTTCTTCGTATCCCAGAAGATTTGCAGGAATTTCACACCAGCCATTGTAAGTTCCACCAGAGGTATATCATCCCTCTTCAAGACGCCCTCTATAATTGTAAGGAACTTCTGCCTGCATTTTAAAATCGTAGAGGCGCGCTTGGCATTCTCTAAAGCAGTGGGGCTCGGCTTACCCACAGAAGCAACAGAAAGATGTGGAAACATCTCATATAAACGACCATTCCATTCAAGTTCACTGGGTGGTTTTGGCCCAGGAATTGCACGCAATAAATCTACATATAAATAAGCATGAAGGGTTGGTATACCAGAGGCGATTCCCTTCTTAAAGAAAGCATCTTCAATCGTGAGGCGCTCTCGATTAATAAAGGAAACCAACTTTCTGTCTCCTGTAGAGTCTACAAAACGACTGTCAATAGGGATTCCTCCTGATGCAAGAGTAAAGGGGCTGTCAATCTTGAAAGGGGCGTCTTGAGTTACGCCAGGGAAGTTCCATGAAAAATCGACAGGGGCCGTTTTACCACTTAGAAATGATGCACCGGGTTTACTGCCGTGCATACAAAGGTAGACATTATCAGGGTGGAGTGTATCATCGCGACCCCCCTCATTGTAGAGAGCAATCTTAATATCTTTCAGAGTCATGAAAGGGAACATGTCACGAAGTGTCACAGTCACGGGTGGGATTTTTGGCCTGGTATGAACTTGTACTTCTATTATACCAGAAGGCATAGATTCGCGAAAAGATTTTAGAGGGGCTGGGCGAAGAATTTTCTGTATAAACTCTTTTATCCCCTCTAGAGCCACGTCTTCTGCCATTCTAACGGTGAAGGAGGATAATAAATGGTTAGTCAAGCGCCAAAGGTAAACGGTCAAGGACCATTTATCTTTGTCATAAAGCCACATTTATTGTGAAAAATCTGTGCCGTCTTTTGAGGGGTCGTAGGTGGGTTGGTCGGTGATTTTCATTCCGCAATATGATACGGGATGCGCACGAAAATCACGGTGCGTGTAAATCCCTATTTTTTCGGCCTCTTGTAAGAGCCAGGCGAAATTATTCCAGAAGTCTGGGCCGTGACCGATTGTTTCTGTAATCATATGACCCATTTCGTGAATTGCCACGAATGTCACAATATCTTCTTGCACAATCGTCTCGTCTCCATTCTCCCTCTGTCGGAGACAGAAATGTACTGCTTCGCCCTTATTTACACTGAAACTTGTAAACTCATCTTCTGGTGTTGATTCCTTGAAGCGATTCGGATTTGCCTCAAAATTGCGGGACAACTGTTTGACTTGCGGTTTATCGGGTACGGTGGATTCAAGGTGTATTTTTAACTTATTCATCTTAATGCGGACCCTCGCCATTGTATCGGCGGCCTCCTGCTTGTCTGGCATATCACGTACAGTGTATGTCTGACCGTCTACATTACTCTTTACTTGTGTAGAAGGATACTCGGAAGAACCTATACCAACGTATCTGAGAGCGTAATTAAGAGTTCCTGCGAGATCGCCCATTCTTATAGTGGCGGATATTTCTTCTCTTGCGTCTAATCGTGCGACGCTTGCCTTCTCTGCGGGATCCGCCACGAGTTCTGCCAAGTATGGGTGCCCTAGGATTAAATGAAGATGGTGGAGGTGGCACAGATGGCGGAGGTGGTATTGTTGATGCTGTTGATGATGCTGTTGTTGATGCTGTTGATGGTCTGCCAAGTAAAGGCTCTCTAATTGGACGGAGAGGGGTGCTAAGGACTTGACTGCTAGGGAATGGACTACTTCCAGTAGGAACTCTTCCAGGAAGTTGAGGACTCCTTTGAGATAGGCTCTTATTTTGAGATGGGCTCCTATTTGCAGAAAGTCTCTCATACCAGGGCCCCTCCCGCACTACTTTTGGTGATTGAGGGGGGGAGGTACTTAGGGGGGTTGATAAACGGGGAAGATTTCTGCCTAGGCGCCTTGTTAGACCGGCAGGTTGCCAAGCAGGCTTACCAGCATTGACACGCTTATAGGTATTCCTTGGGGCGAGGCCAATCTGAGTTTCTGGACTTCTATTGACCGAAGGATTCGCTCCTACATATAATGGTGAAGAAGATGGTGCCGAAATTTCTGTATAAGAAGATGATAAGGGTGTGATTCCTGGTGAAGGAGGCGTCCGCGCACTTGCAACACTGCTAAACCCTACACCTGTACGCTGCGGGGTTGGAGTAATTGTCTGCCCATTATTATCAATAAAACTTTGAATATCTCCAATAATACGCTGTATTACGAGGTAAACGGGTATGTCGGGAAATCCAGGCGATTTTATTACATAATCTTTCTGCTGCTGGGCAAACGCCTGTAGATCTTCCAAAGCGTTTATTATCGATAAAAGTGCTGTAAAATCAATGACCATATTCGCTTTTTTCAATAAAGCTGTTATGTATGTTTTATCTTGTTTATCATCTGTATATGCGATATTTATAAAGGCATATACGGCGCTCTGAAGAATATCCTTGTCTACTGGAGAACTGTCAGCAATTTTTTGAAAAAATTGTAATATAAAAGTGCCAATATCTACATTTATCATATTAAGTTTAAAATCGCGGCCCAATCTTCCTAAATTCTGTACGATTTTAAATACTGTATTTATAATGTTGATACTTTCATAAGTTGCAGAAGCTGAAAATGCTACAAGTCCACTTTGTAAATTCTTTCTTAAAAATATTAATAAAAAATCTTTTAAAATAATGAGTAATTTGCCTGCTCTATTACCCGCATTTGTATTAGCATTTCGATTGTATAAAAGATTCTGTATAAACTTTAAATAGTACAAAATTGTACGCTCAAATCCTTGTGTTCTTACAAACTTGTTTAAAGAGATACTCACTTTTAATAATAAACTATGATTGGAACATAGATTTTTTATATGTTTAATGTTTTTATTTATTTGAACATTATCCCTATTATTGGGATTCGTATCCCCTGTAGAGCAGAATAAAATATTTACAATATGATTTACTTCTTGATGCGTCTCACTGCCATCTAAAATGCCATCTAGCAAATTGAGCAAATCATTCCAGAATTTATCAGGAAATTGTTGGGCAAGTGTACCATCTTTACAAATTGTATTACGTATTAGTTCCAAATTACCCCTTATATCGCCCATTAAACGTATTAAATATACTACTACAGATGTACCATCAGGAGGTCCAGTAGGGGGCCCAGTAGGTGGTTGGGGTTGGGGCTGGGGCTGCGGTTGCTGCACAACAGGAGGCGGTGGCGGCGGAGGCGGCGGGTTCTGCAGATTTAAATCAGGAGTTTGCCCAGCAATACTTTTAACACGAGGATCTGGGGAGATGCGAGGCGGCAGAGGTATAGGAACTCCAGTAGGTACAGTAGGAGGCGGGAGGAGGCGGTGGCGGATGCGGCGGGTTCTGCAGATTTAAATCAGGAGTTTGCCCAGCAATACTTTTAACAGGAGGATCTGGGGAGATGCGAGGCGGCGGCGGCGGCGGCGGGCGCAGGCGTTGCGGAGGCAGCGGAGGCGCTACAGTAGAAGGTGGTAGTGGAATAACTCCAGTAGGAGCTCCAGTAGGAGGTACAGTAGGAGGCGGCGGCGGCGGCGGCGGCGGCAGCGGAGGCGCTACAATAGCAGGAGGAAGGGCAGCAAATTTATCATTCAGTGTTTTGCATACCCCTTTGAATGCAATAAGAGTTGGTGTAAGCATAAATTTCGACCATTCATCATTAAAATACAGGTTCCTTACTTCATCTTCAGAGAGGGTAGTAAAAGGTCCTTTCGAGTCTATTGTAGGTGGCACAATAGAAGTATTTGCAAAGAGGATGACACGACTTTCAATATCAAAGAGTAAATCCCAACCTCCTACTTTACACCCCAAACTGGCAACCCAACGAGGATAATCCCTATTACGAGTCAAAATCATTGCAAGTAAATTTCTTTTTACAAAAGGTTCCATTGTCAATGTTGGTGGCACACTGCGAGGAAAGTCATATTGGTTTTTGAAAACTCTACCACGCAATGATTCGGAATTAGAACCCCAGGGTTCCACATCAATTCCATCAAATTCATCATCCCCGTCGCCGAGTTTAAATGTATTCGGATTATTTCGAATATAATTTTCGACAACACTAACAATCGTATCAGGAATATGAATTGATTCTGGAGAATTTAAGCCTTTATTTAGTGCCCAAACAACAACTTCATTTTTATAGGAACTATCTGGATAGTATTGTAAACGCATCGCTATTAATATCTCTCATTTTATCGTGTTCTATTGTGTTGTACTAAAAGTACATCACGGTAGAATGGTAGTTATATAAAGGCGTCTAAGCAATCTCGAGTGCACGGCGGTTGACATCAGGCTCGATGGTGGGCACATTGAATACTGTTACGGGGACCTGAGGATTCGGGGGCTCAGACCGTAGTTGGTAGTTGGCATTGCGTAAGCTCTGGCCTACAGTATTTACGCCAATAAGGGCACCCGCAGATAAAAAGTTCTTGCCCTTGAGGCTGCCCGTACCCATGGGATTCTGCTGTGCCCACAGGCTATTGCTGTCCTTGGGCAGGAGCTCAGAAGGCGTGAGCTGGTCACGAGGATAGCATCCAGCAGGTTGGTTGGCATCACCAAAGTCTGCCGGGCCAGAAGAAGGTGTGGGGACAACCTCAGGAGCATTTCTTACAGTAGTCTCCCTGGGGCCACCAGCTGCAGAGTTCCCTCCAGCGCCAGCGGAATAGTTGGAAGCAGTAGAAAGGGTTGCCTGGAATCCTTCTGTTCTCAACATATTAGGCTGTAAATAAGATAAAGCGACAACGACAACTGCTAAAACTGCTAATGCACCAAGAGCTTTCATATCTCCAGAAGGTAAGCCAGGCATTCTTTCTGGTATAGAACAAGCCTATATTTTTTCCAGGAAGTCCAAATCATTCAACATCGGACTCTGAAGAAAGTTCGGATTCAGATTCCTCTAATCCAGAAAAATTTCCGTACTTTTCATAGTATTTCTGCGTCAACTTCTGCAAGTAGAGCTTGGCTACTGCAGCCTTAAGCCGGGCCTGACGAATCTTCTTTCTCATTTCGCTTGTAGTTCTAACCGGAGAAATACTAGTAGTTGGTTGCGGCGCTGCAACAGGGGGCGGGGCCTCTATTGTATCGGCCTCACCGGGGGGGTTTTCAGTACTTACAAGTTTCCAATGAATTACGTAACGATTTGGATAAAAGAGGACAAATGCCGGAATCCATGAAACTTGTGTCTCTTCTCCAGATTCATTTTGTTCTCCATCATATGTATGCTGAATTCGCTGTAAAAAAAGGGCAGTATCAATCGACTGAGAAAAGTATTTGGACGCTTTTTGCAAAAATACTGTAATAAACGTGGTGAATTGCTCGGCTACGGCCTCCAAGTCTACGCGGTCGGTGATGGCTGTCACATATTGAAATGGTGGACAATCAGTTATACTGAGTTTGTGAACACGCGCGTCAGGGTCAAGAACCGGTTTGCCAACTTCTAGTGGCATATGCGTCTGGCTTTGATATATGATTTAAATATAGATTGATAGAAATGACGAGTGAAGGAGATGGATCCGGAAATAGTATGCGGGTCTCGAATAGTTTTGTGCAAAAACTCCTGCAGTATATGGGAAAAGAAGAGATTCGTAAGCGGCTCCATGATGACATCGTAGACCCACTACTGGATCATATCATGAAACGAGTTTTTCCGTACTTGTTACTTACATGCATATTATTTATTGTTGTACTTTTGACTGTACTATTCACTCTCGGAGTAGTGATTTTCCATCTCAGAAATCCAATACACACTGCTGCTGCCGCCGCAATAGGAAACATTTCTTAGAGCTGCTTTTATTTATGCAGAACACGGTAGAATGAACACCGGTTCTACTAAAACAGATGACATAGGAGATACGATAAGACACTGGGTTTACTATGATAAATCCATTACAGAGTTAAATAAGAAAATAAGGGACCTTCGTAATTTGAAACATACTTACGAGGCAAAGGCCCTTGAGTTATTAAAAGCCAGGAATATGACGGCACCTGTAATACAAGTTACGGGTGGTCGCATACTTGTCACAGAAGATAAGACGAGTGAGGCGCTCACCTTTACAATGCTACAGTCAATGCTTGATGAATATTATGCTACAAAACCCGGCTCCAAGAATGAGACAAAGGAGATTCTGAAATATATACGAGAACATCGCACGACGGAGACAAAGCCCTGTTTACGCCTGTATAAGACACAAAGGACGCGTACGACAGAGGGTTAAAGCTATACGATGATATTATAGTAGAAAGTACTCCATTATACGTCATACAATGAATTGGAATGATTGGTTGCATGAGGAAATAAGTTCCATTTATACGCGAGAGGGTGTGATAAAGGGTATTATTAAGAATAGTATTATTCCATTATTGAAGGCAGAAGGTTTTGCCTTGAGATGTTCGCCTGTGGAACTCGGATCAATGATTGCTTCTGTCTTGTATGAGCACGGTGGGAAGTCATTTTTGAGCACACCGTATTTGAAACATCCATATGCGGGTGTGGAGTTTTTTGAAGAGTATAAGTCGCATTATTATTCCAGAGTGTCATATGATAAATGGAACAAGGTTTGGAATATCTGGTCATTTTGGGCAGAACTTACTGCGGATACTCGGGCGATGATTGAGGAAATTTGTTGGATAAATATTGATTTATCTGCATCACCGCAAATTGCCGTGTTTGATTCAGGATTTGAAGAAGAAGAAGATTTGATTTTCATTGCAGATGAATAGAGGATGGAATTGGTGCCACAAGTGTGAGGATCCTATGGATTCTCAAACTATTGGTATTTGACGGTACTATTTACGAGTCGGACCACTTTACATCGCTAAAGGGTTTGATGTAGAGTGAATCTGCTTGGTCTTTATATTCTGCAATCTTGGCATCTACTTCGAAAGTATCGGGAGTAGGAGGTGCTTTTCCTTCTGACATTAACATCTCCTGGTCATGCGCGGATTGGGAGGGTTTCTGGCCGTAGCAATTCACTCCGTATTTAAACTCGGGATTTTCAAAATACCCTCCGTTAATCCCGACTGTTCCGCAAACGTTACGCTGGTTTTTTGGGCCTGCCTGAAGTTTATCATATGTTTCTTTTTGCGTGGGAAAAACTGCCATCTGCCCTTTTACCCATCCATAATTGCACCAATCTGCCCCTTCTGACCATGCGTCCTTTACTTGTTCATATGTTGCCAGCTCTGCACCTAATGCCTTACAGAGGGGCTCGGCGTCATAGTAAGTGAAATTATTCTGTGCAACATTGAATACCTCATTTGTCGAAGAGGGAAGGATTTTCTCCACCATTGTTTTCTTGGTTATTTGAGGTAGGAGTTTTTGCTTGGGAGTCTGATCCTGAGGAGGGGCGGCTGGAATAGTGACTTCTACTTCAGGTAAAGCCGGTTTTACCGCTGAAATCACATCTGGATCAGTCTGCAGATTAAAGAAGAATTTAATATTGGCCACCATAAATTCGTAGCCTTGTGTCACCTCATCTTGATACATTAATATGAATCCAAGGGAGACTCCAATCAGTGTAACAAATACAATCACAGGTACATACCAGGCACTATAACCAGAGTTTTTCATGAAACTGTTATTCTCCACGGCAGCACTATTATTTTTGTAATTATTCCTGTTCGTATACGAATTATTATTCATGGGCGTATTGGCACTTGTGTTATTTCCAAAAAATGAATTATTTGCCGGTTTTGTGGCGTTATTTGCCGGTTTTGTGGCGTTATTTGCCGGTTTTGTGGCGTTATTTGCCGGTTTTGTGGCGTTGTTTGCCGGCTTTGCGGCATTATTGCTAAGAGGTAAGATGCTGTTAAAGAGGGGCATATTTTGCGCAACAGCATTTGCGGCACTTGCCGTTGCTTGCCCAACATTATTTAATACGTCAGTTGTGGTGGTAGTAACTGCATTCAGAGCTCCACTTGCAACATTTACCACGGCATTTGCAGTTGCATTCACTGCCGCATTTAGCGGGCTTGCTGATTGTCCTGGAAACATCTCTATCTATCGTGTTGTGCTAAAATAGTTATTTGTTCTTTCATATGTTGTAAGAATGCTGCCACACTTACATCGAAATGTCTACCATCCGGGGCGCGTTTTGGGTATGCAATGCCAAATCCCCACGCGTTAGGAACTTCCAGCTGCCCCGTAGAGTCGTTATAAGCCGTAGTAGATTTCTGCAGGCCATCTACGAATAGCTGTATGTCTTGCCTGGGTCGAAAACCCATTGCATACACCACCCAATCAGCAGATGCCGTGGCGTAAACAAGGGCCTCTATATTACTCGTCTGTACAAGTGTTACGGGAATCTTACCGGCCAAGACATCATCGGCTATTGTGATTGCTTCTCCTTTAATACCGTCGTACACACCGTCTCTATCATAATAAAATGGCTTCTCGGATTTGTATATTGCGGTTACATTTGCAGATAAATCGTGGGCGGCCTTTATGGCGAGTGTTCCGCTGTGTTTTGTCCCAAAGATGAGGACTTTGTCGTCGGTTTTTACATAATGCTTAAGGCGCCCTACATCCATTGCAATTTCCAGGGGAATAGAGGGGATTGGCAGGTCATAGGCAACAGGATCGCTCCCCTGTGTCAAAATAATCTTCTCACACTGTGTAGTTTTCACTTGATTACCGACGCGCACTTGAATCGTCCATACACGGTCTGCTGTCACATAATCACAGCGTGTAACTGTCCCGTGTATTTGGCTTACATTTTTTAAGAAGGGTTTTGCTGTTGTACGTAAAAGGTCGGTAATTGATGCAAGTGTTGTACTAGATTCCAGGTTGTGCGCTGACGTAAGTCCGAGACTTTGGAACTCTGAATTTAGAGCATTGAACGTTTTTGACCACGGAGTATTGGATTGAATAGCACCCCAGCGCCTGGCAAGGTCACCTCCATCAAAATATGGGTCAATAATTGTAATATTTTTGACATCTCGGAGAAGGAGTAACAAGAGAATACCTGTTGCACCTGCGCCAATAATATGTATGCGATTCATCCCAGAGTGTTCTATTAGAGTTGTTAGAGGGAATCCTCGGGAGAGTTGCGATTACCACCACGCCCAGCTAAATACTGGCGCTGTTGGGGCGTTGTGCAGACGCAGCCGCCGCCGCAACTGAAACTTGCCCCGCAGCATTCGGGTTTGCACTGATTGTTCTTAAACATGAATAAATCATTGTCGCCGGGAACAAACTCCGCACCCATTAGGGCCTCATTTGGTGCAGTATAGCGCCAAGCAGACACGGAATTGCCAGTCTTTATTTTCACATCATCGTACTGGCCCATAGGCTTATACTGCGTCGTGGCACCACCGGCATCTGCCAGATTGTATCCGCTAAATCCCTCAGTGGCTTCCTCGGGTGCCTGAGAGTTATTGGGGGCGGGCATGGGCATCTCTTGAAATCCCTCCCTTCCATACATACCACGGGGCCTGAAATATACCATCAAAATATTAGCAAACAGTATGACAAGAAGCCCAGATATTAGTACGACCTTTCTCATCTTTTACTACCGTGTTGTGCAGAAAATAAGTATACCTCTTGGGCTAGACTTAATTCGGCACTTGGCGGTAAGGGAACTCTCTATTTTTTGTTGGTTGCAAAAGGGAACGACCTTCGCACCCACTTTTCATCTGCCTCGTAGACTTGTGACGCAGCAGGCAATGTCCGTTTTGTAAGCTCCCTTACAGCACCCAGTTTGTGAAATACACCCAAGGCACCATATTCAGCCACTGCTTTTCTCAGAGCTGAATGCCGTGTTGCGCTATTTGCCCGGAAAGAATATCCGTGTTTTTTAAGTTCCCCCTTCTTTAAAGGACCAATCTTTGTAGGACCTTTTCCTGGCCGACCCAGGTCTTTAATACAACGCGATGCCACGCGCGCCTCTGTTTTCTTGGGATGAACGCGATATGTGGTTCCATTCTTGCGCCGTACAGTATACCCCCTTAGTCTGACTGCCGTAGAATATTTACGCTCATAATCCTTTCGTTTAATCATACCGGGGGGACAATTCTTACGCGAAAGTGTTCTCATTCCAGGTATTTTTTGTGCAAACTCACGCGCCTGACGACGCAGAGTCCTATTACTTCTTTTTGGTACATCCATACACGACTCTATAAGTTAGTTTTATTTTCTACAAGCTTCTTCGATGACGGTACATGTTCAGTTTTGAGAATATGTACGTGTGTGGGCCCTGGCGTGTATGTGTATTCTAACAAATGAACTTGGGCCGCATTCCGCATCCTTTCTGCCAATCCTGCATCACCCGATTTAAATAATCGAGTACAAATATTTCCGTTACGCTCTAACATTTTATACACTGTGTACGTCTCCATATCATTTTTTGGAATTTGATTTACATCCCCCTTCTTTTCCAGGATGCTCGCAATAGCCTTGTATAAATCACGAAAACGACTCTCTATGTCCGCAATAATTTTCAAGTCCTGATTTGGCGATTTGTCCGTTATATTAAAATAATATTTCTTAAACTCGGAAAGGCTTTCTTCAAACGCTTTCAGAATTTCATCTTGCTCTACAGACCCACCTTCCATCTACTCGTGACATACGTAAAATCTGGAAATATTTATACGCCCCTTGTATAAATGTCTGCCCCTCCTCGCCCCCCGAAGGAAAAGGGCCCTGATATTCATGAAGCAATCAAGGATGCTGAAACACGCCCGCTTGATTTTCCTGCAAAAGAGCGGGCAGCATACGTGCGAAAAATGGTCAGAAAGGTCCAGGAGCTGAAAACTGCTGGACGTAGTACTGACGATATTGAAACGGAACTTCCCGAGTTTAAACGGGACCATCCTCATCTCTTTGAAATGATGACATCCCCCGAAGGTTATGACGCATCTATGCTTGAAATGATGCTTTCAATGCTAGATAAAATGGGAGACGGGCAAGTAAATCATCATAGGGCAAGCGTGGCTATTGGACAGCGTCTTTCTCAAACGTATCTGCCACAAGCACCGGGGAAAAAGGAGTAAGAGTTGCTACGGGACTCGGTTCTCGCTGCGTAGATGGAATGCGAAAGTGTTGACACCACGCTTTGCTTTTTGCAAAGTCATGCGGAAGTTGGTTCTTATACCATATTTCTGGATGATTTGCATACTCTTCTGCTTTTTTAATTGCCCTAACTTGCAACTCTGTGGTCGTTGCTACATGACGCTCAATATAGTCGGCCGCGGCCACAGTAATCAAGCCTTCTGAGAGTAGTGGATATTTGCCCTTATTTAATGCTTCATTTATTGCAACAAGTGCATCAATTGATGGTTTGCATTGAATATAGCCGCGACCTAGAAAATAACGCTCTGAATTACACGGACGTGAAAGAGCAGGTTTATAAAGCGTCCATTCTTTGAAACAACGTGCAAGAATGCCAAGCAGTACCTTTGTATGCTCCGAAAAGATGTCAAAGAGTTTGAGAACAAAGGAACCATCTTGAGTAAGAGATTTTAGTCCAATAATGGAAGAACAGACAAGTAGGCGAAATACATTCTGTTCTTGAAAATCGTAATTCACACTGAAATCAAATCCGCCATCTGCAGTAAATAAATGTGCACCTGGTTTGACAACCCTTACAAAAGAATCTTGGTTTGGTATATGATATACATTCCCCGTATTATCTTCTCCGTAGTGAAGTCGCACTTCTCGATGGTGAAAAAGAAAAGCCGCAGCGCGGCGCCACCCTGGAACATGCTGCTCCGTGGATTTGAGCGTCATTGCCGTGACATTTTCCAAAATACGCCGATTTCTCTCACATACATTGACTATGGCCTGTATAAATCCGCCAGGGCCTTCTGCCACATGCGCAGTACGGACTTTGGGCTGCTGTTTTGGAAGACGCTCAAAAAACTGAAGTACCCACAACATTTCAATCATCTTGAAATAGGAACGACTCAGGGGTTTTATAATAGAAATAGATGGGTGAAAAAGAGGGTCCTCATGCGTATAAACAATCTCATACGGATTTACCATCTTTTTTGCAAGCTCCCAGCGTTTAGTTGCCTCTAGCGCGGCAATACAATTTTTTGCCTCTGCTATAGAAGCTGGAACTTGTTCTTGCCATTTATCGGAAAAAGTGGTTATTGGTTGAAGGGGGGCCTTAATTGATGATTGCCACGAATCCATTGCTTGTATCCATGGTGGTCTTGATTCCATTTATGTAACTATAGGCGGGCGGCCTTATGCCTTGCACGAGGGCTGCGCTTATTCCTCGGAGTCAATAATAGTTATTTCCACATCTGGCTCTTCCATCAGAACAGCCTTTTGTGGCATTACCACATTCATCCGTAGACGCGCTGTAGAGCAAATATCAGAAGCCTCTTCTGTCAACTCCTGGTCAATCTGCTCCTGCGTAGGCCCATCACCCTCCTCCTCCGCTACGGGAACCGGTGGCAGACCCTCCTGCAGACGCATGAATGCGCCCTCGTCAAATAGAATGTTGAAGAAGCCCGTGCCACCACGAATAGGCTGTCCCATCATAATATTTGCTGAGATGCCCGTTACGGGGTCAACCTCCCCAAAGAGAGCTGCGCGCAGCAGAATCTTTTCCGTCTCTTCAAACGATGCCTTTGCAATAGGTCCAATATCCATCTTATTAATACCGTACCTGTCCACCGACATGAGCCGGCCCTGACGCGTCATTACGTCACAGAGCAGACCCAGGTGACGACAGTTCACACCCGCCTCCTCAAATAGCGTGGTAATCTCCTGAATGAGCGTAGAACGTGTGGCCTCAATACCGAGATTCTCATAAATATCATGTACATGGCTGCTTACTAACTTTGCGCCATCCACATAGGGATGATTCATCACTGCAAGGAAGTTCGTGCCGTCCGTGTCCAGTACATACTGCGTCACAGGCTTATAGACACCCTCTGCCGCATCATACTCCATTGAGTCCTTGTCTTGGCGGAAGGTGACTGCCTTGATTCCTGTGACACCGCGAATTACAATACCCGTCAGAAGGCGATTCTGCAACTTCTTCAGGGCCAGCATATCGTCCATACCTGTGTCATCCGCCGCTACGGGTGGGATGCGAATACGCATAATGAGTCGCTGCGTATTATAGTCGCTGTACACAAGGTGAATGGCGTCTCCAAACTTCTGGCGGAGGACAAAAGCAATATCGTCCATTGTAATATTCTTACGGAACATCCGCTGCCTGTCAAGCTCGAGGCGCAGCATCAGGCGACTCCAGACCTGCTGCTCTGGCGCAGCGGCACCACCTGCATCCTCGCCAAATCGCCCCTCTACTGCACCTTCTGCAGGGTCAGTCTCTGCCTCAAACGCCTTGTAAAAGGCAACAAGGGCACGGTCCTCCTCTAGTACCGAATCTGAATCATCTGGGTCATAATAAATCGCCGCCTTTACTGTAATATCCTTCAGCAACGTAAGCTCCAGGTCCTGTGCAACCTTGCGCGCCTTTTCCTTAGAATCGCGAATCTCAGGCTTTAGCGTCACTGTCAGCGAAATCGCCTTTGGGTTCTGCGTGACTTTGAGGAGCTCCTTTAGACGCGGCACACCTCGCGTGACATTTGACTTGGCAGCTACCCCGGCTAGATGAAAAGTGTCCCTTTTGACATGACATGAGCTCGTCATAAAGTTGCGAGTAATTTCCACTGTAAAATCGTACACCCTGCCTTTTATGGGCGTGACTTCTTTAATAGACTTCACGGTGTCCCAGATGACTTCTCCCGTCATATCACGGCGTGAACTGACCCCCCGCCCCAGATCCTTAAAGTAGTGATTCAAACATTCTTGTTTATATCCTATACTAAGGGTAAAGTTGTCAGAGAATATCTTGCTATAATGAGTAGTATAAGTCAATATGTAAAACATCCGTACAGAATCAAAGAGGCGTTTTTCAGGCATATACTGCGTAATCTGCCCAAACATCCCATATCTAGTAAAGAGTGTTCGTATACGGTCAAGTAAGTCCCTGGATACAGAGCCTACCTTAATACATCCTGTCTTTTTGTTGACACTTCCATCTCCACTGATATAGCCGTCTACCAGCCCTTGGACAAAGGTGTGAGGGGCCTGGAAGACCCAATCAGGCATGGTCTTCTCGTGGCTGACACGACCAAACAGTTTCTGCATGAGGGCAGCCAATAGCGTAGAGTGAATTACGAGGCTGGTCGTGGTGCCCTTGATTCCTGTCTTCTCACAGTGCCTCTTCTCACACACAGTATGCGTACCCACATTCCAGGCGGTCATTAGCTTGTCAACCTTCTCCAGATAGGACCAGTCATTATTTGTAATATTAACCTGAGTAGTATTTGCCATTCCTTCCGCAAGGTAGGCACCCACAAAGAAGCCAAAGGGTTCGTCCAAAGGAATCTCAGCAGGAATCTGAGACGTGTCTGGACGGGTCCTTGACGGATAGACAAAGCCAGGCTTTACTGCTGCCGCATTTGTATTCTTTCCGTCAACAAATGCCTCGCGAAAAGCGTCGCTGCGACTGTAGGGTATAGTAAATTTTGTTCCGTTATTCTTTTGGAACCAGTGGCGGTCAGGACCACGAAGCTCTGCAAGGGCCGCATGTACATCTGTACCATAAAGCCACTCAGTAGGAGGGAGGTGCTCCCTGAGATCCACTGACGTTACGTAGCCAAGCTCATTAATTCGAAGCGTATTTGCAATAGGAGTTACATCACCCACCTTCAGGTCAGACCCCTTAACTCCTACAACCTTGTCTCCATCCTTTGTCAAGAATGACAAGCCCTTTGTCGCCTTTACGGTGCGACCTGACTCCAACTCTACTTCCAGAATTGTATCAGTACCATCCTCATTCACTACAGGATGCCTCGTAATCGCCTCTAGCTTTGTCCACATCATTGTGCCATTTTCATCACAACTGATTGCCTGCCAGTCATTGCCATCATTCAGCTCCATATAAAGCTGCTCGTTAGGAAACTTCTGGATTGCATCAGGATTTGCGGCCATGTGCGCGTCAATAAACTCGCCAATCTGGGGGCAGATGATTCGTCCATTCTTCGCAATCATCACCTTCGTGTCCCAATCGACACTGTTAAGGGTATTATGCACGAGAATAGCGTCATCAACCATAAACGAGTCATTTCCGGGAACAGTGAAATCATATACATACTCTTTGGGGTCGTCCAGATACTCGAGTGCAGTAATCTCGTCCCAGACTACGTCAGAATATGCTGCAGACTTTAGCTGATTGATTTGCTGCCATACGGCTCCATCTGCTGGCATCTTCTTCTTAGCAGCCTCTGCCTCAAAGATAGGGATGTAAGACTGGAGAGTCTGGCGACCAATACTCTCTTTCTTGGCCCAGCGACCATAGAGGCGCGACTGACCTGGAAAGCCTAGTGCCTTACCCACCGCTGCAATCTGATTGCCGAGCGCGGGAATCTTATCATATATCTCTTTTGTATCATGCTTGTCTTCGCGCTCCATATAAGCAATAATCTCGTCTAGAGCTGCCGCCTTTTCATCCAGGCGAAAGCCAATCTGCTCCTTGTACTGGGCCGCATATCGCTTGAGCACATTCAACGTATAAGAGATTTTGCCAGGCATTCGGATACTTGTCTCCTCGCTCATCACACTGAAGAAACCGCAATAGGAGAGCAGGCGATTCATGTGACGAATCAACTCCCTGCTGCGGCTGCTCGCACGAATCTGCTGCCTGGGCGCATTGACATTGCCGTCACCGTCAAAGTAGCCGCCAATCAGACCGTACTGAAACTCCCTGGGTGCTGAATACGAGACGGGTCCAACCACCTTTCCGTAGGAGCCAGTGTTGAACTCTGCCATGAGAAAGTCCTTGAGGCCCTTTGAATAAATGTTTGTACTCTTAGCAGGGCCGTACTCTCCTTCATAGTTCCGCACAGTAATCTCCCACCCGTATTTGGCAGCGAGGCCACGAATAGAGGTTTCCACAATAGGGTGAATCTTACAAATGCTCACTGTATTCCCACTAAACGAGCCATCTGCCAGATAAATGCCGCAGAGCCAACCAAAGTCCCTGTCAAGGGTAAAGCCGCTGTGCTGCTGCTGGAGGGACGCAGGCACTTGTTCCACCTTCGTCGCAATAGGTACGCGCATTCCCACACGCAGCTCGGACCCTAGAATAGGCTCCACACCCTTCTCCGTGCGCTTCAGGAAGGAATGTGTGAGAGTTGCAGTGGTGCTCCGCCCAGACTTGGTCGTCACTTTGACAAGTCCACCATTGGCTGGGTGCCTACTCACCTGGCTAATACGTTTCCACGAGGTCTTCTCATCATTGCTCACACCCGTAATGTAGAAGTCCTCCTTTAAATCAAGGACGACGCTGTCTGGACCAATCTCCATGACATCTTCTGCACGTTGCTCCAGAAGTTTGTCAATGAGGTCTCCAACTGGGCCGGCATGGTTCCCCTTCGCTGAACAGACATTTACAAAAGCATGACGTGTGTTCGACATCTGTGTAGAGGGCTCACCAATACTCTGTGCAGCAATGATGCCGACCTGTTCGCCAGGCTGGACCCACCCCTGCCAGTTTCGGATAAGAATCATCTCGCATGCCGTATCAAAGGCCTTGCGCGTGAGCCTGTGCTTCAGAATGACCTTGTGGGGGGCCAGATAGAAGCGGAGGAGGGCCGCCCAGAGCCTGTTATACTCCTGGGTGCGCTGGGCGAGGCGCTCAATCCCCTGGATTACGTAGAGGGGCGTGAGGTCCGTGGTGCCCTTATCATCCAGGCGGAAACTTGTTATGACATTCACAAGAACGCGGTCAATATTCACCGATGCAAAGAGTGCAACCTCCTGCTTAGAATGCTGAACACCTTCAATCAGCAGCTTACGGTCGTCAAGGACCTTCTCCGCAAAAGCCTTCAGTGCCTCTGCGTCCTCTCCACGCAATGTACCCTCGCTGAAGACTGCGTCCAGGTCGGCGCCCTCCATCCCATAATCCTTACGAATGTCCGCGTCACTCAGCTTGCCAATGCCCAGTGAGGCAGACTCAATCTTTGTGGCATTGATGCCGTCCTCACCATACTTGAACTGCACAATGTTCATGCGGCTGTCGCGCACAGAGCCGTCATACTGCGCCGTCAGGTCCTCCATGGCCTTCACTAGCTGACGCTGGATATATCCTGTGTCAGCCGTTTTGACTGCTGTATCAATCAGACCTTCACGACCTGACATGGCGTGAAAGAAGAATTCTTGCGGCGTCAGACCCTGGATAAAGCTGCTCTCAACAAACCCGCGCGCCTCTGCACCGTCATCATACTTCTTGAAGTGCGGCAGCGTCCTGTCTGTGAATCCATAGGGGATGCGCCGTCCCTCTGGCGCCTGCTGTCCTACACATGCCATCATCTGCGAGATGTTAATGGTACTGCCCTTGGAGCCCGCACGAACCATGGCAACCAGACGGTTCTCATCAGACAGGGCACCCAGGCCCAGTTTACCCGCCTCCTCCGTGGCCTTGTTCAGCTCCGTATACACCTTGTCCTCAAACTCTTGCTGATTGGACTTGCCCGTATTATTGTCAAAGAGGTCCAGGTGAATTTGCAGAAGAATATTCTCAATCGCCTCCTTGCGCTTCTTCACAATCTCGTCCATCTGCTTGCGGGTCTCCTCGTCGGCAATCAAGTCGCTAATGCCCACGGAGAAGCCATTATAGACCAGGAACTGCTCTACAGTATTCTGCATCGAGTCAATGAAGTTCACGGTGTCGGTGGGGCCATAGTCGCGATACGTCACGTGGACAATGCCCTTGGACGGCTTGGAGAAGATGTCCTTGTCAAAGATGCCCTGCAGCACATTTCCCTCACGAATCTTCACCAGGTTGTCCGCGCTCTTATTATCCTTGTAGAGGCCATTTGCCATCTCAATATTGATAGGTGGCATCAGCTGCGTGAGAACCTGCTGGCCCGTCCATTTTGCAGGACGTCCCTCGACTTTCTTCAAACCCTGGGGAACCACGCCCTCAAACCTCTTATTCCACATCATCATGTTCATGAACTCGCGGCGGTTGAATTCTACATGTGGCTGTGTAATGCGGTAGGAGCCCACTAGCGTATCTTGCACAACACCAATAAGGGGCTTGGCATGGCGAGGCGTCACAATCTGGTGCGGAACCGCCGCAATCTCGCTCAACTCCGTTGACGCCTCGTACGACTGGGGAATGTGCGCATTCATCTCATCACCATCAAAATCTGCATTGTAGGGCGCCGTGACGGACACATTCAGGCGGAAAGTGTTGAAGGGAAGCACCTTTACGCGGTGCCCCATCATCGACATGCGGTGCAGAGTTGGCTGACGGTTAAAGAGGACAATATCACCATCATCAAGATGACGATTAATCACGTCCCCTACATGGAGGACAATCTCGCGGCGATTAACGTGCTTCAGCGACTTGATACTGCCAGAAGCGGATACAATGGTCTTGGCTCCAGGATGCTTGTCTGCACCATTTTGAATGAGCTTATACATTTGCTCTTTGTTGTACGGTGTCACCTTCTCGGGTACGGTGAGGTTCATGGCGATTTTGAGCGGGACGCCAAGTTCTGCCACGGAAATATTTGGGTCCGGTGTAATAACAGAGCGCGCAGAGAACTCCACACGTTTGCCCTGAATATTGTAGCGGATGCGCCCCTCTTTTGACCCGAGACGCTGCTGAACAGACTTTAGAGGGCGACCAGAGCGCTGGGCAGAAGGTGCCACACCAGGAATCTGATTGTCCACCAAGGTCGCAATATGGTACTGCAGAACAGTGTGCTCGTCCTCAATCAGATTCTTCGCCGCATTGTTGTTAATCTTGTCCTGTAGACGTTGATTGGTCGCAATAATCTCGAACAACTTGTGCGTCAGGTCGTCTTCTGAACGCTGATTATTGTCCTGAATTACCGAAGGGCGTACCTGGGGCGGAGGAATGGGCAGAACAGAGCAAATCATCCAGTCCGGTCGGCACCAGAAGCGGCTGAGACCCATGAAATCCACGTCCTCATCGGTAATACGGCGGAAGAGCTTGAGCACGTACTCTACTTCTAGTACCTGCGTAACTTTCGACTTTCCGTCGCCGCCCTCTGCACCACCCTTTAGAGTGTCTACCCATTCTGCAGTAATGCGGGCAATCCCGTCTCGCAAATAGCGGTTGGGCTGAATCGCACCACAGCCGTCCTCCGTCTCCTGGCCACATCGCGTAATACCGCTACATTTTGTGAGGACTGCCCTCCACCTTGCTTCTCCCCGACGTTTTGTTACGGCCTTATGCAGCTCCTTGTCAATAAGAAGTTTGGAGCAACGAACGCAGACGCAATTCAGAACATTCATGATGTACGTGAAGAACTGGATGAAGTATACGGGGCGGGCAAGGCGGAAATGACCAAAATGGCCGGGACACCCGTGATTTGTCTGCCCACAACTTCTGCAAGTTTTCCCATTATCAAGGACACCCATGCGCGGGTCAAAGAGGCCGCCAATACGTGGCTCCGAACCATCATAGGTTCCCGTATTGGTGATTTCCACTACAGAGCGCTTCTCGATTTCTTCTGGGCTGAAGATGCCAAACTGGATGCCTACGACAGGCTGAATATCCGAATCGGGGCAATGAAATCCTGCTGGCATCTCTCTTCTGTGATAGTGGGGGGTTTCTAAGTGCCCGCCGCGGCGGCAGCGGCGCGTCAAATTTATAGGGGGCGGGCTTTAGGTATTTTGTGTCCCCTATATAGTAAGAGATGGAGGGGCACAATGGCACGGTGCGACGATTAAATGCACAGTTAGAAGCTGTTAAAAGTGCAGTTAAACGCGCCCGTGAAGAACTAGATGACGCAGAAGAAGAAATGAGTGATTTGGCTAAACGCGTCTTAGATGCAAAGCGAAGAAGGGAGGAAAGGTTACGTGCTGCTCTAAATAATCCTGTTAAAAATAGAAGTAAAATGGGTGGCAGCAGACGCCGCGGCCGCAAAGGGCGCAAGGGCACCAGACGCGGACGCAGATAAACCATAGTTGTGTGAGATAGAATCTCTACAAACTATGTTGGACTTGGCGGAAGTTCGCCATTTTTCATCACACCAATCATGGTAGATTGTTTTACAATACGGAATAAAGGCTTCTTGCTGTTGCACCGTTTACACCTATAAATTCGTTTAACTATATTTACAATTTCTGCTTCACTGTGTTCACACAACCACGTAGGTCGTTCAGGCATGCTATGTATTGAGTTTATAACGAGAGGATTTATCAAGATAGTTCCAGATGCATCCATCTACTCTCTTCTAACATTTTAACTAGCCTCTAACATCATATCTTTTACTAATGCCTGAAAAGTAAATTGCGGCACCCACCCTAGCTTCTCGCGAATCTCCGTGGAATCCCCAACTAATAAATCTACTTCTGCTGGTCTAAAAAAGGCCGGGTCAACTTTCACAAGAACCCGACCTGTATTTGCGCACATGCCTACTTCGTCTAGGCCAACCCCCTTCCAAGCAAGTTGTACGCCTACTTCCCCAAATGCCGCTTCAATGAAATCACGTACGGAGTGCGCCTCTCCCGTAGCCACAACCCAATCACGCGCCTCATTGGTCTGCAAAATACGCCACATTGCTTCTACATAGTCTTTTGCGTGCCCCCAATCCCGCCGCGCCTCCATATTCCCTATAGAAATGTGCTCAGCCTTTCCCGCCTGAATTGCCTTGATTCCTTCCGTGATTTTCCGCGTCACGAAATCCTCGCCCCGCCGCGGCGACTCGTGATTAAATAGAATTCCATTTGCCACAAACATTCCATATGATTCGCGGTAGTTCTTTGTAATCCAATAAGCGTAGAGTTTTGCCACTCCATAAGGCGAGCGTGGATAAAAAGGTGTCGTCTCTTTCTGAGGAACCTCTTGAACTTTTCCGTAAAGTTCGCTAGTTGACGCCTGGTAAAATCGAATATTATTCCGCATTGGATGGCTGCGAATCGCCTCTAAAATATTGAGAACGCCCGCCCCATCCGCCTGTAAAGTATATGCCGGCATTTCAAAAGACCTCTGTACATGGCTCTGGGCGGCCAGATTATACACTTCAATGCGCTGCGGCCTATTAAATGCCGCAACAGACAAAATAGAATGCACAGAACTAATATCCGTTATATCCCCATATTGAATATTGAATTTCGGATTATTTACTAAATGCTGCAGCCGCGTCATATTATTATTTGTCGATGACCTGCGCACCAATCCATATACTGTGTACCCCTTATCTAAGAGAAGTTCTGTTAGATAAGAGCCATCTTGCCCCGTCACACCGGTTACTACTGCTACGCGCGAGTCCATGTCTATCTACGCCTTGTTTTGCGCGCCTTAGACCTGCGGCTGCGGCGACCACGTCTAGAACCACCGTGAGTCTTTCTCCTTTTTACAGTCTCGCCTGCCGCACGTTTTATACCCTCTTCTTGCCGCCGCACATCAGCAGAAACAGCTTTAATAAGACTCTGCAATGCTGCTTTAGTACGAGGGCTTGCAGTACCAGTACCTAATCCTAGAGCACCGGGCATTCTATTTAAACGCAATATTTTCCGTAATATTTCCCGTAATAAAAACACCCAGGCGCTCAGCCCCCCCTCCCCACGGCTCATAACAAACACGCTTAGCCACACGCCCTAAATCAAGATGAGACGCCATGCAGTAAATAGATGATTCAATCATATGAATCTCCGCAGCCCCCTCCAAGAGCCCTGTATACTCCAATAGGGGTTTCCCTACGACTAGCTGGGCTTTTTCAAACCATTCGTGGGTGGTTTCATACGGATTTTTATTCAAGTCCAGGACCAGTCGCGTCTCCCCTGCAGCGCGTAGCATGGCAACAATTGGCAGCTTCTTTACTGAAGACTCTTCGTGCACAACAATATAGGGGGTGTCGCGGAATCGCCCCGCTAGTGCGGCAGCAGCTGGCGTCCTAGGAACATGAAAATAGGATTGGCGAATAGTCCGTGGAATTGCCATATCATCATAAAATGAATTAGGAAGGTCATAAATAGCCTTATCAGGCCTGAGGGCGTGTGCCCCGCAACTATAGACGGTATACCCCTGCTCTGAAAAAAATCGGTGCTTTACCGTCCAGGGCTGTAGCTCATAATCATCTTCAATCTTGAGAAGCTTAATTGTCGGGTCATCCGCATACATGTCCATCGTATTTTTCAAATTACGCTTCTTACATACTACGAGAACTTCATCATAGGCTGTCGATAAATAGCGAACGGCCCCATTCATCCAAAACATGTCGCCGAGCCCGAGATGTGAATAAACGACTGCCCTCTTCTTAGCATACCCCTTTTGCTCTCGCAACTGACTTGCCGCAAGCGCATTGATTTTTGCCTTTACACGAAATCGTCGGTCATTTTCCAGCAAAATCTCGCGACAAAGCCTGGCCCCCTCTTCTACTGCCGTATCTTTCCCGTGAAAAAGGTCCTGAATCTCCCAAATCGCAAGATTAACCTCCTTCAAAATCCGGTAATGATACGGAAAAGCCACTACATATTTTTCAAGACTGCTAAGGAGCAAGTCGTACTCTTTTTTCACATCTTCTCGTCGGTCATCCGCTATTTTTCCCATCTTAATATCAAGAATGGTCAATTTATCAAGGGCTTCCCCTAGACTAACCGGTAGTGTTATTGCTTCTGACATACTTTACTGCAGTTGTATTTCTCTAAACTTTAGGCAACTATTATCTTCGCGCTCTTGCAAAGAGCTCATCTATTTCTGCCTCTTCTTCTGGAGTAAGCTGAGAACCGAATGGTTCCCTAAATGTATTGCTTACTTTGTTTAGACCTTTTAGTTGCTTTTCAATTTCCCTTTGAGTTTGATTACTTCTACGCTGCAGATTGGCAGTATAGCCTTCTAAATCCCGCTCACTCATAGTATCAAGCTGTGCATCAGTAATGGCATCAAATTCTTCATTTGATAATCTAGAAAAATTAATAGGACGGGGCGGACGACGCATTAAATAGTTCATTAAACTCCTACGTGGTCTAAGGGACGGGGCTGCTGGCATAGGGGCAACTTGAGCACTCCTCCCCCATAAACGCCAACCTCCTCGCGCGGTACGCCTTCTGCGAGAAGTACGTTTTTTATATGTTCTCCCTTTAGGCATTCTAATACTTTCAAATATTTTTACATGGTTTAAAAATGAATCACCTACTATCTTTAGTATGTCCTACTTTTCCGCAGACAACAACGTGAATTCTCAATCAAAGTATACCCTATGGCTTGTCCTTGACAGTGATACGGCAAAGGCAAATCCCTACTATAATTTTAAGGAACGTTATTTTATTGATAATGCAAATGCGGGGTTTGACCTTATTAGTATGGAGGCGTCAAATGGGCGTCACACATATTTATCCGACCTTGGTGTTCGCGCGGCAATGACTCTCGGAGATACGCTTACTCCTGAAACTACTGTACACTATCGCCTAGTTCCTCGTTCTTCCATTTATAAGACTGGTTACATGATGGCGAACTCGGAGGGAATTATTGACCGCACATATAGGGGAGTTCTAAAAGCACCAGTGGTTGCTGTTGGACAATTACCAGTTGGACTTTCTTCAGGTGATAGACATTTTCAAATTGTTGCACCAGGCGAGGGTTGGATTTATTGTGTTCGAATCGTAGATTCTCTACCTACTACTTTACGCGGCGAGGGAGGTTTTGGTTCTACGGGGAAGTAGGAGCTGGAGCTGGAGCTGGAGCTGGAACTGGAGCTGGAGCTGGATTTGGAGTTGGAGCCATAGGAGCCATAGGAGCCGTTGGAGCCATAGGGGCCATTGGATTCATAGGGGCCATAGGATTCATAGCTGCCATAGGATTCATTGGAGGTATACTTCCCCCTGCAAGAGTTGTTATACCTCTAACAGGAGTAGGGGCAATAATAATATTATTGTAAAGTTGAATAACTCCCGCCGCAAACGCCTGCTTTTGTTCCGCAGAAATCGTATTAATAGGAACCGGCTGTGCATTTTCAACCGGAACCATTTGGAATCCTTCTTTGGTGCTCATATTTAACCAAATTAATACAGAAATACTGACGCCAACAAAAAGACCCAAAAATTTTGCCTTGGTTCCAAACATATTAAACCGCGCCATCTTCTACAATATGTAAATAAGATGTTCCACACAAAGAATCTATCCAATATTCCCCAAAGTTACATTTTGGATGTTTATGGTGAAGAATATGATGTTCCCCTGTAAGCCATGTACCCCTAGGGTCATGACGTGCAAGGCCTCGCACCCCTATAAACACAAGAGGCAGAGCAAGCTCTTTTAGTGTATAACTCCAAAAAAACATGGGGACAAATGCACCAGCAATTTGCACCACAGTTTCCACGCTATGTCCTTCAAATGTGTCCATCCACGTAGTAGGGAATCGTTTGTGATGCAGTTTATGTATTGAATATAGTAAGGGAAAATGCAGTACAACATGTGTTATATAAAACCAAATATCATATGACAATACAATCAAACACTCCTTTAGCATTTGATTCTAAATATTTCACAGGCTTTGAGTGCCGCAATATCCATGCAACTCGTATGAATTTTGCTGCAGAAAAAATATGCCACACACTATGTGCAAGGGAATATGATTCAGTGCCGTATGTAGTGCTTATAATGATATTTGAAGCAAAAATGCTTACTTCTAAGGCTACATATTCTGGTAAATCCTTAACATTTAAGAGCATAAGTGGATACAAGGCCCAGACACTTGCAGCAGCATAGTCTGCGTAAAGAAGGGCACCCCCTGGCTCACCGTATAAATGCCATGCTACGGAGAGAGTCGTAGAAGTCACCGCAATAGTAGTATAGAACCAGTCAACATAGGGTATGAGTGCAAGATAATGAAATACTGTAGACGCGACTAATATTTCTTTAAATTTACTTTCGCTCCTTTAGACTGTTGTTTTGCCAATAAAATGAAATATGATTATCTCATGAATATTTCATCTGCCCTCTTTTTTATTTGCTATATTCCGGAACTCTACGCAAATTGGAAAAATAAGAATGCAAACGTCTATAATATGCCGGAAAAAGTAATAATGCTTGTCGGAAGTTGTTTTGCTTTTAGTTTTGCACTCATGAATGATGATATAGCTCTTATTTCAAACTATGGCCCACTTATGACACTTGATATGATTGCTTTTATTATGCGACTCTACTACGTTATACAAAATAGGCAAACTGTAACTAATGCAGAAACAATAGAAGTATAAAGCGGCGGCTCCTATATTATTAGTATGCCGCCGATTACTTTTGTTACAGCTTTCTTAGACCTCGGGGAAAACCGCTCCAAAGACAAAAGTGTCGAAACGTGCTTTAACCATTTCGCCCGTTTTGCCAATACAGGAGTCTACATTCGCCTCTACCTCAGTCCCTGCTACAAGCCTCTGTACGAGAGGGTATGCGCAGATGCGGCGAAAAATATTCTTGTAGAATACCTTGAATTACGCGACCTTCTTACTTACAAGGAAATAGAGGCGTATACTCCTCATCTTCCTGCCAATAGAACAGAGTACCATGATACGCGCGCCTTCATGACTCTTATGAATGCAAAGTCAGAACTACTTTACCGCTCCACTTGGCTTTATGACGGGTCACCTATACCTGCACACGCCCCCTGGTATTCCGCACATTATGCCTGGATTGATTTCAGCATCTTTCACGTCTTCAGACAGCCCAATGAGACTGCCCTCTATCTCCAAATGCTCGGAAACTCTCACTTGAATATTGAAGGACGCATGCTCGTGCCTGGATGCTGGGACAAGGGCCTAATGGCTCACAGCCTCTTTGACGCCGTTAATTGGCGATTCTGCGGCGGATTCATGCTAGGTGACATACAGGCCGTGAAAGAACTGTATAGTGTCTACAGGCGTGAATGGGCAACTACCGTCTTTCGCCAAGGAATCACCTGGGAAGTTAATATGCTCTCCCATTTTGAGAATCAGAACTTCTGGTCACCCGTCTGGTTCAAAGCCGACCACAATGATACAATTGTCCGTATTCCTTCCGCCCATATTTCCGTGGTGGCAAGCTTGACCACGATTCCCTCCCGCGAGTCCAGTTGCCGCCTTGCAATAGACTCTCTTCTTCCACAAGTCGACCGCATCTACCTTTCCGTAGCTCAACACTATAAACGCTTTGAAAAAGGCTGGGTGAAACCCGAGTATCTTAATACAGAACCTTATTTCTCGAAAGTTCGTATTGTGCAAACAGAAGATTGTGGCCCGGCAACTAAATATGTAGGAGCACTTGATACAATTCCGCCATATACATGGACGTTTGTCTGCGACGATGACCAGGAATATCACCCACAAATAATCAATCGCATGAAAGCGCAATTTAATGAACTCGCCGTATATCAAAATCATTATCATGCAATCAAGCAAAAAACTTCTGGCGGACTCGTACACGGTTACGTTGGCCTCTGTGTCAACTCTGGCATTCTCGGCAAACTTCGCTCTCATCCCCTTCCTCCTTCCGCCTATTTTGTAGATGACCAATGGATGTCTATCTTTTTTTTCTTAAACTCGATTCCTGTCGTGCCTAGTGGTGTAGAAACATATTCGGAGATTTTTTCTGTTCTCGATGGATGGCATGAAAAGATTGGTGCCGATTCCCTTGCCGGACTCAATAATCGCGCCAGCCAAGTTGCCGCGATTGCAGAGTTTTTTCGGGTCAAGTTTGTTGAAGGGGGTTCACTCGTTTTCCTTTGATTTATTTTTATTTTTACGAGTCGCGCTATTATTGGCAGAGTTGCCAGAACGAGCCGAAGCAGAATGAACAGTCTCTGGCGTCTCAAATAACTCATCACTTGGCTGTCCGGGCCACCCTGCAACCTTCTTGGCATTTCGGAGGTCCTTTTTTTCTACGATTTTCCCTTTTATTTCGGTGGCCGCGTTATGCCCAACACCACCTGTTGTATCAATAATGACAAAATCACCCACATGAATCGCAGTCATAATATTTGCCTTTGCCTGCCCTTTTGAAAGTTGCATACTCTTCATAATAACCGCAGTTCCCGTTGAACCGTTTGCATATTTCACTTCAAAACGATTGCCGTGAACTTTTGTTACTTCTGCAAGTTTATTAGCATTTCCTTGCAAGAAAGCATTCACCGCCGCATTACTTTTAATCTGTACGCGCCGCGTACCTTTGCGCATCTTTTTCCCAGCAACTTTCCTGGATGCCATAGATTTTGTTGCACCCTGCTTTCCTTTCTCTCCGTGCGGCATTCTATTCATCTCCTATAATATTTGCGGCTGCGGCTGCGGCTGCGGCTGCGGCTGCGGCTGCAGCTCCCGCTACGGCAACGGCGAGTACCTCCTTCTGAAAAGCGAAGTGCTTTTGGTTTGTGAATATGCCGAGATTGTACTGGTTCTTCTTTAAAATGTTTCTTTACTTCTCCACTGTGATTTTTATTTTTTTTGTGGCTAAGAGAAGCAGCAGTAATACGATGTCCGTTATGCGCATGCTCTAATGCGTGTGCCTTGTTCTTTTCAGCCTTGTTGTAACTTAGGTAGCGTGGTGAACTCATTCTATAGAGTGTTGCGGAATATTTATTGGCTTTAGAGTAGATGAAGTTTCCCCGTATGAGTTTCCCACGTTTTTCCTTTTTACAAGCCGATGGTCTGTTCTATTATTTACTCTCCTTTTTTTTCGCGTATATTGCAATAATGTCTATAATATATTATTCTAATAGCGTGGTCAAAACTATACTCGTAAAAGAAAAAACTATGTACGCCCCTGGAAAATATAGAAAAAATATGATTATTGATGGAAATGGCAACGCATATACTGTTACAAATGACGCTCTAATGATGCATTATACCTCTATAGAACTGTATGGTTCAATGGAAGTTGGAAAATCATATAGTATTTTTACTTACGGACTCCGCCTCCCTTTTCTCGGAGTCTTTCCAAATATAGTAAAAGCTACTCCCGTGTAAGAAGAGGCTCTTCCCTGTAAAAACTCGTATGCTCTACTTGGCCACATATATCGGGAATGTCAAACCCACGAATCGTCTCAAACTTTGCCAAACACTCCTCTCGTATTTTTTCAGGTATTATCGAGCCCTCTTTCTGAGCTTCATTAATATCCGCCTTAATAAATTTCAAGAACGTCTTGCAATCTTTACGGCCTCCATAGGGAATCATTATTGCCTCCTCTATTTCCGTACGAATCGTAGCCCAATCTGCTGCCAACCCTTTGTGCTTTAGAGCCGCCACTGCATACCCGAGCTTGTCTTGTAGAATATTCAGAGTTGAAACAAATATCGAAATGCCGCCAAACAACCAGGAAATCTGGAAACCATCAACAGAATATCCTCCCGCAATCACATTTGAAATTCCTGAAACAGCCGTGAGACAATTTATTCCAATCATAAAACTGCGCGCCCGCGCGTCATACAGTGAAAAAGCTTCTGCATGCATCCATTCATAACATTTTGCATGGTCACACCATTTTGCCAAGAGTCGGTCAATCTCCTCTGACCAGACGACTTTAGTCGTATCTGGATGAAACTCTTCTGACATTCTATCTACATATTAGATGTGTAAAACAATTGAAGATTCCCTTCTCGCTGGCACTATATCTACTTCTATAGGCGTATACTTTCTCTCTCTTAAAAAACCTGTATACACCTGGATTGCATACATCTTACTCTCTACTGCACCAATGCAGTTTATTGACGCCGCAATATGGCAGAGAAAAGCAAAAGGACTCGATACAGTTGCCCTCTCTACATACGCAATTCCCGCAGTACTTGCCGTGCAACCTCTTGCGGTTTATATGGGTTTCCTTCTTTTTTATCCTCGCATGCCACTATATGAAATAGTCTATGCAATCTACCTTGTATCTATGATATATGTATGGACCACCAGCTGCAAAGATACTACAGTAGCATCAGATGGATTTCTAAAATGGTGCGGATTTAACTTTAACTTTCTCAGCAAATCCGCACATATTTCACTTCTCCTATTTCCGCTCATATATTTCCCCGATAATCTACTAAAAATCATTCTCATTGGTTCTATATCAATTACTTGGCTCTACAACTATTCTCGCGAATCATTTGGCTCTGGCTGGTGCTATTCACAGAGCTTTGGAAGCCTCGCCGCATTGGCGCATGCATTTATAAAATAAACACGTTTATTTTCTGTGTAACATAGTAGAAATGGCAAAGAACTCTGGAATGACAAACTCCTTTCGCAGCCTTATAAAAACTGGATTTGGCCTCTCTATTGGCATCATGTTAGGTCAAATTCTCTTTCTTCTTGTTGGAGTTGCCTTTTTTGTACCTGGCTACATTCTTTATATGAAAAATAAAAAGTCCCCCGATTCTACAAATAAGATTTTTTCCATTATACTTATGGCAATAGGTGTGATTATAATGGGTGGACTTGGCTTCAGCCTCCTTCTCAATAACATAGGTGACATGTTCGAATAACTTTATAACCCAAGATAGAGCGAATCACAAATCACCACATCCTTCAGAATCTCCCGCTCAAAGTCGCGCATTTTCTCCAACATTTCTGCATGCTCGCAAAACATAGCTAGTGACCTCCACTCTTCCAGAATATTTGCCAACTTCATAAAGATGCGAATCATATTCCCCTCGTACGTTTCATAATCCTCACAGAGCTGCTGAAGAGATTCGCCACCCAGCCAACGCCACACAGGCTCTACCCACATGGAAGAAACTGCCCAGTACCCCTCCTTCGGCCGCCGCGCCCCCACAGCCTCTTCAACCCCCTGTGCTTCTGCAGCCATCCCCTTTACCGCCTTTAGAGTCTGAACAACCTGCCGAGGAATATCCAGGCTCTCCAGCGGCACAGGGTCGACTTTTCCCTCTACAATAAATCCCGCCAATACAGCCATAATTACATCTGGCGCCTCATGCTCAAGCAGACCACTCCTATAGAGCTTTGCCATTAGAATAGAATGTCCTTCATTAATCTCCGTAGCCATTGTACCGAGAGCTGTTAGAGTGGGGCCAGCACGGTCCACAGGTGACTCCAAAAGTCCCATACCGGCCAGGGCGTCTAGGCTCGGCCAAACACCTTCTGCAGGATTCTCCGCCGCTGCCAACTCTTTGCGAAGTTGCGCTATTTCTGCTAGGGCCTTCTTCTGTTGCGGCCATAACTCTTTCTGCAGCAGATGCCACCTCGGTCCCTGATGCCCATTATTCCATTGCCCCAACGCCTTCTGTGCCTCCTTTTTTGCTGCATTGACCGACTCTTTTAACTTCTGGTTCAAGGAATCGTACAATGTCATATCTGCAACTTCTGCCTCTGTTAGACTTGTCACCGCCCCCACCGCTTTCATAATCTCCCCTTCTACTTCCTCTACATATAGGCGGTGTCTCTGAAACCAATAAGATTTGTGTAGCAAGTCAATCCAATCCAAGTTGCCCGATTGTAGCGTTTTTAAGAGAAAGTCGTAATGAAATGTCATACGTGATTGGAAAGTACAGCGGGACCCCGTCATCATTCGCCGCACTGTTTCCATGTCCTCTGGAGCCCGGTCAGGCATATAGAGGACAAGCCCCTTGTCGTCCTTGCCGCGCCGCCCAGCCCTCCCTGCCATCTGAATGTACTCGTCCGTGTTCAATATACGAAGCCCCTGCGATTGGTCGTCATACTTGCGGAAACTCGTAAAGACTACAGTCTTGGTTGGCATATTAATTCCCACGGCAAAAGTCTCTGTTGCAAAGAGGAGTTTGACAAACCCGCGGCCAAACAGAATCTCTACAATTTCTTTGAGAACGGGAACCAGGCCACTATGGTGAAAGGCAATGCCACGCTCTAGCAGGGCAACCAGCGTATTATACTGCGGCAACTTTGCGACAGTATCACCGTATCTGTGCAAATGAAATCGGATAATATGTTTCACAGAAGCAGTCTCCGAAGAATCCAGCAAAGTATGCTCTACATTCCCCGCATATCTCTCGCAGTGCTTACGCGAGAATACAAAGAAGAGCGCAGGCAATAGTCCTTTTTCTTGCAGCCGCGCAATACACTCATTCATCTGAAATTTATATGACTTTATGCTCTCCCCCCGTTGTACTACAGGGGCTTCATAACCCCCCCCTCGCCTCTCTGCAACCTTTTCCTTGTGTTTATCCCCCGCCTTGGCATCCGCCTCTCGCCATCTTAGCCAATCCCTATAAACATCTCCGTAAAACTTCTCGCGATTGTCCATCACCGTGACCAGTTCGTCGCGCTGGTAGACGGCGTGTTGAAGAGGCACCACGCGGAACTGGGTGGAGATTAAATGAATCGGTTTATTTTTTAGTTCTCCCAGCCAGCCCGCAAAGAGCTCTGGCGATTCAATCGTGGCAGAAAGAAGGACTAAATTCACCTTTCGTGGAAGCAGAATCATTGTTTCCTCCCAAACGGCCCCCCTGTCCCTGTCATTAATATAGTGGCATTCGTCAAACACCACTGCGTCCAGACCATCTAGTGACAGGTTCGCAGTGATTCCCAGAGACTGTGTAGAAGACCCCTGCTTGAAAAGCAGATTGCGCAGAATTTCCGTAGTCATAATCACAATTTGCGCGTCTGGGCAAAACTTCATATCACCTGTCATTATTCCCACTGATACGCCTGGAAACTCACCTTTGAGGTCATGGAATTTCTGATTCGACAGGGATTTAATAGGAGTCGTGTAAAAGACGCGACCCCCCTTTCGGAGAGAGTGTGCAATCTGGTACTCTCCTACAAACGTCTTGCCACTTCCCGTTTTTGCAGTAACTAGAACGTTCTCGTCGCGACTAATAGCCGCCACTGCATGCTGCTGAAACGTGTCTAGCGGGTACTTGAATTCCATAGCAGGGCTCTGCGGCATTGTGCTACAAGGCTCTGAAGGATTGATGACACGGAGGTATGACATTTCTTGTAGGAAGGCTTGTGCCTTTAGGCTCGTTCAATTTTCAGCAGTACCTAGAGGGGGCAGTTGACTCATTGTATTCTCATGCTGTGAAGCCTCAATAGGAGAAGGCTCTAAGGCGGAAAGATTATTTACATGTACAGCGTTTTCACCTCTTACAGCACTATTTGTTTCCTCTTGTATAGTTGGCAGTGTTGATACGGGAGCAGCCTTTGCTGTCCTCGGCCCACGAGGCACACCTTTATTTTTGCGCACTTTTCTTGTCACTGTAGAGGAAACTCCAGTATTTATTGCACGTAAGAGTCCCCCATTATTACTGGCCGCCGCCCCACGAGCCAACTTATTTGCAGCAGTATACATATTATCAATCATCTCTTTTGCAGAATCGCGCATAGTTGTAAGAGAAGCCAGAAGACGGTCCTTCTCATTTGTCGTAGCAGATGCACTGATTGGTGCAATAGAATTAGAAGTCCTGGGAAAGGCATTTGCAAGTGCGGTATTTCTAGAAGCTGTCACTGTAGTTTTGGCGCGAGAACGTTTGGCCCGCGGGGGCGCACTGAGAGGAGCAACAGGTGCATTTAGAGCTGGGACTTCACCCTCTAGCGCTGTGGCTGCCGCCGTCCCGTTATTTGCCTGCGCACGCGCCGCATTCAAAGCATTTGTCAGACGACTCCTCTTCCTAGACATTGTCGGCGCAGCACCCATTGCACCCTTCTTCGGAAAAGAGAGACCCTGGTGAACACGCTCTGCTGCTAATTCAACAGCCTCCCTATATTCAGCATTACTCCCTTCCCTTTTTGCTTTCAATGCAGGACCGACAACAGCAATATGAGCCTTCTTTTTATCTTCAGGATACATTCTTTTTATTGCATTATTAATATCAGCGAGAACTTGGGCTTGCGTAGTATAATCACGCCCCTTCTTTTTCGTAGTGTTCATGGCTGCCGCTGCAATAGTTGGCTCTCCTGTTGCAACCTCTAGACCCGTATTTTCTGCCGTAGCAACAGTCTCTCCCGTCCCAACTTCGGCAAGAGAAGTTTCTACCTTTGGCGGGGATGCAGTACCTACACCTTCTCCGCTATTTACATTTTCAAAGCCGTTTTCATTAAAACCTGAGAGCTCTGGTAGTTTTCCAGAATTACCCGCGCTCATCTATTTATATATTACATTTGAAAGCGATTCCCATTCCAATTATCTTCAATCGTTTTCTTTTTTTCAGGAGGTGGGGGAGGTGGCGGCGGCTTGGGACCCACACTCGACAACATCAAAGGTAAAAGGCCCGCCCCAATAACTACTACAATAACTGTAAAGAGTTGACTTGTTTCTTTTAGAAACATTGCTATTACACACACAAATACTAGGAGAACACTATGCCCTACAAATGCCCGGGAACCATTTTCTTGCGCATACTTCTTTGCCATATCAATCATATCATTCTTTCCGTTTGGCACATTTGATAGGAGAACAAAGTTCCAGAAGAGGTCATGCAGAGTTTGCAGAAAAAGAGCAAAACAAATGAATACGAAAGGCGACCAACGTCTGTCTCCCACCATATAGAACGTGGTATAAGCCCATTGGGTAATAAGTAAGAGCATTATTGTGTGACTTGAAATCGATATAAATGCCTCTAGACCAAAGAGGTCGAAGAATGCATTCAGACTGTACCCTCCAAGTCCTGCAAATCGCGAAAGGCCAATTACTGCGTCAAGGCAAATCAAGCAGGCAAACAGAATAGACCATACATTGTCCGTCTGTGTGTAAGAACCTATATCGCCTAAAATGAAGGAATCTGAACCGCCTCCTTCCATCTAAGTTATTGTACTCTTTTATCTGTAGTGCACGGTAGATGTGGAACTGCTACCTTCTGGCAACTTGCGACGCAGGCTCTCAGAAGACATATGTAGGTATTACACCGGACCTTGACCGCCGTCTGAAACAACATAATGGTGTACTTAGCGGGGGTGCAAAAGCTACTCATGGGCGCACCTGGGAACGCCGCTGCCATGTTCGGGGATTTCCAGACCACCGCGCAGCCCTACAGTTTGAATGGCGCTGGAAAAATATTTCACGCGGTCTGACGGGCTCTCCTCTTCAACGCCGCTACGAAGCTCTTCAAACTTTATTGGCCCTCGACCGACCCACTTCCTCTGCTGCCCCCTATAGCGAATATCCTGCGCCTCTAGAAGTCATTATGGAGAGTGGAGAGATTCCTTCTCTATAGGGGCACTATTGACAACTAAATACTTTTTATTTTCTTCTTCTAAAGAAACTAATGACCAATAGGTCAATTTATTTTCTAATGCAACGCTCTTAAATCCGCGCTTTATTATATCACTCAAAAACTGCGAATCCTCGTAGCGAAAAGCAGTCTCGTCAAATCGCACGGCCTTAAAACAGGCAAGACGAATCGTTATATGAGCAGAATGCAGCCAAAACTGGTCCGTATCATATATTGCCCGATAAAGTGTAACATAGCATTTTTTAATATGAGAATAAATTTTCTCTGGTTTAAAAGAAAAAGGGTCCCACTCACATACAGGCTCTCCAACTTCCCACCATTTTGGTACAGCATTCCTCGGCCCATCTATATAAGAATGCAGGACAACATCTGCTCCCTTCTCTAACATCCCTTCTAGAAGCTCTAAACGGCGAGGGTGCATTAGGTCATCAGAGTCTAAATAAGAGATTGCATGAAAGAACTCTGGGACCGCGTCTGAACCTTCATTGCGATTTTGGGCGGCATATTGTTTTGCTCCCGTAGAAAGAATTTTCAAGGGAAAGGGCCATGACCTGGAAGTCAAATCCTCTAAAAAGGGAATGTCATCCACTTTACAAGAAGAGGCGCGAATCACCACCAAGTTTGGGGCTCGCGTCTGCTCCGCTATGTTTTCAAGAAGAGATTCCAAGAAACAGAACTGTGGCCTATATGTCGGTACAACAACTGCTATAAGCATTATTACTTTTTACATATGCACATTTATATTGCAAGAATATTCCGAAAAGAGGTTTCTAGAGCTGTGGCGAGAGCTTCTTCGCGTTTTGGGTCAAGATGGGGATACAACTCGTAGAGCATTTCCAGATGTTGTTTTGCTCTTTCCAATTTATCCTGAAGGGATACATCTTTTGAACTTGTTGTTTTCCAGAGGATTCCTTCTGTTTTGAATTCAATGGCAAAGCGGTCGCGGTGATATCCGTTCGCTTGGACATACCAAATGTGTTTTGGAATTTCCTCGGGGCGGATTCCACAAAGCGGTGGGAGTTCCACATTCCGCTTCTTCTTCTTCTGGTTGTTCAGAGTCCCCACATCCACTAAACGTAGATTTACTCTACGATTATCCAGGCCATTCTTACTGATATGTTGGACTGCTTCTTGCGGTCGCGGCTTCAATAGAAAGTTATGCAAAAAAAGTTCGCGCTTCTTGCTCACCAGTGTACCGGAGCAATCCACTTCTACTGTAACAGAGGTGGCAACATAGGCATTTGATGCATAATGCCATTTGTGCGCCTGGACTCCTGAAAGGTCCGCTACGTCAATCATAAACTCTACGCACATGCCTTTAAAAAGCAGTGTGCCTATTGCAGAATCACCTACCACTCTATATTCGACTTTGCCCATCCTATTTGAGGTTGGGGCGGGGAGTTTAGTTATTTTGGCGCGCCATTTGGCAGTTGTGGGCGAGATAATCTCAGCACAAGATAGAAGATGAGAGGCACGACGCGCAAAGTTTATTCGCCGAAGAAATATTTTAGCGGCCTCTCTACACGGAAGCGTAAACAGAGGCGTGCGGAAATCCGGCGATTTGGCTCAAGGTCTTGGCGGAACCCTATGGCCTATCTCGGATTTAAGACGAATCGCGGGGTAAAGACGAAGAAGTCGAAATATACACGGGCGTGGGAGGCAAAACATCCTGGCGCAAAATCGCTTGCACAGAGGTCAGCTGCCTCTGGCGTACCTTTATCAATATTGAAGGCCGTATATAATCGTGGTATGGCCGCATGGAGAACAGGACACCGGCCCGGTGCCTCGCAGCAGGCCTGGGCCTATGCTCGTGTGAGCTCCTTTTTAACAAAGGGCAAAACTTATTATACTGCAGATGCGGATCTTGCGAAAAAAGTAAGGGCTCATTAAATAGTATATGGCCGTTGCAGTATTTAAACAGAGGACAATCAAAGGTGAAGTTGTGTTTAGTGACGCGGCAGGCGGCGTGAAAGTTTCCGCAATCTTTACAGAACTTCCTCCAGGTCAACACGGATTTCATATTCATAGGGCTGGTGACCTTCGTGGAGAAGGTTGTAAGGCTGCCTGCGACCATTTTCACGCGGGCCCGCCGCAAGACCACGGGGGGCCTCCTGGAACCCCAGGACCACGTCATACAGGTGACCTCGGAAATGTCAGCCTTGGGGAGAAAAAAGTGTTTAAGAAGAACTATGTGCTGGAGGGAATAAAAGTCGCAGACCTCTTTGGGCGCTCTATGATTGTTCATGCGGATCCCGATGATTATGGAAAAGGTGGCCAAGAAGATTCGCTAAAAACGGGTCATTCTGGTCGCCGCATTGGTTGTGCAATTATTGGACGCGCTGAAGGGTGCGCTTAAGAGTTTCGCAATATTCCCTATAGAATGTCCCTTGTACGAGCCGGTGATTTACCACAATGGTATGCAGTATATCCAGGTATATACGGGGGGTACAGGGCAGTAATGAGTCCTTGGGAGGCGGCAAAGTCCGCCTTTCAATGGCACAATGAAACACTGAATATTTATACACATCTTCTTGTGGGGCTCTGGGCCCTGTATAAGCTGTATTTCATTGTTGGCGAGCCCTACTATACAGAGTGCTCACCAGAGTGCAAATATATGATTAGTTCTGCATGGGCGGGGGCAGGGGCGCTCGGCCTATTTTCTGCATTTGCGCATACTTTTTTCATTGTCGATAAAGATTGGTTCACGGGCGTATGGAAACTTGATTTTCTTGGTATAGTTGCCGTGAATTTCCCGCACCATCTTCTTGATTCTTTTTTGATTACAAAGGCGCTAATGGGAAACAGGGACATGTGCCTTATTGCATTTACTGCAGAGACAATCTTTGCCGGCTTTGTTGCGTATCGTATTGTGGCATGTGACCTTGATGTAGGGCGGTTCTGGGCCCTCGCGTATCCTATTGTGACATCTGTACCGCTTACTCTGCCGCTCTATGTTTATAGCCGTTACGGGCAAAGTGATGCTGACTTCCTTGCAGCCGCACAGGCCTCTGTGAATTGCACCCTCTTTATCTTTATTGCAGGCGGACTCTTTTTCAAAGGGGGTATTCCAGAGCGATTCTGGAATCCTCGTGGTATATTCGATTATTTTGGGAGTCACACCTGGCATCACATATTTATTATAGCATCTATTATGTCCGCCTTTAGTTGCACACATCTCTTACAGGGGTTGGAAGCCTAGTGTGGATTTATTTCTTAAATGCGCGCTTCAAGTCTCGGTACCAAAAATAGAGAATACCTACTGGAATGCTCAGGGTAAACAACAGATTCATTGCTGCACCAGGTAACAAGGTTAAGACTGTTGCTAGACTGCCTACTACTCCCAGTCCGTTAAAGATAAGTGCCTGTTGCGGGCCATCCTTGTTTGCATAAACTTTTTTAGAAAAATGATATAAGGAATAGAGGGAAAATGCAAATCCTATAGTAAAGAGTACACAGATATAGACAATGGCTTTACCAAACTGTTGATTCATCCATAGGCCTGCTGTGTGAAAGGTCATGGAGACAAGGACCGGGAGTAGAGACAGATTTCCACCAACTGCTGCGAGTTTATACGCGGTTTCAGTGGGAGTATCGTCGGTTTTTAGCTGTAGAGAAAAATACACAAGGGATACAACAGCAAATCCTAATATAGGAATGTTGTATTTACCGTACATCTGGTATTAACTATCGTGTTGTTCTAAATTAAGTCCACCCCCTTAAAGGGGTCGACTTAACAAGCTTACAACTTGGATTCCTGTGTCATATATGCGATTGCGTTCGTGACGACCACAATAACCATGTTCAGATGCTGGAAACTGACATGATTCCCCTTTTCTAGGACCCTCTTGAACTACTGCCTTACATGTTTCCATTTCTGAAAGGGAAACGTGCAAGATATTTATGTGTCCACAGAAACTACTTTTATTTGTCAAATTTTACACTTTCTACCACTCCAAAAAAGCACAAAAATAACTGTATGACGGTAGTGTGACGAGGAAATGTCCCCAGGAACTTAATTGCTATAAGCCAAGCCTCCCATGCCACTCATGACGCGAAGCACATTATAGTTGGTGGCAAAGACGTACACGCTTGACGTGGTAGTGGTGCCCACGGCGTTGTTGGACACTGTGAGCAGGAGCGTGGTGTTGTCAATACGGGACAAGTTGCATGTGCCGCTGGGCTGGTGCTGCTCGGGCTGCAGGGCAAAGGAGTACACGTTGATGCCGACGGCGGGCACGTTGGTGTGGTGCTGGTAGGGCTGCACCTCGTTGAAATAGCGGCCATCACGCATCTGGAACCTGTCGTGGCCGTTGAGCTGCAGAAGGGCAACCACGACGGGGTTCTTGCCGGCCATGCCCTCCACGCGGGTGACGGAGTAGCCAGACTCCAGCACGGAGCGGTCCCACCAGTCGGTGAAGTTGAAAGGCTGCTGGCCCTTCCAGGGGTTGACGTCCGCGTCATTACAAGACACGAAGGAGTCACGCTGCACAACCCACACAAGCTCCTTGCAAGGGTGGTTGAAGTTCAGCTTCAGCTTGTTCGCGGCGGAGGTGATGGACTCGGCACCCGTGAACTGCAGCACCTCAATCAGGTACTCGTGGCTGACCTGGGCGAACTTGCGACGCTCGTCCGTGTCCAGGTAGATGTAGTCCACGTACAGGGAGGCGGCCTGCAGGTTCGCAGACGCCACGCGGTCGCGGATGGTGTGCACGTTGGTGGTAATCTGGGGCGTTGTCTCCCAGCACAGGTTGCGCAGGTCGTTAAACTCCAGGTTAATACGCACCTCGTGGTACTGCAGGGCAATCAGAGGCAGGGCCAGGCCAGGGTTGCGGCAGAACCAGAACTGCAGGGGAATGAACAGGGTGTACGCGGGGGCGCAGTTCACCAGGTCGCTGGACATGTTGGGCTCGCCACCGGCGCAATCGTCGTCGCAAGCAGAGCCACCCTGCACCAGCAGGTTGGTCAGCACAGGCACGTTGCCAACCATCTTGGCATACCCGGCCTGCTTGCCCGCCTCCTGGGACAGCTCATTCCAGATGTGCATCCAGTTGCCATAGTGCTTGTCGATACGCTGGCCACCAATCTCAATCTCCACGGAGCGGATCAGATTGTGACCCACCCAGTTCAGCCAGCGGAACTGGGCACCAGAACCATCACTGCTCTGCAGTGTCACCTGGGGCAGTGTGGCCTGCAGGTACATGCGGTGAATCAAATCACCATTACGCTGGATGGTGCAAGTTACGCGCTTGCCAAAGCCAGGAGAGCCGTTGAAAGGGTTCTCAATGGACTCCATGGCAAAGTTAGTGTGGCGGCGGTACACCACCTTGAAAAAGGTAATCTGGGGATTACCCGTGAGGTAAACATCCTGAGCGCCATAGGCAACAAGCTGCATAAGACCACCACCCGTCATTTGTTATACCCCTTCTCTAGAAATAAATTCCGCCAAACCAGGAAAATTTCCGAACATTTTGCCGGGAGCTTCACTCTTTTTAAGCTCTACCGTGCAAGGTCTGCCGGGGACATTCTTTTTTCACAGACTTTCCGCTCCTATAGAACCCGCTTCACCTAAACAAACTTTCTAATCAATCAAAAGGGATAATGTCATCGAGTGACGCATTTTTCAAAATACGCCCCACAAAAAGGAGCAACCCTGAAGCGCGGACAACTCTTGACAGGCTCCATAATGTGCATCTCCAGGGTATTATTGAAAAAGAGGGTGCAGTTTCTAATATGAAAGAGCGCCTTGAAGAAGTAAAGGAGGGCATTGAGAGTGAATCCGATGACATTCTTCTTGAAAAACTTTTTCAAGAAAAAAGAGAGTTAGAATCACAGATTGGAAAACAAGAGGGAAAATCCGAAATACTTGATTATTTTCTCGAGGCAGGGGAGATTTTATATAATTACTATGACATACAAGAGAAGATTCAGAGGGGCGTTGATACATCTGCAAAACGTGTGGGGGCAAAGGCAAAACCTGGGTCCGTGCTCGCCGCTTTGGAAACGGCGGCTGCAACTGATACGACCATGGTGTTTAATCAGAGCCAGGGAGAGATTATGCGCCGTGATAAATTATTAGAACAATATCTTCAGAAGATTCATCCAGAACATGTTAGAGGTGTGACGTCAGTTGAAAATGACACATACGGGGAGTGTCCAGAATGCAGCGCAGAAATGATTTTCAGTGCCAATGAAGCCATTTTTACTTGCGCCGATTGCGGGCATCAACAATTTGTTCTTATTGATTCGGATAAACCCAGTTATAAAGACCCTCCACGTGAAGTTTCCTACTACGCGTACAAACGTATTAATCATTTCAATGAATGGCTGGCGCAGTTCCAGGCTAAGGAGAGCACCGAGATTCCCACAGAAGTCTATGATGCTATTTGTGCCGAGTTGAAGAAGGAGCGAATCCTTGACTACCGAACATTGGCTAGGCAAAAGGTGCGCGAGATTCTCAAAAAGTTGAAATATAATAAATATTATGAACATGTCCCCCATATTATTAATCGTCTCAATGGGCAACATGCCCCTGTAATGAGTCGAGAGGTAGAAGAGAAACTTCGCTATATGTTCAAGGAAATTCAGCCTTCTTTCCAGAAAAACTGTCCAAAAGACCGCAGCAATTTCCTTTCGTATTCCTATGTCTTATATAAATTCTGTGAACTTCTTGACCTCGATGAATATCTCTCATCATTTCCTCTTCTCAAGAATCGCGACAAGCTCTACGTGCAAGATAAGATATGGGAACTGATATGTCGCGATTTGGCCTGGCAATTTATCCGTAGTGTTTGAGTTTTACAGTCCGTGATACTATTATATAGGTTTACCCATATGAAACCTATTGGCATATCATTAAGAAAAAAGCACAAATCTTACCGGTCGAGTCGATGATGTTTAAAAAGCCCTGGCCCCCCTGCTACTGTATATCCTCGCAGATTCTGAATGAGAAAATTCTCCATTTTTTCAAAGAGATTATCATTCTTTCCGTCAGGTCCCACGCCTGGCCGCCCGTGCAGCAGAGTATTTGCCAAAGTCTTGGGTGATTTCCAGGCCAAGATTCCGAGAGTGATTTGTTTGAGAGTTGATTTTGGTGCGCGTCTGGTACGCCCCTTGGCAACCATCTACTTATACTAGATGTTAGTACTTTATGGCCCGTCAAAATACAAGAAGAAGGACGCACAGTTTTATAATCTAAAAGCGACCAATATTACTGAAGCCTATATTGATGTAAGTGGTACGGTATTCCCTTTGCAGGAAAATCGTTTCGAAGTAGAGCGTTATGATACATATATCAATGTATATCACACTTTTTCTTATTTTAACGAGAGTGGAAAAATAATGGTTGGCCGGTGGACGGATGATTTTCCCCTTGGTGCTCTTCGGCAGATAAAGACGTTTTTTCGTCATGTAATGGATAATTTCGAAGATAATGATGGGGTCCCAGGAACAGCAATCTTTAGGGTATTCTTTACCGAAAAGGCAGCTGCAGAGTTAAGAGCATTTAGCTAAGCCACTACGTTTATAGGCGGGCCCCAGGAAACCCAACTAAGTTTGCACCAATCCCAAAGCCGGCACCCTGGCGTGCCGTTGCACCAATACTGGGAGACACTACATCCAGAATAGCAAACACAGCAGCGGCAACTACACCCAGTGTCACAATCTCGTCCATGGGCAGACGGTGACGAGGCACAAAAATGGCCGCAACGGCCACAAACAGACCCTCAACAAGGTACTTTATTACGCGATTGACAATCTCAGAGGTAGGGTCCATGTTTCTATATTTCGTCCATATATTTTCTGTGGGCGTGCGTGTATTCCGTCTAAAGGCAAATGTACATGCTAGAACAGAATGTCAAATACAGAGGCACGTGAGGATTTCCTTGAGGAGGATGTTGAAATACCGGGGCAGAAGTTTTGCCTCCTAAGTTTCCTAAGTCCGGAAAAGGTTCTCAAGGACAAGAACGTTTTTTTCTTCCAGTCTTTCTTAAAGGATTATGAGTTCCAATGCCGGACAAAGAATCTGGAGACATTTTTAATTAACACTATGAATGGGTTCAATGCCAAGATGGATGCAGAGGCAGATTCCCTCCTGGCAAAGGACCTGAGTGGGGCCTCAGATATTTGCCGTAGTTCCAAAGTTCGCGTGGAGACTGTGATGGGCGACTTTCACGCATTTGTGAAGAAGCATGAGAGCGAGTTAAAGGAGAGTACTCTGAAGGAGTCTTATGACGATTTCATGTTTAAGAACAGTGTCGCACTTGAGAATGAGTTTTATGCAAAGAATGAGTTCAAGACGACTGTTCGGGGACTTAAGATTCGTGGTGTATACGGTTCTCAAGCAGAGGCAGTAGCACGCTCTAAGAAACTGCAGAGACAGGACACGGTCCACAATATTTTCGTGGGTGAGGTTGGCAAGTGGCTGCCTTGGGACCCTGAGCCAAATGATGTGGCTGAGCAGGAGTATGCCGAGGAGCAGCTGAATACGCTGATGAAGAAGTACAAGGAGAATGAGGACAGCCGCGAGATGTTTCACAGGGAGAATCGCGAGCGCGGTAAGCCTCGTGGGCGTGACGCAATTTCCAGTATTGAGACAGCAGAGGCTGCACCGGCAGCTGTAGGGGGGGCCGTGGCCGCAGAGGTAGGTGACATGTTTAGCAAGGAGGGGCATGCTGACCTGGCCATGGCACGGAAGCTGGAGCGTGGCGCTGCCGCACCCACAAAAGCCGAGGAGCTCTGGGATACAACAATGGGCACCAAGTAGTTTCACGGTAATGCGGTATATAACATTATTAGTCGACTTTTTATGAAAGAGTCAACTAATTATGTAAATACGGGACCCCCTTTAAGAAGGACCTGTAGGAAAATAGTCAATAGTTTCCTTAGGGTAGCTCTGAATGCATTTATTTTCCTGGCAAAAGTATCCCTCGTCGCAATTCACCCCCTTGCAATCACCCTTGCGTGAATCGACTCCTGTCATTGCCTGAAAACCTTCGGGAAATGAACGCGCAAATGTGCGCCGTACCCAAGGTAAGACAGCAACAGCCACTACGAGTACTACAAATAATCCAAGTAAACTATAACCCTGCCTCTTCATTCTATTAGAAGGTCAATAATATTCTTTACCATCTATTTACCGCTGCAACTAAGGTAATACCGGAAGGGGATTTCTATCGTATAACTGTGGTGTATCGGGCCCCCTACAGAATCCATTTGCACATTTATCAGGAAAGTCGCAAGGAGGCAAGTCTACTCCACATCGCTGTGGCCCGCCGTATAGTTGAAATCCCTCCCTCGTTAAAAAGGGGTTAATACGATAATAACGGTCCGCAACAAGAAGGCCCAGCGCTATAATACCTACGAGGCCAATCACCTGTGTATCAAGCTTCATCTATAGTATAGAGTCGAAATTCAAAAGTGTCGTAAATATAGATGGATATTGAACAAAGAAAGCGTGATTTCCAAGCACATCATAAACACCCGGTGAATATACTATTTCATATAGTGTGCGGTATTCTATATATTTCACTCTTCTTTACTCTTTTTCCACAACCTGTATATTATATCTATGCGTTAGTAGTATGTATACTCTTTCCGTCTATTCCCGTTACAATTGTCATCGCATTAATGATCCCCTTACTACGATACCTGGGCTCTTATAAACTGTCACCTATATATACTCTCTGTGGGATTAATATTGCGTATTTCCTTCCAGAACTATCGCATTATATGACGAGAGAAGACACTGTACTAAAGATAAATACAGTGACTACCGTTGACATCATAGACAACTTCTTCTTTTTACTACCGCACAGCATCCTGGCGTCAACGAAGGCCAGTTATTAGATAACGGATCCATAAGAGCAAAGATACTCCAAATATTCCGCCCAACCATGTAGCATTAAAATAAAACAGCCTTGATTTCCATAAATAGTTACGTTTCCAGAGATATGTGAGCGGAAATGCCCAAAATGCGATAAAACATATGAATGCTACAATGAATAATCTGTTCCATATCATATCAACAATTCCTACCATAAACTCATATGGTGTAGTAGGATCAGTTCCTACTTGCATAAAATATCGTGTTACAGTTTCATATGAAATATAGCTTTGTTTAACCACATTCATGTATACATTTTCTGATGTACAATCATCGCAGACCAGAAAGTGCAGTTTTAACATAATACGATAGTTCTTTTTGTCCTTTTCGGTATCTGTTTCGTGATTTACCACTTGATGCTCAGCCTTATCAAAATCAAAAACTACATAATCGTTCTTTTGTAGTTTGTGATTAATACCAAGCTTTAGAAAGCGTGTTTCAACTTTCCTATTGTCAGGTGTGAGGCCAATCAAGACGCGATAGAAATGCATACCAGAGAAATTAAATACACCATCAATATGGGGCTCATAGTTTCCTGCCGCTCCATATAAAAATAAATCACGACTCCCTTTTGATGGCGCCTTTGAATAATAGAGCTCATCCATCTCGGAAATATTTATAACGATACAGCCTGATTTAGTACAGAGCTCATTCCAGAATGGATTCTTTTGAATACTTTCAACAATAGCTTTAACATCTGGGCTGAATTCATTGAACCATTTATGGTATGTTTTAGACTGTAGTTTATCTTTTGGTATCTCATTATAGAATTTCTTAGATAGGATATCAGTTTTACTTTGTATTTCCTCTGGAACTTGCCCAATACCAAAATTACCGTCAGTATCTTTAAAGTTTGTGAATATGGCGAATCCCTCAACCATCTTAGAAGTATATTAGAAGTTCTTTCTCACTGTAATAGCCGGCCCCTTCAACCTTTTTGCAGCATTGGGATCATACGCATTAGAATCCTCTTCTTCTTTATCGCGGTAGTAATTTGCCGAGTGCTGCCAGAACTCTGGAGCACCAATACGAAAATCCCCGTGCATATCGGCCTTATACCAGAAAATGCAATCCTCCAGTTTCGCCGACTGGCTCGTATTATCAATCACCAGGCATTCATAGTTCTGCGTACATTGGTCCATAATCTGGCAGAAGAATTCCAGGGACGGAAAAGCAGAAGCATAATTCTCATAAATGCGCTTCCTATTATTTGCATATGGCTCTCGCAGAATAAATACAAAATCCACGTTCGTCCGGAGTGCCGGCTGAATACCCAATGGATACTGCATAGTAATGATAAAGAAGACCTTCAGCCATCGCCCGTTCATAAACAAATAACGAATGTTCTTGTCATGTGTCCAGCTGTCATCGTACATGCAGTCGTCAAGAATCATGAATGAACGAGGGTCCAGGCGCGACTTTGCAGACCCGCCACCTGCCAACTCTTTTTGTATGCGAGCCATAATCATTTTCTGCCTTTTCACAAAGTTTGCCAAAACAATCGGCGAGTATTCTCCATGAATAAAAAGAGGAGGAATCATCTTTCCATAGAAGGAATTCGACTCTTCTGTTCCACTAATAACTGTCCCTAGAGGCATTTCCTGGTGGTGAAAAAGCAGGTCTCGCACAAGAGTGGATTTGCCCGTGCGTCTGCGCCCTATGAAAATCACAACGGCATCCTGGGGAATCTTCTTCATATCAAACTTCTTCAATGATACATTCACTGCTGCTGCCATATTGTATTTCTGACTATATTGTTCTGTTAAAATATTCACTGCGTTTTAGACTTACCATAAGATTTAGTCTGGATTGTAAGAATGGAATCGATACTCGGAGGTGTGCCTCTTCCCAAACCCCATTTCCGGATTGCCCCCCTTTCTTCTAAGCTCTCTTCTGTAACAGGGTTTAGAGACTTGCAGACATATTTTCCAACACTTGATACTATTTTTTCTGGAAAAAATCCAACTAGCCAGCTCTGGTTCGATTCCAAGTACCGTATTTGTGGCATCGACATTTCTGGAATATCCGGACCCTGTCTGGTAGACTTTTGCGTAAATGTAGATTGCTCTGGTGAAATGCCCGTCGCGGAAACGTCACCAGCCTTCTTAAAAGTTACTCATCTTCTAGACCCCATTCGATGGATGAAGGGGCTCTATAGCTTCCCCTTAACAAATAAACTTCCTGGTAATGAAAAAACATGGGGAAATGCTTATAATAAATTGCAGGACCCTATGAATCAGGCATATGTTGAGACGATTGCCTCGTATGCACTCGGCCGCCTAAGAGAGGGCGGAATATCCCCCCACTTCAACAAGTTTTACGGAGCATTCTGCGCAAAAGCCGACACGTATCGTTATAGTGTTACAGAAGAATTTCAGAGCTTCAGAAACTCTCGTTGGTTCTGGAAGGGAAAACATAGTTCGCTCTACAAACTCTCCGTGACTTTTGCGAAAAACTCTTCTACGCCCGTGCCAACCAAGACAGTAGAAGAATTACTCCTTGAACCAGAAGAGTTATTATCCGATTCTGAGGAAAGTGATGGCTCGAATTCCGTCGAAGAAGTAGATGTCGGTGAAATAGAAGAGGTCGACACTTCCGTACATTCTGGCGGAATTTCCGATATTGATTTTGCAGGTGAAGAGTCTGATGAATCTGATTGCGAGAGCGCTTCTACATGCTCTACAGATATTGGCGACACGTATAATATTTACGCAGAGATGTCAGATTTTCCTGTAATGATTCTGGCACTCGAAAGTAACTCTGGGACAATGGATTCTCTTCTAGATGATTATTCTGCAGTTGGTGCTTCTCCTGGGACGGACCTTTGGGAAGCAAAATGGTCCGCGTGGCTCTTTCAAGTTGTAGCGGCCTTATCTGCCGCGCAGAAATTCATTGGATTCACGCATAATGACCTTCACACAAATAATATTGTTTGGACAGAAACTGCAGAAGAGTATATGTACTATGTTCGAGATGGAGGAGAAGTGTTTCGTGTTCCCACTTACGGAAAACTCTTTCGTATTATAGATTTTGGCCGTGCCATTTACACATTAAATGGCCAACTCTTTTACAGTGACGATTTCAAAGTAGGAAACGATGCAGAGGGCCAATACGCTTTCAAACCTCTTGTTGTGCGCCCAGTAAATGAAGTAGAGCCGAATCCCTCTTTTGATTTATGCCGTCTGGCCGTAAGTCTTTTTGACGCTCTTTTTCCAAAACCGCCGCCCCTCAAAGAAGGGGGTGACATACTAAGTTTAGAGGAAGGACTTGAAATGAAAGAAACGGAGAGCGAACTCTACAATATTTTATGGACATGGATGCTCGACGATGAAGGAAAGAATGTTCTTGTAGAGCCGACTGGTGAAGAGCGTTTCCCAGATTTCGACCTCTATAGTCATATTGCAGAGTGTGTACACGGGGCCATTCCCTCTCAACAATTTACTCACCCAGTTTTTGACCGATTCCAAGTGAATTCCTCAGAAGTTGAAGGAGTTCACAAATGGAAACTCTTTTGCTAGTGGCATTTAATGCCGCTTAAATCTACTCTCTCTCAAATGAAATAGAATGCTTTTGCATGACCCACATATGATTCCAGAACCAATCTTAGTTGTTTCTGGACTACTATATCTTTTTCCTGCATACTATGCTCTTCTGCAGAAGAGGACATATAGTCTCGCCACATTTTCCTTCTTAACATTTACTACTGTGGGATTTCATGGAACTCGTTCTGAAATACTCTTTGCCCTGGATTGCGTTGCGATTCTGAATTTCCTGGTACACAATTTCTACTTGTCGCTGGCATCAAGTAGAGCAGCAGCTCTTATGTTTATTGTATCCGTTATATATAGCACATCTTCCTATTTTATAGGACAAAGGTATACTATATTATCATTTCATCCGGATTGGAATACTCAGATGTTTTACCATTCACTCATGCATGTATCAACTGCTTATTCCTCTTATGCTCTACTTTCCGCATACCCCTCTAAAAGTGTGGAACCCCCACTTTTACTTCCATGTCATCTTGTACTGCACCCCCCTGTAGAGCAGAAAGAGGAAGGGAGAAAGGAATAAAGGCCATTACTGCCTCGATTAAACTTGTAGAAGATTCGGGCAGAAGCTGTAAGATACAGAGGAGCATTATGGCACCAATAATGAAATCGCGCGCCACACTCTTAACAGAGGGATTCTTCTCCTCTAAATAAACGGTACTAACTGCACCAAGGACTGCTATAACAATTCCTCCAAGAACCATTCCAGGTACTAGAGGAGTTGACATTCTGGCCGCTACGCAGGAAAAAAAGTTTCCATTCTAGCGCGTGCCGCGGGCCGCGGGCGCACCTATAACTCTTCAAAATCCATTGGTAGGATATCAACTGCCTGCTCTAAATCTTCAAATGACCCAATATCTTCCGGGGGTCCCTCTAAAATCTTTACTTCTTCAATAACATCTTCATTAGGAGGGCTGAGAACTATTTCTGTTTTTTGTTCTAAAGTATCATTTCCAGAAAAAGAAATAGGGGTAGAAGATTTCTCTTCTTCAGCGTCTATTTCCTCTTCTTCTTCATCTAGCTTCTCTTTCTTTTCCTCTTTCTTATCTTCCTTCTTATCTTCCTTCTTATCTTCCTTCTTATCCTCCTTCTTTTCCTCTTTTGTTTCCCCCTTCTTATCCTCCTTCTTTTCCTCTTTTGTTTCCCCCTTCTTATCCTCCTTCTTTTCCTCTTTTGTTTCCTCCTCGTCCTCCTTTTCTAGTTCTTTATCCTTCTCTTTTTCCACTTCTTCTTCATCCTCTTCTTCATCATCTTTCAAATATTCGCGCAAAATGTTTTTTACAGGAAGCATGCTTCGTATTCCCTGTAAAACACCATCATTCAATAAATTCTCAATAAGCCTCTGATTTTTCTGCCTTTCAATAGATGCAACATTTGCCGAAAATAAATACGTATTGCTCCATAAAAGGCGAGAACACTCTCGCAGAGTCCTATGAATAAAATGGTCGATTTTGGGAATCGTTATTTGCAACTTCTTCTGTTTTGTTGTAAGGCGAATTGCAGACAATACCTTTGTGTGGGCAATAAAAACGGCAGTCATCAGCTCCTCCAGGTAATCACACTGTGACTTCTGAGAAATCGCCATGGTCTCGCGTTGCACTTTATCTGCGTTCCAATCTGAAATATCCTCTAATAGCGTCTGAAACATAAGAAGGACACGCTTTGAATCTGCCTCCTTTTCTTTTGCCTCTTCTAGCAAATCCAGAAAAAACTGTTGAATAGGAGGAACCAGGTACTGACACAACTGCTTTGTATATTCAGATTTTGCTTCTGCATATACGCTTACTCCATCTCCACCAAGGTCCATACTAGTTATTTTAGGGACTTACATATTCAGTTTCAAACGCGGATGAGAAAGTTAGAGAGTTGAATCCAGGGACTCGAGCCTGCGCCAATCGCACGAATACAATCTTGCAATTCGACAGTTTCGATTCCATAGTGTTCAATAAGTGTATCCAAAATAAGATATGGGTCGGCACCTTGTATCCGCAGCTTGCAAATATCTGTCCATGCCGGAATACTATACTCAACATCCCTTGTGGGTAATACACCAAAATGTTTTGCCATTGTAATATTTCGGGACTTACGATATGATTTTTCGGAACGGATTGTAATGATACTGCATCTAGAAAGAATGGGCGGGGACAATTTCCAAATCTCTCGCACTTCTAAGCAACATGTAACATTGGCAGCCGCAGTCTCTAGAATTCGTCGCAAAAATGCCTGTGCCTCTTGTGTGAGGTCGTCTGCTCCTTCAATCCAAACAAAAAGGCGGTCTTTTGACCTTACTTGTTGGTGAAGTACCTCGCGGCCCTCTCGCAATGACCTATCTATACGCGCATTCCAGCGAAAAAGTTTCGCTCGAGCCGTCGTTGCTTCTTCACGTATCCAACGCGATTTGCCTATACCTGCCTCTCCATTAATAAGTAGAGCACCCCTGTACCTCTGTGACATTCCTATAGCCTTCTGCGTGACCTGCGTTTAAGCGTTCTGCCGCGGCGACGTGTGCGCTTGCGACCACCTTGTAAACTTCTTGCAAAGGCCTCATTACTAGCAATCTGCTCTTGTTCTTTCTGTAAACGCTGTATTTCTGCTAAACTTGCCGCTTCTTCTTGCTGTATACGCCGTATTTCTGCTAAACTTGCCGCTTCTTCAGCGTGACGCGCATTCTTTAGGACTGACGCGTAGCGTCCCCTGCCAATGATACGGGCTGCAGGTGGGGCAGGTGTGGCAGCGGCAGCCGCCTGCCTTCTTTGCCCTACACTAAATTTTCTAATATTCAAGGGAGGTAGAGCAGCTGGAGAACTTCCTGCCATTTCGCTCGCTGCTGCCGCAACCCCCCTTGGATTTAAAGGAGCTAGGGCTGGGGCAGCTGTAGAACTACCTGCCGTTTCACCCGAATTTGAAAGTGATGCTGCTATTGCTGCTGCTAGTTGCTCTTCTTCTTTGGGGTCTGGAGCTACAACTCCCAAATGTGGAGCTTCACCTGCCCCTTGTAAACGTGAATATACTTGACGGGGAATAACAAATTGCACTGGAGTTGCCAGAAGACATACTCCTTCAAAATGTCCGCCGTTGTTATACATCATATAACAGGGCATATTAATCATATCTCCACGAACATTTCCATTATTTATAATCCACGTACTAGATTCAAGTTCATATATAATAACTTGTATTTTTAAAAAATTACATAAGTGTGTTACATCATCATCTATTAAATATGTTCCAGGTCTAAGAACTCTTAGTTCTATATTATGAAGCGTGAGAGGATTTTGCTGATTTTCTCTTGCAAACTTTGCACGAAACTGCGGTGTGGTTGGATACACACATGTTCTAAACTTCCTTGCAACAATATTTTTATCTTCTTTTGAAAGAAATCGAAAATTACTACAGCCAATTGTTAAAAGAGAGTGTATCAAACAATCAGAATTATTTGAACTTGAATTTAATGTAGCGTAATCTTTGTACTCGGGATTTCTACTTATCTCTCCAATATTACTAACTATTGTCGTCATGCCTCTCTTAAATCTTCCTGCAAAAGTGGTATGTATCATTTCATTTATTGCATTAAATGACCCTAGAGCTTCCACATTTTCTGGAGTAACCTCATCGAAAATTCCAAACTGTGCTTCAGATGGCATAGGATTGCCAGCAAGCTCTTGCTCATATCTATGCCATTGTTCTCCAAGTATTTGAACTTGTTCTCCTTCAGTAATACCTAATGTATAATTCCGAGCATTTGCACGAAAAAACTCGCCCCATGTTCTAATAGCAGAACCACGTCGTAATTCTGCTTTAACTTCCTCGCAGCCGACTTTTCTCAAAGCAAGCGCAAGGCGAGCAGCCTCTGCTGCAGTGACTCCTACAGCAGCCACTCCTGCATTTACGTCTCGTGCTTTATTTAACCTTCTTCTTAACATTACCTCTAATAGCCTGTTTGAAATTATATCAAATTTCTATTGACTACATATTTTCCAGCATTTCCTGCAGAAGCCTCTCGTCATGTTGCGCATTATGCGCCAGATTCTGTGAAGCCATTAAAGGATTCGATTTTACTGATGCGAGAACTTCGATACTATTCCTTTGTACACTCACGTCGAGCTTCAACGGTACTCGGGGACGCACCTGCCCAATATCCGCCACACCCGTTGTCAGACCCACTACGCGATTAACGGCATTGCTGCGGTCGTTTGTAATATCAGCATCGAGCTTCCTCGTGGTCTGGTGAATATCGCCGTCAAAAATAGCAAGCGCCCCCCCATTACCATGCATGGGGTCACGCCCCTGTGCAATCTGCTGCTTGTTCGGGTTGAGCCGCATATTGTAGGCAGCATCGTGGCTCGTGAAATCCTTGTTGACCGAGTTGGGTGTACCAAAGTAATCGGATTTGGCAGAAATCTGCGACTTTTGCGTGGGCCGTGCAATGTCTTCTGGGTCATACACTTTAATACGAGTTGCACCGTCAGCAGCTGGCGCGGCCTGGCCCATCCAGTTCCAGTTAATCGTTCCCTCGCGAATCGTTGTACGAGCAATATCATTCGGGTCCCATACAGTTACTGCAGGCGCACCCTGCGCGTAGCCAACCGGCGTACCCGTCTGCCGAACATTACCTACTATCTCCTGGCGACGTGTGGGGCGGTTCTGGTCATCAAAATGCACTGTCATCGCTCCCTCTCCACCAGCAGGAGCCACGTTCAAGCCAATAACACGCTCCCCAGTCACATTACGTTCATTAGGGCGCACTTCGTAACCTGAACGCCCATAGTCGGCTTCAGGTGCATCAGTATTGTCCGTCGTGTAAGTAGTCATATCGGCATTACGAAATCCAGCACCGCCATATTGCTGGGCCATGGGTGTGCGAAACGAGCCCGTGACATATGACTCGCCGAATTCAACCGCCCCTGCAGGACCAATATTCTCGGAGCTCGTCTCGGGGCGCGCAGTGAATTTCATGACCTGTGTAGGGCGCTGGGCCTCCTTAATCAGGTCTCCCGTTGTCACGAAAAAGCGCTTGCCAGAATCATCAATATAAAACCGGTCAGGTCTGTACTTGCGCACCTCTCCTGCATCCTGCGCAGCCCCGCCAATAAAATGCTGGCCAGGAACCACGGGCTGATTATAGGTGAGCTTAGGATTGTCAGACGTACGCAAGTCATCCGTGCGACGCTGATTATCCATCATGTATTGATTCACCTCGAACTGCTGAAATCCGCCCTTGCCCGTCGTAGCAAATCCTTCATTTACACCAGGGCCAACATGGACCGGCTCAAAAGGCCTCTCGCCCGCCCTGTTGCGCGGGTCATTCATACGACTTTGCACAAAATCCGTATTGTCTTCCATTCCAAAAGGATTGCCATAGGGCGCCCGTGCCGTATCAAACATTGTCTCCACTTCTCGCTTAACCACCTGCGTTACACCCGACCCTGTAAACGTATCAAGGATACTATTATTAGCTTGCGGTCCAACATTCTGTTTTACACGTCCTCCGAAAAAAGGCACCATGTTATTGTGATTGAACTCTGCGGACGGCATTTCCTCCCCCGAAAGTACACTTCTTACCACTCCATTATTGGCATAGTCAGGTACAACTTCAATACAGGTGGGATTCATTGCAACATCTGGTGTCGCAGTATCAATCGGTTCAGGTTTCGGATTAAGGTCCGGGTCCATATTAATGCGCCTCTCGACAGGGGTAGAATAATTCATAAGGGTGCCTCTTACTCCGGGAATAGGCTCGCTAGGAAATGCGGCATTCCCCATCAAGGAGTCGAATCTACGGTCCAGTTCTTGTGCTCCTGATTTTGGCGAGTTTCCCCTCTCCGTGTTTGTGAGAGGATCCGAAGTAGGACCACGCTGCGCATTGGATTGGAAAGACTCATGTTCTTCTTTTCCCGAAAGGCGTGTAACAATATAGCCTAATCCTATTGCTGCAAATAGAGCGGCTGCCTCCATACTACATTAGCGTATGAAAGTGATGTTAGAGGAAATGTACCACAGACCATTCAATGAGCTGTAGTTTATTTGTACCGTGTTGTGCTGCCCCCCCTATGAGAAATCCGTCCCCTTATGCGTTTTGCAGCGCTCTTTATCAAGCATCTTGGAGGGGATGAAAAAATCAAATGGCGTCTCATATGTGAGCTGTGGTTGGTGGGGAAGGGGGTCAAACCGATTCCAACCCGTCGCCCGTAATGTACAAGGGGGGTTCACCAGCCGTTGAAATAAATGAGGCATACTCTCATCAGGTGCGGATTCTAAGGGCGTATTGTTCATTGCGTTCGTATCAGCATTATAAAGCCTCTCATCAACGCGAATACGAGAGCCAAAACGATTAATACCTTTTAAATCCGACTCTACATCTGTCTTCCACTTTCCAACTGGCCAGCTCGCTCCTGACATTTGTATACGAGTTGTTGCATCTACAGGGAAACTTACAGGGCAGTTTGCATCCGGGGGGTTCACATAATAGCGCAGGGCATACGATGTAATGCGCATATCATCTTCTTGATGAAAATCGTCGAATTTTCCCCGAGTTAATGCTTGTTGTTTGACTGACAGCGCCATCTAACTAACGGCTCTTCTTAATATTTCTCAGGCTTTGAGCAAGACTCTTTTACAAGTGGAAGGGGGGCAAAGACGGAAGGATATGCCCATTGCTGGTACTCTCTTAGCGGCACTTGAGTCGTCTCGATTTTCAGTGTGAGTTTGGGATTATTTCTCACAATTGAGTCACCCGTAGGAGGCAGGTGATGCCTGTAAATGGCGTCCGAGTTGGGGCGTGTAATACCGAGCAAGTCAGACTCAAGGTCGACCATATTACCAGAAATACGGCTTACTTCATTGCCTCCAACCAACCCCAAAATATGCCGGCGCTCTTTTACATGTTGTACTGCTGATTTGAATTCCTCATAGGCTTGAGGATTCTCTATTGCATCCTTTCTCGTTGCATCAATATTTGGAGCAGCGGGGAAAGCTTCAGTTATAGATGCCATTCTCATGGTATCTTAGCAATTAACGTCGCGGATATAGGACCGGCTGGGAAGACCCCCGCGAATCCATCCGGGCGATGCCATCTCAGTTATAAGGTGCTCAGGCTTCTGAATATTATTCTTTACAGAAGGAATCTGCGGCTCGAACACACCTTCAAACTGTTGCTCCGTAACCGTGCCAGCCTCCTTGCCCATCCGTACTTGCTCGGAATGAAGGAGAAGAGTCTCAATCTCGGCATTGCCGCGACCGCCACCCATATAGGGTACACTCAGAAAAGGGCGCGCCTGCGCACGAACATTGCAGCGATTGTTATTGAATTCTGGCTGATTCTTCAGCACAGACTCAGAATCAATATCGTGATTATTTGAGCCAAATCCCTCGCGGGCATAGATAAGAAGCTCCTGTGCAGCAATAGGGTTCACTTGCCGGGCATCCGGGACTAGATTACGTGTCGTATAAGCACCAGGGCCCACGGATTGTGTGTAATATTGGCGTATTCCACAGGCATCATCCTTTGTGTGAGTAAGACGGTTGAGTTGCATCCTCTTCTGAATGGTAGATGGAGAATATATCCTGCGTTAGTAGAATGGCAACAACGCGGAGCAACTCTTTGGCAAAAAAGTTCTGTCGTTGCATAAAAAAAGTCCGGAAGACTGTGCGGCTTCGAAGCGGGAGCGGAAGCAAAGGCAGAGAATCCGCTGCTATTGCTATATGTACGAAGAGTGTTCTCCAGACTCGGGGGAAGACTCTGCGTAAAATATCATGTAAAAAAGGAGCAAAACTCAGCACGCAAGCACTTTAGTGCGAGCCTTTTAAGACAAGCACTTTAGTTATTCATCCAGGGCAGTGCACCCCCATCTGTCCCGGGAAGGCATGCTTCTCTACCACCCTCCTTACAGGTCTTCCCAGGAATCTTGTATAACCACTTCTGGTAGGAATCAACATCGTTGGGAATAGTCGTGGAAGGCATCGAAACGAACTGCCGCTGCCCCTGCGTCTTACCAAAGACATCGGTAGGGTCACTGTAAAACTCTGTACGGAAAAAATCATCCAGGGTCACTTTTACACTTGGATCAAAGATTGTTACAGCCATTGGCCGAGTAACATTGTATTTCAATTGGTCTATTAACACGTTCATAAAGGGATTCTTTGCAGAAGGGAGAGTCAAAGTCGCAGGCGCCGCGCCCCCAATCTCATCATAGAATTGCACCGCATTCAAGTTGTCCTTCGTATCCTCATAATGTGATTTACAGCGGGGGGCAGAACCTGAGCCATCTGAAGCCTGGTCGCTCGTAGCATCTGCAAATCCTTCCCTCTCACTCTGCATTTCACGTAGTGCCATAAAGTGAGGGAGTGATAGAATCGTAGCAACACTTATGAAAAATGGCACGGCAAACTTGGTTTGCACAACAACCGTGCTTACCACCGCAGCAGAAAAAGCCAACACGTACACAAGAATAATACTATTCACATACTCGCTTGCACACGGTCCATTCTTCCTTGCCCTTACAGTAAATCCTGTTGATAATAATACTTTGGGATTCTCCCAGGCATAAGGATCACATATTGCATATTTCGTCATCTAATGACTCCTACCGTTAGACCCTATTTCTTTGCTGCTGCCGCTTTTGCTGCTGCCGCTTTTGCTGCTGCCGCCTTTCGCTCCTCTAACTTCTTGCGCAGCCGAGCCTGCGTCTGGGCTAGGCGACTCTTATCATCACGCCCTGCAGCGCGGGCGGCGGTAGGGTCCTCAAATGAAAATGCCTTTCTAAAAGACTCCATCATCTCCGTAAATGCCGGGTTTGACTGAAATTCCTTCATCATCTCCTCGGCCTCCGCTGCCAACTCTTCAGGGCGAAGTTCACCCCTCTGAATCTTCGTCTGCAGACGCTTCCCTACACGCATCATTGCATTCTGCAGAATCGCCGGATTTGCCGTAGAAGCCTGCATCAGAATCTCAAAGGCACGCGCAGGGTCACGCTCTACAGCCTTCAAATCCTCAGGCCGGAGCCCAAAATCCTCAGGCTTGAACTCACGTACAATATCCTCTGCCAGCTTTGCCAGCTTCCCCTTTAAAAACTTCTCAGGCAGCTTCGGAAGAGCACCCGTCCCCCCAAAAATGTCCTTGAATTTCTCCGCCATCGACTCGAAATCCACCTTATCCATGCGACTCCTCCAGTTTTTCATGATATTCTCAGCCCACTCCTTGCCCATCCCCTGTGCAGAACCATTCTCACACATCGCAAGGAGGTCCATAATAGAGAGATAGTCGTAGACTGTCCGCTTTGTCGTCTCACTCGCGGACAACCATAGCGCATGGCTAATCGTCACCCCAGGAAGAATACAACCAGGACACTGCAGGCCCTCCTTCTTCTCAGCATGCTTCATGAATACTGTCTCCATATACTCCTCCAATAACTCAGCAGAAGGAAGGGCCGCCGCCGCCGTCAACTCGGTGGAAAGCTCGGGAAATGTCCCCTGCAAATCAGCAACAAACTCCTTCACCTTCTTCTCGAACGTTCCAGGACCTTCAGACATCTTTATAGTGTGGTGTTTCTTTCTTTAGATAAGGGAGTACGCACTGGCCCCTAGACCGGCCTGGAATCAATCGCCTTCTTGCAAAGAATGCACAGTACTTTCAAATAATTCCAAATGGACTTCTGATTTGCCTCCGTCATTGTTCCCCAGTGCTTGTCAAAAATCAACAAGGCCGGTGACATCTCATTAAACTGCATGCTAATCTTGGCCCTCGCAAAGTCAATCACGTACACATCATCCTCTCGTAGAATCGCCTCATTCAATGGCTTGTATACATACTCATTAAAGAGGTCAAGAATCAACTTGGGATTGATTTTCTTCGCCGCCTCTAGACCATCGGATGCCTGGACAATCTCCCTCTCTTCGGGATATGTCTCGGACAACTCCTTGAAAAACCTTAGTAACTGCATATTAAAAGCACCAAGCGCACTCATGACTTCCTACTAAGAAGTGGTGATTGCTCTTTAGATTTCTTTTTGGACGCGTCTACCTGCGGCGGCTCTGCTTTCGCCCCCGTCTTCTATAAGTGCGCCGCCTTCCACCCAGTTTACCCTCTAAATTATGACTCATATGCAAAGCAACATGATTGCGCGCTTCGGCTCCTTCGGCTGCCCGTGCTACTGGCCGCCGCGGACTGGGGCTCTTGGGAAGCGGTGGCATTTTATCAATATATTCTTCTATAGTTGCATCGAGGCGATTAAATCCACTGCGTAACGGCCCAGGATTTGGTAATAGTGTTATTGTTTCCTTGAAGAATTCTGGCATTGTGTGCTGTTTGAATTTTATTAGACGTTCAAATGCTTTTGTCTTAGACATCTCTATTTATACAAACTAAATTCTCCCGCCCAGCTTGGGCATCCCAAGGTCCCTGTCGCGTTGATACGCCTCCATTTGTTTATCAAACATCTGCTCCTTCTTTGACTTACCCTTTACATCCTCTATAGTGGTTTTTCCCTGCCCTTGTTGTTGTGGCCCTCCCTCTCCCGCATTTCCGTGCAAAAAAGTGAAAGCACCAGGCATTGTCATGCCTCCATCGCCCGCCGAACTCGTGTCTGCGTCAATTCCACTATAGCTGAATCCTTTCGCAAAACTCACTTGTTCCATAACACTAAAAGCGCTTGGCTCTGCAGCACCAGGTGCCCCCGCCGGTGCCCCAGGCTGACCCTGAGGCGCATCTTTTACACGCTTTTCATATAACCAATTCATTACATCCGAATCCGTCCTAGGCTCTCCCTCACCCGCCACAACAATAGTAGGAACTTTCTTCAACCAGCCAGGCAAGGCAGGGCGACCAGGTACAGGGTCCACACAGATGAATTTAAAACTGTTCTTCCATTGCGTTTGTGCCAACTCACTAATGAATGCTTTCGACCATTGGCATTTATTGCTGTAATAACAAAGGTTAGTAGGCTGACTCATTCTAGAAATCCCTCACTATTCTTTCTGCGCAGAGGAGTTGCAATATTCAAACGCAGCAGGAAAATTGATACTTTAAAACAATCCAATCTAATCATTAGAATGTCATCCACCACTTCCACGCGTAAGCCTGTAAAGATTGCGATTGCCCCCGCCGCCTCTGCAAGAAGCCGGGCTCCCACGGATTCTGTCTTTAAGGATGTTAAGCGAGACCCGGAATTACCTAATGTTCTCAAGTTCCGCCTTGACCCCACCACTGTCGGATATGCAAATACTTTGCGCCGTACCATTATTACCGACGTAGAAACCGTGGCTTTTCGCGCCGATATTAATGAACAAGGTCTCACCACTGACGTGACTATTACAAAAAATAGTACGCCAATGAGTAATGAGATGCTGGCGCATCGTATTGGTCTTCTGCCTATTCATGTTACAACACCCCTACAGTGGGAGTCCGAGAAGTACAGTTTCTCTCTTAATGTAGTGAATGATTCCACGGAACCAATGGATGTCGTTGCTGCCGACATTAAAGTTTCACGACTCAATGGAGCAGAGGAAGAGCCCACACTTCTGGCCGGCAAGGAATTCTTCCATCCTGACCCCGTTACGCGTGATACGGCTCTTATTGCAGTTCTAAAAGGGCGCGTCGGCAAGCAGGAGCCCGAGGCCCTTATCTTTACAGCAAAAGCCACGATTGGTACAGGTCGCGAGAATGCCGCCTTCATGCCTGTAACGAGTCGCTGCGCATATGGTTATTCGCGTGATGATAATCCAGAGAGGAAAAAGGAGATTTATACGAACTGGTTAAATAAACACAAAAAGGTGAATCCTACCGAGTTGGAGTCCAATCCTACGCGAAAGGGGGAGTTGGAGCGGGAGTTTGAAACAATGGAAGTACAGCGCTGCTATAAAATCGATGAGCGGGGTGAGCCCTATAGTTTCGATTTCATTGTAGAGAGCGTGGGTGTCCTTGACCCCAAGTACATTGTTGCCCGCTCCCTGGATATTCTGCAGGCCAAGGTTCTCAAATATTCGTCTATTGATTCTGGAGACTTACCCGATGGTCTAAAGGTACGACCGGCCGATGCGCGGATGAAGGGGTTTGATTTCACTTTTCAGAAGGAGGACCATACGATGGGAAATCTTCTGCAAACATGGATGGAAGCTAATCTAATGGAGGGCGCCACAAGTGAAATCACCTTTGTCGGCTACAAAGTGCCTCATCCTCTGCGCGATGAAATGGTTCTACGTGTGGGTGTGGAATCAGGCAAGGACACGGATGCTCGCGCGGCTGTGGCAAAAGCTGCCCGTGCCTGCGCCCAAATGTTCAAAAGTTGGGCAGCGCAATGGGCCGGTGTAACAGTTTAATTAGTAGTTTATAATTAGGGATGAATAATCAACGAAAGAAAAATGCACTAGCTATTGCTGCGCTGCATTTAGGTCCTAAAGGGATTGGAAGAAATGTAAGGTCGCTCAGCCGAAATTTACGTGGCAATGCTTCATTAATAAGTTTAAATGCTGTAGGGAAAGATGGAAAGACCTCATTAATGTATTCCGCACATATAGGCGATGTTTATACAGTTCGTCAATTATTGGACCAGGGAGTAAACCCAAATCTACAAGACGAACAAGGAATGTCGGCATTAATGTACGCTGCTCGTGGCAAACATCTACCTTGCGTACAAGCTCTTTTACAGGCAGGCGCAGATCCCAATTTAGCAGCTCATCTTCCACCAGAAGCAGATTTTCAAGGAGAGAGAGCGCAACTCCAAGGTTATACCGCGATTGTTTTTGCAGGTATACGAGGTGATGCATCTATTGTTGCCGCCCTTGAACAAGCAGGGGCTTCTCTTATACTCCCAAATGGAACCACTGTAATAACAGCTGCTTGTTTAACGGGGCGTGAAATAGAAGTGAGTGATATTGAAACCCTAGATGCATTGTTACGCGCTGGAATACGAGTACAACCAATGGATGTGCAAGAAGCATTTCAAGGAAATTTTGATGATGGTGGTGGCGGAAGCCCCTATCAAGCCCTGTTTGAAACAAATTTAATGAAAGGGTTGATTCGTCAAAATCCTAATAGAGCTGCCCGTTTAGCAATAATAACTGCTTCAGGTTTGCCGTATGGTCAACCACAATACGCTATACTTAATGATACGGTAGACAACCCTGAAGCTGTATTAAACCCTGTAGAGCCAGGCTTTCATAATCTACCCCATCACATGCTGGGAGGTAGACGTAAACCTAAAAGAACGCGGCGGGCCAAGCGCGGCTCACGCAGAAAGTAATTATATTGCATCTTCAAAAATTTTTATTTAAGAACCAAGGGAGTTCTTAAATAAAGATTTTACTGTGAAAATCACATGCTACACTAAGAAATTAATCGGCCTCACCATCAACTTCCTCATAGTCGACTTCCCCACCCTCTTCAGGCCGCTCAGCAAGCTGCTCCTCAGTCAACACGCCATCACTCTCAAGTACCCGCTGAGGAGACACGGCCTCATAAGGTGCACAATCCATAAGGCGCTTCTTCTCAAAACCACGCATCCCATTCACCACAGTAATGGCATTCTGCAGGCGTACGGCAAAACCCTTCTCGCGCAGCTTGTCGCGCCATAGGCTGTGAAGCAGAAACACGGCAGGGCGCAGGGCCTCAGGCAAGCCCTTGAACGTAACCGCGTGAGCCTTGTGCACATCCGTGTAGGCCGCCAACACATCCGCGGTCTTCTGGCGCATTTCCGTCTCATACTGCCAGAATTGGTCACGCTCCTCCGTATAATGCTTCAAGTAATCCACTACCTTCCTCTGTGCACGCAGACGGAAGAAACGCTCCAATGAAGTCGCTTCAGACCCGCGCAGCTGCCGCAGCTTCAAATATGTGGCAGAACACATTCTCCAACGCCCCCCCAAACCATCCTTAAATACCAGCCCCTTCCAACGCCATCCACGCTCCGTCGCCGTGCTCTCTAAAAAGGCCTTGACATCCTCCTCCTCATTGAACTGACGCTGAGGATAATTCGAAATCTGCAGCTTCGCAAACGCCTCAGGCCAGTTCACAGAACGCTCTGCAATCTGTACAGAACCATCCGCACCTGTATAACCAGTCTGCACAACATAGAGCTTTGGCGCACCAACTTTCGCCACAATACGATGCTCAGGGTGAAGTACCACAAAACTCACAAACGCGCTTACCCCGCTACTCACATCCTCCAGCACTCCCGCAAGCGCCCCGCGCAAAGCCTCCATCGTCTTCAGCGGAGAAGCAACCACTGCCTCCTCAAATAACTGGCCAAACGTCTTCTCACTATAGTACGTGTTGTCACCACCCACCTTGGTCCGGGTGGCTATTTGCAGAGAAGACCCGCTCAGCCATGCATTCACCATGAACCCATCGACGAAATCCTCAGTCGAGGACAGTTTCACACCAGTAGGAGGCAGGCCCTCCCGCGCACGCGCAGGTGCCACACACACAGGAACATTTTTCACCGTATCCCACACCACGGAACGCCATACCCCAAACTCCTCAGGAACCTCCTGTCCCTTCTCATAACGAATCACTGCCACACCCTCCTCCTCAACAATACGCAGCTTCTCACCCTCCAAATAGGCCTTCATCTCCGCCCACGTAGAATACTTCTCGCAAAGAGTCTTGAAATATGAAACGCTAAATGACATGTTGTTCTAATACTAAGATGAGCCAACCCTTTACGCCGGTTGCGGCAGCAGAGAAATATTTCACGGTACTTAATTTGGCAGTTGACGGTAGGAGAGTATGGCACAGGAAGAAGAAATACCCGAGTTTGAGTTGGGCGACAGGGTATATATTGAAGGAGGGCGCCTAGATCAAACGCGCGGCCGTATATATTTTATAGGTGACGCATTATTGCGTATCTTACCCGATGGAGTCTCCGACCGTCTTATCGATATATCATTAGTTGATGGGGATTTTCCTCAAGACCTTGGTATTGAAAATTTCTATCTTGTTTCAAAACGGGCCAAGCCAGCTTTTGTTGCGCAAATAGATGCTCAGGCAGGACAAAAACTCGATTCATTTGGCCCAGATGGTTCTCTTGGCATTCAATACACTGTGAAAGAAGTGAATGAGGCCGGTGATTATTTAGTACTCCTTGACGAAACAGGTGGAGAGTTACGAGTTGAATGTAACTTTAAAGGCATTCCCGCAGACGAACCTTTTGTTGTTCTCCGACCACGCCAAGCCCCTGACCAAATAGTCGAAGGCGCCGCTGCCCCAGACGCCGAAGAAGAGGTTGAAGACACCACCGCCGAAAATGCATTTGAAGAACTCGCCTTTGAAGATATTGAAGCAGAAGCAGTTCCTATTATCGGACTTGTTGAACGAGAGGCAAAAGACCGCATGTATCCTGACCGTATACAGCGCGATGAAATGTTCCGTTCCATGCTTGACAGCCTTTCAATCCGCCAGCAAAAATCGCCGAAATTTCAGAAGGAGATTCGCCAGTTTGTGGAACAGGCAATCATTCTTCGTAACACGGTTGTAAAGTACGATTCCACAGGCGACCCCATAGGCCGCCTCCTCACTTCTTTTCAAACCATTTCGGAACTCCTTGAAAAAGCGGATATTCCTCTGGCCCGCCCCGTTTTGCAGGCAAATCGCACCCTCTATCTTGATGCTGAAGAGGGGCAACCTCAAGGTGAAGAAGGTGAAGCCACAGCAGCCGCAGACCCTATTGAAGCCCCTGGAGTCGCAGTAAACCTCGAATATCTTGATAAACTCATTACCGAATCAAATGACTTTCTTAACTCCCAGCTCGGTGGTACAGCAGGTCTTCTCGTAACACCAGATTCACTTCCCCAATGGTATTATTCTTGGGAAATCTTTTTCGAGCGCTTCATGAAACCCTGGTCCTCCAGTGGCGCTCCAGGAGAAGTCATTGCCTTTCAGGGCGACAAGGAGTTTTTTCGCGCACCTATTCCAACAGGTATTGATGCCGAAACAGATGGCCTCCCTCTTCCAGAAACCCCTCTTACATCCAAAGAAATGGTTACAGCAAGTCTTCTGGGCAAAGTTCGTTTTGGCCTCCAAAAAGGTCTTGCCCCGCGCTCGACCCGTCTCAATCCCAAAAAACCCCTTCGAAAAATCGAATCAGGCGACCAAGGCGTAATCAAAAATAATCTCATTTTCCCCCTTGCAGTTCAGCGCGACCTCGGTCTAACTCGCTCTGGCCTTCTTCTAAAAGATATAATTTTCGGATATTCCCCTCCCTCCACAATGCTCGAGATTTTCAAACGTTTTGGCGGGATTTCAGAGGAAACCACCACCGGTTCTATTACATGCATTGGCCCAGAAGGCTCCAGTCAGGGAGATATAGGAATTGACGACTGGCTCAAACAACAGCCTCTACGTATTAAAGGCCTCGGTGATGCCCTGGTTGAGGTGAAAAATCTCGGCCTCACCGCGCGCGAATTAACAGTAGAGCAACAGGCGGTCTTGGTGGAAAAAATCCAGCAGCTCCGTGCACTTGTAAAAGGGTTTATTCTTAACAAGCACGTGGAATATGAACGACTTATTGCCGCCCTTCGCATTGACAATAACCCCTTCCTACAGGGCGAGGCGCTCGAAGAGTTACTTGCAATCATCGTATCAGAGCCACAGCTTCAGCCAAGAGTAGAAGAGTTGGGGAAGATTCTGCCCGTGTATAAAGGGAATGATATTGCAACAGTGGCAGGAATATGTGTAAAAATGTCCGATTTGTTCTTAACGGCAATGGCCGGTGTCCCTGCTTCTCTTGCAAGAGAGAGGAATCGTACAAGCCGTGACACATTTATGGAAACTCTTCGCCAGACTACTCGCAAAATGATAAAGAGGGAGAATGCCGGTCAAGAGCCGCAACCAATCCAGTGCCCTCACACAAGAAGTCTCCAAGAAATCCGAAAGGTAAAAGAGCCAAACGACCGTATTAAATTATTTGCCAAGTTCCTTGCCCGTTTTCAGGGCCCCAAAAAAGGGAACTGGATTACATGCGCCGCAAGCCCGCGTGATAATTTGCATAATCTCGTCTGCTATCACGAAATTCTCCTCTTGCAAGAATATTTGCATCCTCGTGAAAAAGATACGATTCATAAAGAGCTTCTCCTTGCCTTTAGTGGCGGCGTCTTTCACGGAAAATACATTTGCAAAAACTGCGGCCAGCCCATTTCCCAGATTGATTATGACCAGAACATTGAGTTTGACGATAATGGTCGGCCCATGTCTGGCCGCGCCGCCCTAGTAGACACTGATGAAATCGCCTCAGAAGAATTTCAGCAACTCTTGGGCGCTCCTATAGAGGGTGTAAAAGAGGCCGAGTTTGCAAATGACACGCAGGCAATGATATACAAGACGGCAAAAACCATTTTCGATTTAATAGGGATTTATCCTGATACGGAAACGTATGCACATATTCTTGAACGAGTAGAGGGCGAAGTTGCCAAGCAGCCGAGCCGCGAGGATTATGCAAGACTTCTAAAAGCAAGGGCAAAAGCGGGGAAACAAGAAGGCAAGCCTCTCGACTATGATATTCTGATTATGAGAATCGTTGTTTGCAGTACTGCGGCAAATGTTCTTATTGAAGTGCAGACGCATGTTCCAGATTATATTGTGCGTATGAAAATACCTGGGTGCGTGGCTGGATTTACTGGTTTTCCTCTAGGCAAGGATGACGACAAGACGGGCCTGAAATATATTAGTTGCGCCGTATCCTCTATACAGAGAAACGAGGCGCCCTGGAATATGACTGGATTCCTCCTGCAGCCGAACGAGAAGAAGCGTCAAGAAGTGATTGAGGCATCCGTGGCAAAAATGGCATCAGAGGCAGTAAAGACGGCAGCAGTACAGCAGTTGATTTCCGTGAAGCGGTCGTATTATGAAAAACTATATGGCGCCGCAATGATAGGCACAAGTATTCCAGAGTTTATATTACCGCGATTCAAGCCTGTCCCCTATTATGTAACTCCAGAAGAAGCCATGCAGGACCCTGTTATTCCAGAAGCCGCAACAGAGACAGATACTGCAAGGGGCTGGATACAAATGGCGCACCGTGTTGCACGCGAAAGTGGAAAGTATGTGAAAGGCTCTCCCTATTCAGAGACAACTTCGTGTTATACAAGCATTCGTGAGCCGCGAGGATTCTGGGCAGCAAAAGAAGCGACTTTCCCCACTCTTCCTGCAAAGAAAGCGCCTTATGGTCAGAGTGGAAGCCAGGTCACTCTTCCCTTTAAGCCCCGTAAAGTGCAACGTCTTCTTGCCGAGCCTCCAGAGGAACTTTTTTATCGCGTATTTCTGCGCGTATGTTACGATGGTCCGCGAAAAGGTTTGCCACACGAGCCAGGATTAACGCACGGCTGCTATCATTGCGGATTTGTTTTTCCAGAAGACCCCTATAGTGAATCGCCTGCACCCCCTCTTATTAAAGAGTTGTACAAGACGTGGCAGACAGAAGTAGAAGGAATCATTACAAAAGGAAAAACGGCCTTGGAATCACAAAAAGTCCCTGTGACAAAGGACACCTTTCAGGACGTCTTAGATACGACCCATTTACGATATACGGTAAAACTTGACACCGCCAAAAAACCTTTTACTGGTGTGGCTCTTCTCGACCGCCTTCGGTCTATTGAACCACCCCCTTTTGAAGGATGGGTAGTACTTATGTCACAGACAATTGAACGCGTGATGAAGATGACACCAACACCGAGTGTTATGGAAGTCGCGGATGCATATGGCCCAATGTCCGATTTTCTCGCACAAGAGTTGGACGAGATTGGCCGGCGCGTGGGAGAAATATCTATGGCGGCGATTCGAGACATCTTGAAGCAGTCGCCGAGCCAGATAGTCGAATCAATACGGGCATATTTTCTCATTCCATTCAAACGCCTTCTTCAGAAATATAATACGGATTCTCTGAAAGTCCCTTCTTCTTATAAACTTCCTCCAGATACAAAAGAAAATATTCAAAACACAATGAGCGACCATTTCAGATACTTGAAAGACTTGGGAAAACTTGTTAAAGGATTTACTTCCATAAAGTTGGAGCACGCGAAGAAGCAACTTGATGTAGTACTCCCTATTATTCAGAAGGAAATCCGTTCTTCACTTGTTCCTGGAGGAGCAGAGGCAGTTCCCTATATCTTGGGAACAATCATCATAGGGATTTTGGGGGAATTCATAAATCCCAATATGGTTCCTTTTGCATCTGCTGGAGGAGAAGGGGGTGCATATGAACCTACTGCGCGTGTCCCTATAAAGATTTTAGAAGTATGTCTGAGTCGTCTGAATTTAGAGGGACTCAATCTTTCAGAAGAGGCGATTAGAGACATTGTTTCCAGGCGCATAGAGGCAGAAAAAATGGTCTTTATTAATAAACTGGATAAAATGACGCCAGAGGAAAAGAAGGTTGAACTAATGAAAAAACGTCTGGGATTAGGAGATTGGTCTGTAGGAGGGACAAAGGCGATTTATTCATTGGATCCAGAGCAAATAGAAAGGGAGAGGCTGCAACGTATTGAAATGGGAGTGGGCGATTTTGTACGAGATGCAGGAGCTCTAGAACATGCTCAGAATCTTCTTAGAGAAGAAACATTTGGAGGAGGCGGAGAAGGAGCAGAAGGAGGCTATGATAATGCGCAAATGGAAGCGGATGATTATTAAGGGGGCGCACCGCGCGCGCGCCGCGCCAACCCTATAGAAACTCTTATATCTTATACAGAAATGCGCATTCTTCTTTACAGTATGGTGCTTTATTTGACGGGAATTGCTATTCTTCTCTGGGTACGTCCGGCTCTTATGTTTAAGAAGAATGGAGAGTGGAAAGAGTTTGGAATGAATAATTCGGATACAACTATTTTTCCCTTCTGGCTCTTCTGTACAGTATGGGCAGTAGTAACATATGCTGTTGTCTCCTCTCTTGTCACAGAAGATTACATGGATTTAATGAATAGTGCATCTACTGCTTCGAGTATTATTGCTGCTGTGGAATTACCTTCTCCCGCACCCCCGCCTACACCGGTTAAATTAAATTCAGAAGAACTTGCTACGGCATCTGCAGCAGAAGTTCCAGAAGAAAATACGGCCAAACCTGGATATTATAAACTGAGTGAAACTGTTCTTAAAAAGAAGGGGGTTCCGAGATATATTTATATTGGACCCGAAAAACCAGAAGATATGGATTAATACGAACAAAATAATAAAACTCTAATGAGCAGATGGCAGAAACAGGGCAGGCACGTAAAAGTATTATTCCAAGTAGTGCTTCTGTATTTAAAGCTACAGAGGCAGAAGGGGCACCAGAAGTAAAGAAACCTCCTATGCAATTTAAAATAACATCAAAAAAACCTATGGCGGAAGCAGCGGCGCTCCCCAAACCGCAGGCCGAGCCTCTGCCAAATCCGCAACCAAAAGCACCTGTAGAAGGAGCCCAAGAAGGCCAAGAAGAAGCAGCCGCTATATATATATATTCTCCTCCCTATGATGACCTAACTCTTGGAGAGATGACAAAGTTCTTCAAGAAGAGGGCAAAGAATCCAATTGGATTTACAATAAATGCTGCGGGAGATTTGGAAACAAAAGAAGGAGCAAAAGTTACGCGGGCACGGGGGGCAGGGGAAGCGGCTGGAACAATTCGTCTGAAGAGGTTTGTACCTCTAGAAGCTTCTGAACTACAAGCTCTAGAAGAAGCGCGCCTCGAGAAGCTAGGGCAACTTGATAAAGAGTTTGAAGAAGAAATGGGAGAGCTTAGAAAAGCAAATGAACTTCACTCTCTTACTGGAGCATTACGAGAGGTTTTGCAGAGTAATCGGCGGCTCGAAGAGATTGATATGCGGCGTTCTGCAATGCGGGCGGCTGTTAGAGGAATCGGTATAATAGAAGACCCAAGAGTGAATCAAATAATTCTAAGTGACCGCTATGAAGAGCGAAAGCTTTTTTCAAAAAAAGACCAATTCGGCCAAGAGTTGTACCGGATGTTCTTTTACACGTTCAAGGCGGAAATGGACCAGGGTAAATATGTAGTTGACGAAGGCGAAGCACCTCTGCCAGAAGAAAAAGGAGAAGATGCAAATGAAATGTTATATAGGCAGAAGTTGCGAGATGGAAGATATGCTAGAATATTTTTTGATACTGATTCGGATGTAAACGGATTTTTGAGTCCAATGTATATGGTAGATTTCACTTTGGCCGTTTCTGCAGAAACGAGATATTCCTCTCCAATACAAGCTTATGAATGTGAGCGCGCGAGAGAACTTGGGAAACCAGAAGTGGCGGCAAATATTTTAAAGACGCGTTCACCTCGCACGATACGACTCGTAACGCGAGAGTTGAAAGGACATCCTGCAGATGCAAAAGGGCTTTGGACAAAGATTTACACGGCGGTATATGGTCTTCATCCGATTTTAAAGGCAAAACTTATTGCAACTGGGTCGGACGCTCTTGTATTTGCAGATGTGCGAGAGGGGCCTTCTTCTATTGGTCTCTCCAATAAAGATTCGGCCGTACTTGATCCGGCAAAATGGAAGAGTGAAAATGCAGTAGGAGTGGCTCAGGAAACAGTTCGTTCAAGATTAAAGGAGGGAACAGAGGCAGAAATTGCCGAATCAGCTGCGCCAAAAGAATCCACTATAACTGAAGAAGAGCAGAATAAAGCAAAAGTGGGTGCAATAATAAACTCGCGGCGCTAAGTGTTGCGCCTTTGCCTGCAACACGACTGCCCTAAGTGTTACGCCTTTGCCTGCAACACGACTGCCCCAAGTGTTGCGCCTTTGCCTGCAACACGACTGCCCCAAGTGTTGCGCCTTTGCCTGCTTAGCCCTGTAGGGGATATGGCCTGAGCGTGGCCTCATTTTTATCACAATCAACGACCTTCTGTGAATACGTGTAACAAGTACCAGTTTTGTCCTTGTATACGGTATTGTCGATAGTTTGAGGATGAGGATATTGATAGAGGATGAGGGGCGGCGTCTTGAAATACATTAACATTAGCCAGCCAATAAAGAGCCCTCCAATAAATGGTATAATCTTGAAATGGTGCAACATACCAACTATTGGGTTATGCTAAAATAAGTCTACCCAAGAAGCGAAACTTATTTTGGCAGTTTACTGTAGTGAAAAATGGACACGTTTACAATGTTATTCTGGCTGAGTTCTTTACTTTTCTTCGGCTCTTCATTATATCTCTTATGTTGCACAAAGAAGAGCCCTGTATTTTACGCACAGGTTGCATCCGGATGCGGTATATTCGTAGGCAGTAAGATTGGCCGTAAGTTTTTAGGATTAGACTAATGAAAGAATATCCGTTCATTACAGCAGATGTTCGGATTTCTAAAGACAGACGCATTTGACACTGCCTTTAGTGTAGTAATAGGCATTGGAATAATGGCTCTCTTCAAACCAATGTGCAAGGGAACAGAGTGTTTTATAAAAAAAGCGCCGCCGTATGACGAAATAAAGAACTCCACGTATCATCTTGGTGAAGTCTGCTATCAATTCAAGGCGTCCCCTGTAAAATGCCCAGATTCGGGTATAATCGAGCCCTTTGAGCGTTTCGTACAATAATCGATTATCAATTCATTTGTCAGAAACTATGAGTACTCTTTTGTCGGACCTTGAAAGTTCTCCGGCGACAGGTGATGGTGACTTTGTTCAGAACATATTAAATGAGATGAATGGGGGGCCTCCTACTGCCCCCCCTCCGGCCATGAGTGGTGGTGTAATAAACGCGCCAAATCCCAATACCATTGCACCTATGGTAATGGACAATGCTCCTGTAACATCTCACATGATTGGAAATAGTCATCCTACTCCGGCAGATTTTGCAAATATGATGAACACTCATAATGGTCCGACTGCCGCTCAGCAGGGGGGTGGTGGTGCTCCCTATGAAACTCCCAAGCAGTATGTGGCGCCTGCGCCCCAGAAGCGGTCGTGGTTGGCAAGAAGCATGGACGAGTTTCGCGTGGCCTTCTTCGTATCTATTATTGTGTTTACTTTCAGTCTTCCTATAATCAATATCTTATTTGCGCATTACATTCCCTATATGGTGAAGAGTACGGGCGACTTGACTTGGGTCGGCCTCGGTGTGAAATCCCTTATTGCGGGATTGACTTTCTGGATACTTCAGAGGGTGATTGTTCCCCTTTTATCCTTTAGTTAAGCTCGGCATTTGACGGGGCAACCCTGGGATGCACTTTATTTTGGCACGACACGGTAGAAGAGGTTTCAGATGTCATATGATAAGAAACTATTGCCAGCGGCCCTTTTATTAGTGGGTCTCTATATATTATATGTTCAGAAGCTCGAGACGGCTCTTGCGACCTATGGTATTGGGCTCTTAATCTTTGTCGTAACGGATTCCAAAGAACTGGTCCTGGCTTTTTTCGTGGCGAGTATATTTATTAAGCCATTAAATCGTCTTTTTTCCTCTACTTGGAAGACGGAGCCTGTGGGAGTAGAGGCTTTTCAAGTACGTGATGCCCCTAGCATTACTGCCCGGCTAGAATCTATAAAGCAGGGTGAGCCTCTGCAACCAAAAGTCGACCAGAAGGCGCCTATTTTACCTCTTTACAAGCAGCAGATTGAGCCTGGTGCAATAACTGGAGTTCTGGAGTCGCCCTCTATTTTGGATAATAGTCCTCTACAGGGTTTTGCTTCATTAGGAAAAGAGGGTGTTCCTGGAGTAAGTATTCCTGCTTCTGCAAGGGCGCGCGTATTAATCTACCCTCCTGCAGAGACAACCGTAGCTCCTCTGAAAGAGAGCATGGACAATCCCCCTATGAATAACCCTTATTTACAAAATGGGCCTGATATGGAAAGTGTAAACGGTGCGTTAATTGACCGTGGGACGGATATGATGGGCGGTACACCTGGTTCTGAAATGGACGGGCTCACAACGGATTCTGTAGCTTTTTAATGAGTTTGGGATTTACGTTTCAAAAATCAAGAACTTACTGTCAAATAGACACATTTAAGTCCACCCCCTTTAAGGAGGTGGACTTAAATAAACAGAACACGCTAATAGATTCTTGATTTTGGGACAACACGGTAGGGATGCCATCAAAGAGTTATTTAACAGGGCGTTGTCCGCCAGGAATTATTTGTATAACACCAGCCACGATTCTTATTTGTCTTCTTCTTACGTGTGTAGTGATTCTCGTAGCAATATATTTCCAGGGGGCAGCACGAGAACAAGCGCAACCGCCGCCACAAGAAGCAGGTGGGACGGTCCCCCCTTCTATTGCTGTACAAGTAGCTACATCGCAGGGCGATGACCGTTTTTCCAGGGCGCCGAAGCCAGAACGGCATTGGGTTACAAGAACAGAGATTCCGACACCAGAAGAAATATTTGGCAAACTTCCTCGTGTTCCAACACGGGGCATTCCCGAGACGTATCAATCAATGGGAGTAATAACAATGGAAGATGGCCAAGTACTCCCCCTGTACGGCCGCCGCACGGCATCAAGGTCCGACCGTTTCCAGTATTATACAAGAACGGATACATTTAATCCCGTGCAACTTCCTATTAAACACAAGAGACGTGATTGCCAGGAGGATGTCGGTTGCGAAGAGCTTTTTAATGGAGAGAGTGTAAGTATTGGCCCTACTGGGCAACGAGGTGCAGTTACTATTTACAGATTTGACGGGCCCACGTACGTTCCAGGAATCTTTTAATATTTTGGCACTTGACGATAGAGTAGCATGCGTACATGCAATGCAGCAAAATCAATAGTTTCATTTCCAGCGACTATCAAAACTGGGACAACACTTACACAGACAATGTATGATTACATTGAAGAATCACTTACAGCAGATTTCAACTGGTCAACACGGGCAACTGTTCCAACTTTTGAAGCAGGAAATAAAGGTGTTATTGACGAAGTGGGTGGCGGCGGGTTGGGTGTGACAACAGTGAATTTTAATAATTTATCATATAATCTCTACAGTGCAGGAATATATCTTCCTTCGCATAACTCGTGGCTTATTAATAATAAAGCAAACAATACAGCCGATTTAATATTGATTTTTAACAATCCAAACGAACTACTAAGTAAAAAATATGATTATATATTTTTGGTTATTCCTATTTTGGAAACAAATTCAGGAGATACGCCTACATATTTAAGTGGCCTTGCATCTGCTGGGCCGACGCCTACAGGGGGATATAGCCTTCAATCCTGTATGCCCGGTGACTCCTCGCAGTTTGCCTATTATGCGACATGCCTTTCATCCTCTAATAGCGCCGGTGTAAGCACGAGCACAGGCACAAGTGGCACAAGCACAGGCACAAGTGGCACAGGCACAAGCACAGGCACAAGCACAGGCACAAGCACAGGCACAAGCACAGGCACAAGCACAGGCACCAGCGTAAGCACAAGCGGCACCCCTACAGTTAAGGCCAAGAATGCTATAGTATTTCTATCACTAGAAGGGAAACAAGTTGATAGTTCTATACTATTATCTATAAAAAGTGCGCCAGGTCTTGGAGGAAATTTCGTAAGGATAAGTGACGCACCTGTAAATGACATGATAAACATTACCAGCTTTTTAAAACAGACTGGTTCTGAGTTGACTACTACGGATATTATGCGCTATGTTCTTACGACACGGGTTCTATTTCGAACTCAAACTACAACCGATATTAATTGGACAAATCGTTCAGCAGGCGTGCGGACAGATTCACAGACGTCGTATAAATGTACACAGTTTGACCCTGAGAAAGACACAAATAAAGATGGAACTGTTACAATTGATTTAACAACTGGGCAAATCCTGGATGAAGTGTTAAAAGAAAGACAACTTGTCATTGATTCAATGAATACTTTGGGCGATAATAAATCCCAAGGTGATATTAAGCTTGTGCCATATTTTATTGGGGGGATTTTGGGACTTCTTTTTCTATTTAGTGTAGGAATGTTTGTATATAAATGGTGGAATGCCCCCGTAATGAATATGGTTTCTCCAGTTGGAACACCTGCAAGTTCAACTAATGTGCGCGAAATATTATACAATAATTCCACAACAATAACAGTCGGAGTTTTATCAATCATTCTAGGGGCGATTTTTGGTGCATTAATTGCATTAAACGGAAAAATTACTAGTAATGCTGCTACAGAAGAACAAGTAAAAACGGCGGTTATTGCTGCGGGAAAGTCTAGATAAGAGTAGCGAGTCCCTTGTCTTGTAAGAATTTACTTACTTCGTTTGGTTGCGGTGGGACCGTATCCAAAGGTTGTTTATTATCTTGGGATTCATCTACGCGTTCAAAATCATTTTTACCAGATTCCTCTGTAGGCTCGAATCCTGCCTCCTCTAATTCAGCCTCTCTTCTGGGAGGGTGTACTTCACCAGGTACAACATTAGGAGAGGGTACATCCAACTCCTTTATCTCTGCAGTAGAGTCATTCGGCTTTAGCATGGACGTCACTTTTATTACTGTGCGGCGCCTGTGCTCTAAGAAGAGGGCTGCGACGGCCATGAAAGTTGCGAGGCCAATCACTACATCATATTGAAGAACTAGAAGAACAGCTACAAATGTTACAATGCATCCAATACTTGTTCCTACAATAAGTTTCAAGAGCCAGCCAGGAGAATAGGGGGCAATGATAAATACGAAGCAGGCCGATAAAAGGGCGATTAAAGTCGGTGAAACTGAAACTCTCATATCTACTGTGTGGCAGCAATAAATTTGACATGACACGCAGCCCGAGCAACAAGTATGGAAAGTATTTTAACTAGCAAGGGATATTCGGTGGCAAAGGCGGCGCTCACGGCAGAACAGACACGGCGTATTCAAGAAGAGTTGAAGGTCGCACCTAAGATGAATACAAAATTCGCAACAAAAGCTGCGGTAGAGGCGGCAACATTCAAAGTGTACAGGGAATCTCCTGCGCGTTGGTATTTACCACGGGCATGGGCGGAGAAGGAGTTCGGGCAAGCGGCACAGACTCTTGTATCAGAAGGTCTCGACCTTCGACCAGAACTCACGTTCAAGGGTTCCCCCTATGACTATCAAGAGGCAATTATGGCATCATTTATTAATGCCGGGGCGAATGGCCTTATCTGTGTTCCATGTGGAAAAGGAAAGACGTTCATGGCACTGGGTATTGCTGCCCGTATTGGAAAACGGTTCTTGGTCGTGGTGGACAAGGAGTTCCTAATGAATCAATGGCGTGGCGAGATGGAGGCGTTAATTCCAGGTCTTCGCGTAGGGATTATTCAAGGGCCGAAACGTGAGACGGACCCTGCAGCCTATGATTGTACAATTTGCATGATTCAGACTCTTTGCAGTCAAGAGTTTGCAGAAGACATTTTCAGGCAGTATGGTTTTGCAATCTTTGACGAGTGTCATCACCTGGGTGCGCAGCATTTCTCGAGGACGTTGCAGCGTGTACAAACGGCAAAGATGCTCGGTCTCTCTGCAACTCCTACGCGAGAAGACGGGCTTACAAAAGTATTTACGTGGTTCTTGGGTGAGCCCGTATATTGGGAGAAGACAAGGGAGCCAGACCCTACAGTGGAAGTGAGGGGAGTATTTATCAAATCCGATGACCCAGTATATAATACGATTCCTACAGATTGGAGGGGGGAGCCAGTGATGGCGCAACTTCTTGGAAATATTCTCAGTTGTCAAAAAAGGGCGGCGGAAATTCTTCGATGGATTCGGCTGATGTGCGCCGAGCCTGCGAGGCGCGTCCTAGTCCTTTCAGAGAGAAAGGGCCTATTGGAGAATCTGGAGACACTGATAAAGGCGGCAGACCCGTCGCTTAGTGTGGCATATTATGTGGGTGGTATGAAGGAGGAAATCCGAGAAGCCGGTGCAGCAACGGCGCGTATTCTTCTTGGAACTTATGCAATGGCAAGTGAGGCAATGAATATTAAGACACTCAATACGGTGATTCTTGCGAGTCCACGAAAAGCAATAGAGCAAAGTACTGGGCGCATTCTGCGTATTCGCCCTGACCAGAGACAAGTTCCTCCCGTTATTATTGATATTATTGATACACATTCAATGTATCAGGGACAATGGCGAAAGCGCCTCACTTATTATAGGAAATGTACCTATAATGTGGAGAGGTGGGAGATGGGTGCTACTTCAGGTACAGTATATGGTGGTCGAGGCGCACCTGCAGCTCCTGCAACGCCAGCCGGCACCTGCCTGATTGAGGATTAAATTACTCCTCCAAGCAATGTACTTGCCTGCTCTATTCCTGCAATAATAAAACTGCTTATAGTATTATCTTGGGCGGCGATTTGCGCGGGTGTGAAGAAGCTAGAATAAGTATCGGCAAGTTTCCCTTTTATTTTTGCAATATTTTCTATTTGGGAATACACTACACCAGATGCATCTGTAAATGCCTGTGCAGAAGATTCAAAGGCTCCCAGGGACGTTGATACAAGTTGTTGGACGTAGGGAGTATTTTTAGAAAGAAGGGCAATAGAAGACTGCTGAAAGTTATTCCAGTATACATATTCGTAACCCACTGTTGTACTCAATGTAGCAATATTTGAGCTCTGTTTATTAAACTGTGTGAAAATTGTATCAAACGAAGTAATGAATGTATTGAGATTTGTAAGAGTGAGATATGCATTACTGAGTTCCACGGTATTGAGATTGATAGGTATTTGCGCAACAGGGGCGCCTCCAAATGCTGCATTTAATCCATTTTGTGTAGAAGCATATTGGACTGCGCCGAGCACGAGGGAATGGTACTGCTGTTTATAATTCACACTGAGCTCTTGGCAAAATGTCTGCCGATATTCATAGGAAGACCACTCTTGATTATTTATACTATCCAGGATTCCTGTTAAATAGTCTTCCAGTTCAATCTCGGATTTTTTAATAATGCTCGACTGAATAAAGAGTTCCGTTGCATCAGTCTGCATTTCTTCTCTTATTTGTCGCACGGTCTCTTCATGTGTGTCAACTGTAGTCTTGGAATCCTCATATTCTTTAGAAAGTCTTCCTATATCAGCAGTAAGGTCGTCAAATTGTTTCTTTTTAATTGTGGATTCATTTATGAAGCCTCCTAAGCTACTTATACTTGACTCACGTCGCGACCTGAAACTGCTGAGAGTATAGGAGTCCGTTATATATTTTGTTAAACCCGCATCATAATCTTCATCTCTCTTGCTATTAATCCTTCGAACTCTTATATCTCCAGCAACACTTGAAATATAGTGTGTACTTATTGTACTTAACATGCCGCTAAGGTCTTCGACTTTGCGTGAAATCCTCTGATAATTGGCAGAACAGCGTTCCACTTCTTTTTGTGATATTTCCTCAAGCGCTTTTAGAGTATTAATACGCCTCATAGAACTGTCAATATTATTTTGGTACTGTATGAGCATTGAAGCATATGCATCTGTTTGCGCAATGCCGGCGATTGTTCTGAGGGTCTCGGTGTTTACTTGTTCTTTAAGCATTTGTGTGGAAGTTTGATAGACTTGTTGTTGGGCCATGGAGCGGATAGTAAAAAGTGTTTGGTCTCCCCCCCGTTGGCGGCCGCCTGCACTCTGTATTGTCCCAGTGGGCAAGCTATTTTGGTATGCAATATCTGCAGAAGTGAAATTACTAGCAGCTGATGCATATTGGTCTGCAATATATGTAAGACTTGAAAGGGACAATGCGTAGTTGTAATTGGCTCCTGCAGCACCATACAGGGTACTCAGCGTACTGGCGGCAATACAAGTACTTTCATAATTTTTCTTAGCTTTTGCTTGACGTATTTTGAGGGTTGCAATATCGGACCGTATTATACTACTTACTTCTACTTCGGATTCAAGTGTACTACTTGCGTCTCGCCATACTTGTATCCTTTTAATGAGTTCTTTATAGGATATATCCTCTGCAAAGTATGCAGTGGAAATTCTTTCCTTAGCGGCTGAAAAGGCCTTGTCAGTTTCGTCGTAGTACTGTTTTTTGGCAAGGTACACATCATTTAGCCTGTTATATTCGATTGTACTTATCCTAAAATTCTGCAATTCGCGTTCTTCATCTGCATCAGCCTGCCTATATTGACTCTCGTAATCATCAATATCTCGCTGTATAGTAACAAGACTTCCAGAGTTGTCTGTGATTTCTTGAGTTAGACTGCTTATAGTAGACTCATATATATAGTCCTCATTCATTAAAGAAGAAAGAAGCACATCATCTGCTGCATATTTTACTTCGCATGCAAAGATGTCATTATCATAGGCAGAAATAATACTGTCTGATTGTGAAATTAATAGGGTATATTGGTTTATAGCGTCTTGATTTGCATTAATAGTAGAATATTCGAGGCCGATACTAGTGGAGATTGCTGTACTATAATTAACAAGGTCGGGAAGTGACATGGCTTCAAGGGTGGATTCATTGTATAAAATAAACCCATCATTAAAAGTCGCAGGTTCTATATTAGGGTCAATAATGTCCGGAAATTCTGGGCCATACTCGTCATCTAGGGGGCCAGAGATTGTAATATATGTAGGGCCTGTTGCGAAAGGGGCTGGAAGTGTTGTAGGGCCTGTTGCGAGAGGAGCTGGAAGTGTTGTAGGGCCTGTTGCGAGAGGGGCTGGAAGTGTTGTAGGGCCTGTTGCGAGAGGAGCTGGAAGTGTTGTAGGACCTGTTGCGAGAGGAGCTGGAAGTGTTGTAGGGCCTGTTGCGGCTCCTGTTGCGGCTCCTGTTGCGGCTCCTGTTGCGGCTCCTGTAGGTAAATCACTCATCCTCTTTGACTTCTATACTGGTTTTTATTCGTTCTTAAAGCCGTGAAATCCCTGAATTAACTGCTGCCAATGGAAGCACTTAATTCAGTGTATAATAGTATGTAAAGTGTTTACTTGCGTCCCTTGCGCTGTTTAGTTCCCTTGCGTCTCCTTGTTGCTTTGCGTCTACCTCCACCAGTCTTGAGGCAAGCAGGGTTATACGACCTTGCATCGTAGGGTGTTTGTAGAAGAGAAGGGGCGCCGGTTGAACCAACCCATGTGCTTGGAGTATTGCTATAGCCGGCTGTAGGAGCAAAATAGGCAGCACCGTCTACTGTTTGTACTCCGCCCATTTGTACAGGATTCAGGGGGTTTGACACTGCGCCTTCGGGGGCAATTTTCATAACTTGAGGGATTCCTGATGTATAAGGTGTCCCACCAAATATAGAAGAATCGGTTAAATCAAAACTGTAACGGCCGCCGCGTTGTCTACGTCTACTGCGGCCAGCTCCACGCCTCCCGCGCCCACGCCTTGTGCCACGGCGACGACCACCACCACCCATACCGGGAAGTCCAGCCCCCATTCTAGGATTTGCAATAAAGCCAGGGGGTGTCGTGGCCATGCAAGAAGATTGGGGGACAACTGTTTGGCCAGCGTCTATTCCAGGGATAATAGGAGCGCCAAAAGTATACGAGTTTCCAAGACCTCCTCCATTTTGTGTATTTGTACGCATCGCGTCCTTCTGCCTATTATTTAGAAAGCAATTCCGAAATACAGTATCCCTTAAATTCAGCACTCCATTTTGCTGTAACCCATGTCTCACCTTTTTGCATGGCTTGTCGAATATCTCTACTGAGAAAGAATTGTTGTACAGCGGCTTTTCCAATGAGAACTCCGTCTTCTCCAATAAGATTGTATACATCGGGCAATGAATCAATAGGGGAGAGGCGAGCTTTTACTCCTGCAAGCGCAGGCGCAGGGGCAGGCGCAGGCACAGCGGCAGGCACAGCGGCAGGCACAGGGGCAACCCTATCTTGTTTGAGGCCTGCGTGGGCTTCTGCCGCTTTTACCTGCACTTCTAGAAACCAGACCATACGTCTCCGCCCTACCATTTCTGGAATAAATTCCACGCTATGGCATGTATCCCATGACTTTTTTTCCGCAAATTCTTGCATTGACATTGGCTGTGAAATACTTGCGAATATACCACCCAGAAGACGGGCATCTGGAACCCAATGATACTGAACGAATTCTTTGAGGCGTTCGCGGCGGGCGGCAAAGCCTTCTGATTGGATGATTGCCGCTCCCTTCCACATCCAGACATCTTCTAAGCGGAGAGTGTGCAGCACATCGTCAAGTGTTGCGACAAGTACTGAGCCACCACCTTCAGAAACGGCAAGGGAGACGCGCATACGAAGAGTATTGCCCCTATAGTTTCTCTGGCCATCTCTGCCACGCCTGGATTGTAGAAAAATGGGGGGGATTCCAGGAAGAAATACGACAAAACCTGGTTCTGCGCGGCCCTCATTTTCCATCACGTAAAATGTGCCCTTTTTCAATGGTGCCTCGGCGCGCTGAGGGTCGAGCCGCTGCCGAATCACAAGGTCTTTTGAGCATGATTCCACGAGCTTGCGAGCAAGGTCCTGGGATGATGCTGGGGCATATTTTCGTTTGACGGCGTGAATTTCACGGTGGCTATTACGAATACTACCATGTGAAAGTCCTTGTGATTCCATTCTATATATATGTGGCAAGGATTGCTTAGACCGCTATGCAGTCGCATAAGTGGTTCCCTTATGCAGTCGCATAAGTGTCTTCTGAGTTCAAATCATTCGCAGAGACTTTCCCCATAAAAAGGGCACCATTCTGTGCAAATTCGGGAGAAAAGGGGGACTCGGAAGTAAGCCCTTTTGCATTTCCAACACCAGAACGGTCAAGATTTCGCGTACCAGTATTATCAGGACCAGGACCAAAAGACATTTCAGGGTGCCGCATTGAATCCTTTATTGGCGCCTCCATATTTTTATCATCATAGGGGTCCATCGGCTTTTCTTCCGGGGATATTGTTGGCGCGGCGCCCTGCAACGGTGCCACATTTGGTGCCCCAGGCCCCCCAGGACTTACCGTGCGCGGTTCCTGAATAGGTTCCGCGCGAACAAGAGGAGCAGGGGCAGGAGCAGAAAGTGCTGGCATATTTAGGACCGTAGGTTTTGGCACAAACGTTTCTATAGGAGAAGTGCGAAACCATGACGGTCTATATGCCTTCAGCAAAATATAAAATACATAACAAAATATGGCAATAGTCACGGCCAAAGTTAAAGTACTAAACATTCTGGTGCTAGAGAGGAAAAAATAGGGCGACTAAAACCCCCACTACTTCTTAGAAAGCCAGGGCAGGCAGCCGGCAGATGCAATCTCCCCCAGCGAAAGAGCCGCCATTGCCAGTTTTTGTTCCGCCGCAGGAAGCTCTGATACAACCCATTTTCCCAGCAGAGTGGTGAGACTATGATACAACTCAATACAATCCTCCTTCGTTTTAAGTTTATTTGTGGAACTTGCTTCCGTAATCAGCGCAATAAGCTTCTTCTGCATGGAAGAAAGACTGAGCTCCCCAGGAATATCTACAAGAATTTTCTCAACACTAGGCGCAACTACAGGGTGAACTACGCGAGTGACAAGGCTCCCTGATGCATCCATCTGTATCTAGTCTAGTAAGAGTATTTAAACTGCCGCCCGCTGAATCCGAATATTCCATCCAGTAATTTGAATAAGACCCGACTCAAATGAACCTGTGCACTTGTACACTTCTGATGACACTATATCATGAGGAACCCAGTCCTCTGGCATTTCTTCCCCAGTTTCTATAACATCTTCGCCGAGCCTGGAACGCTCCAGCAACCTCCAACATTTCCAATCACCATCAAGTAAAAATCCTACGTAGATTCCTGCATCATAAATAAAAAGTTCTTTATCAAACTTTCCTTCTGCATTTGTAGGTGTCCAGCTGCAAGTAATAGGCATTCCTGGATGTACTATCATGTAACTTGTTTATGTGACACGGTAAAATTTGCAGGATTAAAGGGGTGTGAGTAAGTTACAAAAGAATGTCAGCCAAAAAGTCGGTACAAGTTCTGCTACTTACGCATAAAGCAGAAGTAAAGGAGGTTGCACTCGTGACTGCTGCGAATGGCTCTATTACGCTGTCAATGCTACAGGCTCTTCTTAAAAAGAAGGAGGTGCCGACAGTTCTGGGCAACTATAAATTCAAGTCCCAGTACTTGTATCTTTTCGGTTATACGGCTGGAAAGGCTGGTACGGAGAATAAACATGAGTTGCCGCCTCCCTATGATTCTACGGTATGTTTCGGCGACATTATTCTCTTGGCGACAAAAGATTCCAAGAGTTGGACGACGCCTGTTCCTCTAAAAATGTCAGATTACGAAACATTCTACACGCGCGCCTTTGGCGGATTTGAAGAGTTGAACTCAGACGAGGAGGATGAAGAGGAAGATGTGGAAGTAGAAGAGGCTGAAGAAGCCGAGCCAGAAGAAGAAGTGGAAGTGGATGACGAGGAGGGTGAAGAAGTAAATGAAATAGTAGAGTGTGAAGAAGAGCCAGAAGTTGTTGTCCCATTTGTAAAAAAGCGGGGAAAGCGCGCCGCTCCTGCCCCGGTGACAGGCGGGGCTGCCCAAGTGTATTCTACATATCTATATGTGGCACCTGGCGAAGAGTTAAATCAAGAAGATTTTGATGCACCTTATGACACTTCTAAACTAAATCCGGAGAGGACCAAGAATATTCGCGCATTAAAGCTTCTCTTTACCAATCATTTATCTGACAAAGAAGTGGATGAGCTAGAACGCTGCATTTATAATATGGCAATCCGTACTGCAATGCGCCGACACATTGGTAGAACATGGGCATACAATCCATTTGTTGAAATGTACTTTATGGAAGCAAAACACATTTCCGCGAATTTGCATCCTGGCGCCTATGTTCAAAACACGGAACTCTTTGCCAAATACAAGGCGGGTGAAGTGAGTTTTAAAGAGATTTCCGAGATGGATTCCTACCAGTTATTTGAGGACCGGTGGAAGGACAGTTTCCTACAACAGCAAATCCGCGAGAAGAGGCAGTTAGAGGGAAATATGTCAATGGCGACAGACCGGTTCCTCTGCAAGCGTTGTGGCAAGAGGCAGTGCACTTATTACGAGTTGCAGACACGTTCGGCAGATGAACCCATGACAGTCTTTATTACATGTCTCAACTGCGGAAAACATTGGAGGCAATAAATGCCGCGACGAAATATACATGACAGATTGCCTTATTAAAAAAGTAGGGGCGGCAAAAGATGCATTCCCTATGATGTCCGAATTCTCAGAAATGTTTTCCGAGAAGGGTATACGTACAGTATTTTTTAGCATTGGTTCTTCCAAATCTCCTCTTGCCGATTTAGAGATTTCAGAAGCAATAGGGTGCCCTGTGAATATTTTTCCTCTAGAAGAATCTGATGCAGAGAACTGGAGGGCAGTAGGGCCCTGCTTGAAGGATAGGACGGCAAGTGCCTCTCCATTTTTAGAGGGGGTGGATAAGGTCTGGGTTTTACCGAAAAATATTCGTCTGCGCGAATCGCTTCCTTGGTGGGAAAATGGCTCGATTAGGATAGACGGAGTTGAAAAGACCACGCGAAAAGTGGAGAATGTTGTGAGTGAAGTATGTGCAGATGTGAAAGTGAAGAATGGCGAGCAACGTATTGATATTTTAAAGATTGACACGGGTCGTCATATGGAGGCTGGATTTATTGGAGCCATTTTAAATTCTGGATTCCGTCCCGGCATTGTCTTAGTAAACTGGACGGAAACTCCTGACTCTAATACAAGTACTACCATAGCAGCAGGTCATCTCCAGAACTGTGGATACGTACTTCTGGGTAAAGAGGGAAACAAATATCTGTATTATTACGTGGATGACGACCTCTACATTACATGCAGTTGGGAGAATATCACAATGTTAAATCCTATTGTATCAGAAATAATTCGTGCATATAAAGATAAAGTGGTGCGAGATAAGACGAAAACTCTCAATGCAAAATAGGAATGCTCTCTAGCAGACAGTTGTTCTCTGTTCTAATTGAAAAAAGAGAGTTCCTTGCACGAATGCGTTTAAATATAACGGGGCGGCGTGCATATTCTGATTCAACTTTCATTGCTAGGCAGAGACAGCGCCTGGCAAAATCAAAAATAGAGGAATGTCTTGTAAATACATTGGTAGATACGACTACTAATGCATTTAATCCGGTTGACATTATATTTGGTAAAAAGTAGTTGCGGTGAGCAGTATTATAGAATCATTAAATCCGAAAGGCGCCAATATTCAAAGGTTCCATCGGGCATAGGCCTCTTTACAATAAAGGGAAGGCGCCTCTGCTCTAGCTCCAACTTTGCAATCTCCAGAGGCTGTGTCATGTATTCTGGGACGGTGACAAAGGGGCGCGCACCATTCGCGAGTTGATTTGAGCGTGTACCCAAGATTTTGGCGCGTTCATATACAGTTAAGAAGGGAGGGCTCTGATGATTTGGGTCGGTGGAGCCGTCTGGCGGAGCAGATTGCAGAGGAACTTTTGGAATAATAGTCTCTGCATAATCCATGATTGTATCTGGATGAAACTTGTAGAGGACATCATGGGGTTCACCGGATTCTACTGGTGCCTCTTCTCCTTCAATTTCAAGGTCTGGCTCAAAATCCTCTAGAGCATCTGCTGCAAAGATTTCGTCAGCATCAGCCATATTCTAACTATACTATTTATAGGCATTCATTAAATTTTACCGCGGACTCGCCTACAGTTGTGCGGTAAGCTTTTTAAGTCCACCCCTCAAAGGGGTACACTTGAATTAGCACAGCACGGTAAAATTGTAGGGGGCTTATGGAGTTTAGTTATTATATTAATAGAGATGTCGAATGCATTAGTTGAGAATGTTGCGGAGAATATGCTGGAGGAGTCGAGTGTAAAGGTATATACTGCCTTTGACGAGATGAATCTACCAGAGTCCCTTATGCGCGGGATTTATGCAAATGGTTTTGTAAAACCTTCTGATATTCAGAGCAAAGGTATAATGCCCATTAAAGAGGGCAGGGACCTTCTTGCGCAAGCAAAGTCTGGTACGGGCAAAACGGGTACGTTTATGATTGGTGCATTGAGCCGAGTCGACCCCACACTAAAGAGGGTTCAAGTAATGGTTCTTGCACCTACGAGGGAGCTTGCTCAGCAGATTGAAGGTGTATCAAAGGCTCTAAGTCAGTATATGGGGCCCGCTGGGGCAAATGGGCAGTCGACTCCTTTGAATGTATATTCTGCTACGGGTGGTGGACCTGTACGCGATGACAGCAGGGAACTTGACAGGGGGTGTCAGATTCTGATTGGCACGCCAGGCAGAATCTATGACCTTATGAATCGCAAACTGTTGAACAGGGACAATATTCGCCTTCTTATTCTTGACGAGGCTGACCAGATGTTAGAGGACCGATTTAAGGAGCAGGTGATGTGCATACTTGCACTGGGATTCCCAAAGGAAACGCGTGTTGCTCTCTTCTCTGCAACAATGGACGAGGCTGTGCGAAATGTCGCGAATAGTCTTCTGCAAAATCCAGTGAAGATTCTTGTAAATCAGGAGGGTGTGCAATTAGATGGTATTAAGAACTATTATGTAGTAGCGGAGCGAGAGGATTGGAAGGTGGAAATTTTGGCTGATTTATATCAACGTTTAACTATTAATCAGGCGTTGATTTATTGCAATCAGCGTAAGAAGGCAGAGATGCTCGCAGAGAAAATGGCGGCGCAGGGATTTCCCCTTTCGGTTATTCATGGCGAGTTAGACAAGAATACGCGCGCAACAAAAATGAAGGAGTTTCGTACGGGCGCAGTTCGTGTAATGATTAGTACGGACCTTCTCTCTCGTGGTATTGATGTTCAGCAAGTATCCCTTGTTATTAACTTTGAGCTGCCTTCTCAGAAGGAGAGTTATATTCACCGTATTGGTCGTGCTGGGCGATTTGGCCGCAAGGGTGTGACAATCAATCTTATTGACCCTGCAGAGCTGAATGTTCTTCAGGAAATCGGGGAGCACTGGAAGATTCCTATGGAGCTCTTGCCAGAGGATTTGTCAAAACTCCCTATGTAAAGTGTTGCACTCTACTCATGGGATGACCGTATGTCATGACGACACATGGGGCATCTTACACTTCGTGTGAACCATGTATCAATACATGAAGTGTGAAATGCATGTTGGCAGTACACTATTTTTCTAATGGATGCGCCTACTTCATATGCTTCTTGGCATATGGAGCAGTCACCTCTTACTGCAGCTGTTAATAGTACTGTGTTCTCATTAATCACCTGTTGGCTCGGGCGCACAATAACATTTTCCGTTGCGGCTGTTGCGGCTGTTGCGGCCGTGGCAGCGGCAGCGGCTGTGGCCCCTGGAAATAGCATTCCAATAATAGAGTTTGTTGAAAGATTTAGACGAGGTAGAAAGATTTCATTAAGAATATTCTGCGCCTCTGCTATATCTGCAGCATGGGGGGTCGTATGAACATTATGGCGATGATGAGTATGGTTATGCTGCCTTATATATTGCTCCCTTCCACGACTAAATAGGTCGTATCTCTGCCTCACTTGTCTCTGCACATATTGAAGAAGGGATGGAACGTTCTGAAACACTTCTGGAGTATATAGTATTGCGGGAAAATGTGTGTGGATTTCATCCAAAAGGGGAGAGTTATAAAGAGGCTGGGGAGGTGACGACATTTTTTACTACAAGCCGTATGAAATTGAACTGGATAAATTTTACTTATTCGATTACACGACCGGATGTCTGCTGAAACAAATGTACAAAGCAGTGGCGGTCTTATTAACATGGGTCTCACATGTTACGGAAATGCAGTAATGCAGAATCTGCGGCACTTGTCAAAACTTAAATGGACATTAGAAGAGGGAAAGTACAATACACTCTTTAAAAAGGGAGACAAGGTGTCAAAGGAGAGGCTGCTTGACCAGCAGTTCACTGCGGCCTTTGCGGAAGTAGTACAATTTCTTTGGAAATGCAAGAGGGGGCAGAGTGTACGTCCTGGAAATATGTGGACGTCATTGCGTCATTCGGTAAAGGACACACTCTTTGAAGATTTGGCACAGACAAAATTCCATGACAGCCACGAGTTCTTTCACTTTGTAATCGAAACTGTTCATCGTTCTATGATTCAGGAAGTGGATATGAAAATCATTCGTCCACCCCCAAGTACTACACAGGAGGCACTTATACACAAAGCATTGGAATCATGGCAGAATCACTTTTCGAAAGAGTATAGTCCTCTGATTCATATGTTTTACGGCCTATTTCACCAAAAGACTACTTGTCAGGGCTGCAAGAATGTCTCGCATCGCTGGGAGCCATTCAACTCGTTAAAGGTGCCCGTTCCATCTGACTCTGCGGCGACCGAGCCATTCGATTTGATGGATGCACTCAAGAAAGAGTTGTCAGAGGAAGAAGTTATTGAAGAATATGTCTGCGAGAAGTGTGGTCCTCCCAGGAAAGTTGCAAAGAAGACAATGGCAATATGGAAGATGCCATCGGTTATAGTTTTAAATCTGAAGCGTTTCGGCAACGATGGCAGGAAAAATCAGAAGCCCCTGAAGCCGATTTCGCAGTTTCCTATTGAACTGAGCGCGGTTTATTCAGAAGAAAGTCCGGAACGTAACACGGGGATTCATTACACTGTAAGGGGTGTAGTGGACCATCATGGGAGTCATTTGGCGGGGCATTATACTGCACAGTGTAAAAATCCCAGTTCCAATAAATGGGCAATATTTGATGATGAGACCGTTACAGAGATACCCGCCCCTGTATATGGTTCTTCTACCTATATGCTCTTTATGGAACGGACTTAGAGGATGTTGGAAAATCCCTCAATATTTCCAGAAGAAAGGAATACGGTTTGCACGGGACCCATCATTCCATTTTTTCCAGAAACGCGAAAATGAATATGGGGTTCCAGGCGTCCATGTATTGGTACGGTATATGGCTGAGGCGTCCCTCTAAAACGAAGAATCGCATTTCCTTGTCCATCTGCAACTGCTACTCCGGAGTTCTCATACTCATCATATGCTTCTTCCCAGCTCGGCAGAGTCTTACCTTGAGTTGGATTTGGCTCTGTAGCCCAATATACCACTTTGGCATTAGGCGTAGTTTTTATACTTACTTGGTCATTTGCACTTTGTGGAGTTTTTTGTTGAAGAGAGCCTCCAGGAAGAACAGTTTCTCCTAGAAAAGGCAGATACATGTCTTTGGAAAAGAGAAGGGAGAATGCCGCTAATCCAACCGCGATATAGACCCATTTTGCATGGCGTGGAGGGAAAACCAGACGAACTAAATCTTGCCCAGTCGTTCCTATAGAAAGCCAGTTGACACCACCTACAAGAACTAGAAAAATAACAAGCATGTGGAGATATTTCATATAAATCATTGTTCCAGGGCTCTTCTCACTCCAACTCATTTCTATATATTATATAGAAAATGAGTGGTTGTGCATTAAAACGTTGGGGCACAGGCATACCTTGTACACGTGAACCTGACACGGCGGCAAAAAAAGAAATGGCAGAGAAACTTGCAATTATGCGCGCGGAAAGGGAAAAGCAAGATACAATGTGGTTACAGCCCGCCGCGCCCTCTGCAGAGAAGTCTCAGAAGCAGCCGCTTCCTCTCAAGTATACATCTTCATGAAACTCTGGTCCTGCGTTTTCTTCTTAAGAAAGAGGTCAACGTGCGATTTCTTCACAACAAAAGGCAGCTTGAAATCCGGAATGTGAAATGGCAAATCTTTCGTATTGAAGATGCGTAGCATATTAATCTTCTGTACGACTGCCTCCAGGCACCTCTTAAGCTCCCTTACACCCTTCTCCTCCGACGCATAAGTTGACAGAATATGCTCAATAATCTCGGAGCTAATATACACCTTTTCATCGAGACTAACTTCTCCAAGGGCAGCAGGAAGCAGAAAGTTCTGGGCAATGGCCAACTTCTCTTTTGCGCTATAACCATTCAGCTCAATAACAACCATGCGGTCCATCAGTACGCGGTCAATCTTGCCCAAGTCATTTGCAGAGAAGGCAAAGAGAATCTTGCTCAGGTCAATCGGTACGCCACTCAAATACTTGTCCTCAAAATCCGCGTTCTGTACGGAATCTGTAAGGTGCACGAGGAGATTCTGAATCTCCTCGCCTTTGGCCGTGCTGCTAATCTTATCGAGCTCGTCAAACATCAGAAGCATTGACATAGACTTTGCCGCAATAATGGAATTTACAATCTTGCCCGCATGAGACCCCTCATACACAAGCTGGTGACCAACGTAACTGCTTGCATCAGAATCACCGCCGAGCGAAATGAACTGAAAGGGCCACTCGAGCGCCTTTGCAATACCATTCTTGATGAGACTTGTCTTACCAATGCCAGGTGGTCCAGCGAGAAGAAGGGAAAGGCCTCGCGCAGAAGGATTGGTGATTTTGCTGGCAATAAACTGGAGAATCTGAATCTTAGCCTCTTCCTGACCATAAATGGACTCTCCCAAACAACGCCGCGCTTTTTCCATGAATGCCGCGCAGGTCTCAGGGCCATCCGAAAGTTTCACAGGAATATCCTTATAAATGCCAAGGGGGAGAGACGCAAACTTCTCCAACCAAGCCCTCTGTTTATAGTACTCACCTGTGCCAGGGTCCAGGCTCTGCAGTGAGTTATACTTTGCCAGTACATCTTTCTGCGTATCCGGCGACAGCTTCATAGACAGGATTTTGAACATCATAGACTGCTTGTTTGCATCAGAAGTCGCCTTGCGGTCAAGAGTCTGCAATAACTCCGTCTGTTTTTCGGAACTCAAGCGCTTGAATTCGTCAATCTGGTCATCAATACCGCCCTCCTCAAAAGGCTGTGTAATAAGCTCAACAAACTTCTTTACAGATTCGGACTCCTTTTTCATATTATGCCGCTTTGGAGTAGTCCAATCTGCCTGCTCTTCGCCCCCACCCCCAAAACTAATAATGAGCCCGCCGCGATTGGAGGACCCTTCTTCTTCCTCATCCTCATCCTCGTACTCCTCCTCGTCCTCATCCTCGTCCTCCTCCTCGTCCTCATCCTCTTCCTCTTCCTCCTCATCTTCTTCCTCTTCTACGATACGAGTCTTGGGCCGCGCCTTGCCCATAAAACCTTTCTTACGTGGAACGACAACCTCTTCTTCAGAAGATTCTGATACAGTCTTCTTAGAAGCGCTACGTTTTGCAGCATCCTTCTGGATTCGTTTCTTTGCGCGAACAGCTGCTGCACGAGCAGACCTACGAATCTCCTGCTTTTCCTCGGCAGTCAGGCGAGAGCTGTCACTAGGAGTCTCAGTTTCAGAAGTATAGCTCTCATCCTCATCAGAGTATTCAATGAGACCGCGAATATTCCCCCTACTGTCTACACTGTCATCATCATTTCCGCCACCCCCCTTCTTTTTTTGCATCGGCTTCTTTCGATCCGGGGCTTTTGCCCTAGGCTCGGTAGACTCCTTCTTTGCATTCTTGGAAGTGTATTTCTGAGGCATCTAATACAAGTATATGCTTTTAGCCGACTGTAAAAAATGCGCGGGTGAAATCCGACCTTAAATTTTATCGTTTACCCGCACCACGTTTGCGTGTAATATTCTTTGCCGCCCTTTTAACTTTCTTCACGGCGCGGCCCACTCCACGTGTAATACCGCCGACAGCCTGGTTAGAGTGCCTGGCCAGGGAGCTGCCGACGCCCTCTACACCCTTAAAGCTCTCCTTTACGATTTTTCCCGCAGTATTTCCCAACTTCTGTGCAGACTCGCCAGAGAATTGAAAAATATGCTTAATAGGGCCCCAGAGCATTGTAAATAAGCCACCAGAAGATTTTCTTGTTCCACGTGTCCTTGGCATTTCTACATAGAATGAAGATTATCTTTGACATCCATCAAAAGACACCTTGATTTACTGGAAATACTGCAATATTCGCCCTTCTTTTCAATAATATCATTGAGTACGGGATTGGCAATACTACTCAGTTTAGAGCGTGCAGAAATCAGAAAGGGAGTCTGGCCCATTTTAAATACGCGGGACATCCGAAGAAGACAGTCAATGTATTCCTCTATAATCTCAATATTATCCGGAGTATTACGTAGCTTGATTAGAACATCAAAGATGCGGACAAATGTCTGTTCAAGATAGCTGAGTTTAATTATTTCAAGCAGGGCCAGCTCCGCAATAAACTGGCTATATCCTTGGCGAAATCTCTTTTCAACACTCTTCTCCTCACAACCCTCTTCCACTTCATCAAAGATGGAAAGGTAGTTGTCCTGAAGGCTGTACATCTCGTCAATAATAACCGGATAGCGGCTGGAGATTTCACAAAGCAGCTTTGCATAAAGGCTGCAGTAGAGCTCTTCAGAAGCCGCTTTCTTAAACACCATTCGCATGAAATCGCGTACCATATGCGCAAGGTCGGGCTCACCAGAACCCAGAATCTGATAGAGAAACTCGCGAATCTCTACGTATGTTCCAGGACTGAATTTATTGAGCTTTGAAAGGAGAATATTATTCAGAATCTTGTCCTCTACCGGTTTAGAAGAATCTTTAAACTTCGACTGATATCTAGATGACATATATGTCCCTGCCATCTTTGCATTAGGTGTAAAAGGTTGTTCTGAAGGAGTTGTAGGGCTTGCAGAACCAAGTGATTTTGAGGAATTCACTCGTGTAAATGAATGCTGGGACGCAGATGACGAAAGATTATTTCCGCGAAAAGCTGGAGAAGAAGAGCCGGCCGCATTAGGACTTGCTCCAGGTGTTCGGCGCCACTCGATACTTGTACTACTCAACTCGCATAAATCGCGAATAGAATTAATGGCGGCACATATTGCGGGAGAAGGTTTTAACATTGTGGGCTGAAGAGCAAGAATGGATTGAATATACTGGCTCGAAGACATTTCTATAATATCTAGGCGACTAACCTTAAGTTCCCCTGTCCCTTATTTAATTTTACCCCGCGGTTTACACATAAAAGAAGATTATATCTATTGAAAAGAAATGGCAAGCATTGGAGATACTATTGCCGCCGGTCACAAGATGTTACAAGATTCTAATCTCCAGGAGTTTGGAAAAACTCTGGGATGCACTCTTGAACAAGTAACTCCCGATCTACAAAAAACAATCGCATCGGCAATTGTAACTACGCCGGCAGTTCTTATGGGACGGCAACATACTATATCTTATTTACGTGAAAAAAGTGGCGCAGCCCAGTTCCTTTCTTCGTGGAATAAACGCTTTCAACGCGTCGCCAGTATTGAGAAGGATCTTGCTCCCTTTTTCGGAGACAGTGGTACGGACAAGGATTCTCTTGAAGAGGATGCTATAGGACAACTGTCTTTTCAGGGAGACATGTTCAAGCCGCTCAATCATGCCCCCTGGCTATTATTTGTACTCTCGATGTTCAAGATTTGGGTCGTCCCCACAATGACGGTACTCTTGCCGATTATTGTATGGATTCTCCCTTATTTTATTCTACGATTTGTATACAATCTTCCTATAACACAAGACCAGTATGTGACAATCCTACAGGGATTAATGTCTGGAAACTTTGCCATTCCCGCTCTGAATGCGATTCGGGGCGAGGCGGAGCCGAGCCCCCTAACCCTAAAGAGTGTTTTCCAATATGGACTCTTCGCTTTTACTTTCGCCCAGAGTATGATTCAGCCTATACAGAATGCCATGCACCTTTACAAGACAGACACAATCACACGAGGAATCGGCGAGAAAATCCTGGAGCTCCGCGGCATAGTACAGGATTTTCGGAAGGACCTGGGGAATTTCAATGGTATTCATGTAAAACTCAGTTGGGGCATTCATCATGTAGAAGAGACGGACTCTAGAAGAGCATTCATGCTAATCCAAGAATATCCCACTGTAATCCATACGATTCTCACGGATTTGGCACATCTTGAAATAATGTGGCGAATTTCTCTGACTCCTCTTCTAAATCCGGTAAAGTTTGTTCGTAATGCCCTTGCTCTGAAAGACTGCACGGATATTTCTCTTGACACGGCAACACCCGTATCATCTTCCGTGGAACTCGTAGACACGGGGAAGCCCCATGCCATTTTGACGGGGCCAAATGGTGGCGGAAAATCCTCTTTTTTGAGAGCCACTCTTCAATGTGTTCTTCTTGGACACACATTTGGGTATGCTCCCGCCCTCGAGGCTCATATGCCCCGTTTTACTTGGATTGCTTCTGGAATACAGCTGCGTGACACGCCTGGTAAACTCTCGATGTTTGAGACAGAAGTCAAATTTGCCGCAGATTGTTTGGCCACGGGGAGGAAGCACGGGCCCGGCCTGGTACTCTTTGACGAACTCTTCCATAGCACAAATCCACCCGATGGTGTCAGAACCGCCACACAGTTCCTACAGCGCCTCTGGAATCAGAAGGATGTATTTAGCATTGTAAGTACGCATGTATTTCCTCTCGTATCAAGTGCTCCCGTATCAGTGCAGGCGATTTGCTGCCCAGCAGAAAGGATTGATAATGGGGATATTAAATTCACCTATAGGGTTCAGCCCGGCATTTGCATGATAAGCAGTGTACACACTGTATGGGAGAAGTTTGGCCTCGCAGAGAGGGATGAAGTGCGCTCAGAGGGATTACAGCAAAGTCTTCCCGTCAAAGAGAAAGACACAGATGCTAAGTGAGTCGCTTATCATTGGTCTTGTAGTCTTATTGCTGTGCGGTGCCGTGAGCTTCTACATTTACGCGCGCATGATGTATACTGAGAAGAAGCTTACGGTGATGGAGTCCATCCTGGTCGATATGAGGGTCGCCCTTGATTCAATAATGTCAGAGCGGCCAGGACATCCTTCAGCAATACCTATTGCTCACACTCCTGGTGGCGAAGTTCCTGGGCCTCCTGAGCAGCCAGAATCTGCTGATGTTGCCACGGATCTAAGTGGAAGCCCTGCACCCGGCGGCGAGTCAGAGGAGAAGTTCTATAGTGCAGTACTGGACCAGGCTCATGATGTTACAGCCGAGGTTACGGGGACTACTATGGAGGAGTCTACTGCCGCGACCGTAGCCCCCGTTACATTTGAGAAGATGTCACGTGCCGAGCTGGTTGCCTATGCTGAGAAGAATGGCTTTCGTGTTAAGAAGAGTATGAGTCGCGGGGAGATTGAGTCCATGTTGCGTCGTGCAGCCGCAGCACAGAATGCAACGCCCTCAACAGGAACAGAGAATGTCTCTGGATCCATGGAAGGGCCTTCAGAGAATGGCGCACCGCTTTCTGGAGATGCTACTGTGGATTCAAACGCTCTCCTTGAGTCGACTATATAATGAAATCATAAACCTTATCCTACAGCAGAGTTCATGGATGCTAAGTTATTTCGCCTTCCTACAAAGCCCGATTTTTACGCAGGAATCGGCACAGCAGACCCTTTTAACAAGGATCAGAAACAAAAGTATGGCCAACTCCCAGCACCCGACAATCGGTTCCCAGGATGGGCGGGAAAAATGGAGGATGGTCGTCTGGTAACAAACTACCAAAATAACTCTGCTTCATTTGTTCCTCCAGAAAAACAGTTTGCCACAAAAGTATGGATGACTAGAAATGGTTCTGATATTATGGACCTTATACGGAACAGGTCTTCCGAGCAGGCGGGGGCTGGAGAGGGTCTTGCCCCAAATGTTGTTCCGCCCCCGGCGTCTCTTGTCACATGTACAAAGGCAGATTGCAGTAGGGAGAGTACTCATATACGTGGCTCTATAGGAACAGAACGGGCGCCTCAGGAAGTTCCAGAATTGTTTGGTACTTGGTTTCATGAATCAAAGAGGTCTTATGTTGAGCCGAATGTGGGCATCACACGGCAGTACGAGGGTGGGCGCAATACTCCCCGTGGTGGACCCCAGCTCCGGTGACGCCTAAGCCTCTTGCTCACTATCAAAAATAGTAAATGACAGACTCTCGAAAGATTCTGGCATTTGATATTGGAATCCGCAATCTTGCCTGGTGTTTCATGGACCGTTCCACTGAAAAACCGACGATTGTTGGCTGGCAGAATTATGACCTTCTTCGCGGAGAAGGGGCAGAAGTGGCAAAAGTGAAAGTGACATGTTCCAAATGTTCCGTAAGTGCAGCATTCACGAATCCCACCGCAGATTCCCCCACATGCTCTCGTCATTGTCCCGCCTCTTACCCGCCTCTAAAAGACCTTAGCGGTGTTGTGCTAAAAAAGCTTCCCGCAATGAAAGGCCTGAAGGCCCTTGTTCCTACAGTTAAATCGGGGACAAAGGCGAAACTTGTAGAAGCTCTGCGAGGGAAGGTGTCCCTCCCTATTGAAAAAGTAAAAGTAACAAAGGCCCTTGACACAGAGTTGACCACTCTCCATGATTCGATTCGCACGTTTGTTGGGGCAAATCTTACTCTTTTTCGCCAGGCCACCCATATTTTGCTCGAGAATCAACCAGTTCTAAAGAATCCTACAATGAAGTCAGTACAGATTCTTCTTTTTGCTACTCTGCGTGACATGCTGCAGCCTGACCCGCCTGTGCTGAAACTTGTTCATGCGGGCAAGAAGATTACAGGGATGGAGACGGGCGATGCGGGCTACAAGTCGCGTAAAGATGCTTCTGAGGCAAAAGTTGTAGAGTGGCTAGAGAAGGGAAAGATTGCTGGGGCGGCGCCGTGGCTCACTCTCTTTAAGTCTCATACGAAAAAGTCGGATTTGGCCGATGCCTTCTGCATGTGTCTCGCTTAAGAGGGGGCCAGATGACGCAGCTGCCTTTGGCTAATAATTTAACAAACAATAGTAGGATGCCAGGGATAATGAGTAAAGTTAAAAATTGGTTGGCTAGGACGCGCGGTAAAACGCGCAATCATAAACATTTATACGATATTATATCAAAAAGTAGGTATAATGCAATGATGCCAGAACATAAAGTTAAATATCGGTTTTTCGAAGAAGATGGTAAATATCATCTTCTGCCAAGCCAACTATGGCCGCATGTTATTGCAGGAGAGCATTCTGTAAGGCAAAAAAAATTAAATAATAATGCTCGTGCTGCAAGGCTATTAAAAATGCAAGGGCCACCAAACGCACCCTCCCTTATTCGTTCAAAAACTAAACGTCTTCCCACATCTTCTAAAATGACACCTACTGGTTCACCATTAAGCCCCAGCACGCCGCAAAGAACTACAACTAGAAAAAATACTCCCAAAAATAAAACTAATACAGTTCCTTTTAAATTGAATGCGTACAATGATGACGTGCAAATAAAAATAAGAGAATATTTGAGAACACAGCACAAAACATTAGATGACACTTTAACAAAACTACATAGCTATAATGCAGACTTTCAAGATATGATACTGCTATATATTAGGCAAGGAAACACTCTGAAAGAGGCCTTTGATTTGGCAGACGATTTGAATTAGCACAAGACGGTAAAGTAATAAGCGTTGGTCTAAAAGAGATTATACACACCACGGTAAGAATGTCATTTACTCTTTACGTAATATTTCATAAGTTTCTGGTTCCAGAAGCTTACGAAACATTGAGCCCGAGCGACCTCGCCCACTTCCGATTTTTTGCCGTGAATGCAAAAATTCCGAAAAAGATTCCAGAACATCTGAAATCAAATGTAATAGAGGAACGCGGCCTCCCATGGTATAATCCCTTCTTGCAACATAATCGTTTTTGTGAATCAAGTGCTTTCTTTCATCTCTGGAAAAATCCTCATCTGATTACAACGGATTACATTGGCTTTTTTCACTATGATATGATAATTACAGGAGACACAATCCGTTTTTTAGAGGCGCATGCCCACGGCCCTGGTCTCCTTTTTACAAATGTCTGCCTCCCTGCCGCCCCCCAACTCTGCCAAATAATCCCTATAAATTCGTGGGGAGCTTTTGTGAGTGCCTACAATACAATGTTTGGTACGCGCTATACAATTGTAGATGTTCTGAAAGAGGACCTGCCTCTTTATCACTCTTTCGTGGTACATAGGGAGACGTTTGACAAGATGATGAGATTTGCAGAGAAAGTCATTCCATATTTATTTGAATCCATTGGATTTGACACTACGCATCTTCCCTTTATGGTCGAACGCCTTCATGGAATCTTCTTAACCTTGCAAACGCTAGATGGTCGGGTAAAACGCCTCTCTCTACCCGGCGTAACGCATGTGGATGCTCTGAAAGACCATTGGCGCGGCGCGTACTAAAGCCGTCTAAAAAGAACGAATCATTTCGAAGAAGATGGACCATCCTGTCACAATCCATGAGATGGAGGGAATTGCCGGTGGAATAGGGGGGGATATTGGTGCTTCTATGGACCTTGGTAATATCATTGAGATTTCTGACAGCAATGACCTAATGGGGCTGGGCATGTTGGCAAATCCTGGGCGGCAGAGAGGTCAAGGTGGTGGCGGCGGTGGTGGCGGTGGCAGCAATAGCTCTCAAAATCACACTGTACAATTCATTCCTAGTGGGCCAAGTGGGACGGGCCTCGCCGAGGTTGAAATTGGAAGCCTCGACACGGCTGAACCTATTACATTAAACCTGGGCTCTTCCGCACCCCAGGTTCCTGTAGACATCCAGTTTTCAAGAGCCGAAGAGGACAAGAGTACTGGTAGTTTATTCTCTAATATGCAGACGTCAACGGCACCTGGTTTTAGTCTAGCTTCTGCTCCCACGCCCCGCATGGACCCTGAGACGGAGCGGAAGCAGAAGGCCGAGATTCTGAACAAGCTGCAGAGGCTAGAGGGCAAGGGTCTCCAAGTCTCCAAGCGTTTTACAATGGATAATACTCTGGACGAAATGAATCAGGAGTATTTACGCCTGGTAGATTCCCGTAATCTGGAGGCATCTCTGCGCTTCCAGAGGCAGGCGCTCATGTCCGTCGTTACGGGTCTAGAGTGGGCCAATGGGAAATTCGACCCTTTTGATGTAAAGCTCGACGGTTGGTCAGAGGCAGTTCACGAAAATGTAGAGGATTTTGACGAGATTTTCGAAGAGCTCTACGACAAGTATAAGGAGCGTGGCAAAATGCCACCTGAGGCGCGCCTCTGTATGGCTCTGGCGGGGTCAGGTTTCATGTGCCACGTAAGTAATACTTTCCTAAAGTCCAAGATGCAGAATGTATCTGCAGATGAGATTTTGCGGAATAATCCGGACTTGGCGCGGCAATTTGCAAGTGCGGCGGCTCAGCAGGCCGGTCCTGGCTTTGGGAACTTTATGAATATGGCCATGGGTGGTGCGGGCGGGACAGCGGCGTCTGCTGGTCCTGCTCCTGGGGGTGCTGGCGCCTTCTTTGGGTCTTCTGCTCAGGCGGCGGCACAGGCGTCAGCAGAGGCGCAGGCTCGCGCGCGTGCAGAAGTGAACTTCCAGCAGGGTCTAGGGGGTGGTATGCCTATGGGTCAGATGCCCCAGCAGGTTGCGGCCATGGAGCCTCCTCGGCAGACAGCAAGACGTGAGATGCGTGGCCCCTCAGGTGTCGATGATATTCTTCGCTCTTTTGAGGAAGCGCGTCGTAATGAATCCATGGAGGGTAGTGCATTCCCCAATGTGCCGACCAGCCCCCATTCCCAGCCGGCCACTGCGGCGGCAATCGAGATTCAGAGTCTGGCCTCTGGTGACGACATAGGCAGCACTACAGAGTCCGCACGGGGGGGGCGTGGGCGCAGGCGGCGCCAGGCAGTTGGCAACACGATTAGCCTCGAGGTCTAATGGCAAACCTAGCATAAATACTTTTTCACTATGCACTCTAATGGAATGTATAGTGAATAAGCAACAAAGTACTCTGGAAGGATTTAGTTGAGAAATTTATTAACTGCCTCCATATTTGTCTTATACCAGGTTGTCATCTGTTTTTCCATAGAATCCTTCTTTTTCTCCGTTTCTTTACTCTCGTTGCTTCTACTGACTTTATCATGCAACTTCTTATAAATATCTTGTTCATCCGGAGTAAGCCCTACAGTGGGTACGGGCGCGACAGCAGGCACAGGAACAGGTTCTCCAAAGAGATAGAGGGAGCTATGTTCATTAAATAAATATCCCATAATCAAAATGAGTCCGATACTTAACCAGAAGGCGGTGAAAATGTTTCTTGTTGCTACGAAAATAACAACAAATAACATTCCTCTGCGAATCCAGGGATTTTGGAAGAACTTGTCCTGGTCTGATGTGAGGCTTGGTGCAAGATGACGGCCTCCTAAATTCAGAAGAATCATGCTCATTCCAATAAAATAAGTATTTGTATTGATACTTGTAATAAGAGCCTCTACAGGATTAAGGGCACCCATAGCAACTGCTGGAGGGGGTGGTGGAAGGGCCATCTCTACCGTGTTGTGCTAATTTTTATACCCACTTTTCCATTGTAACTTCCATATCCATTACATAAAAGAACATTGTAAATGCAATCATTATTCCAATAGAGTGATTCCACTCTGCAGCGGCAATCATACATATAACGAGAAGGAGGCGCCAAATAGGCACAGTGTATAACTTGACAAAGACCGCGGGATACACATTTTCGTAAACACTTCCCTCTAATACATTCCAAATCAGAAGTGAAAGTATAGTGGCATTTTTAAATAAGATTTCGGCTTGTGTTCCTGTATTTGAGAACCTCTGAAAAGCTTTTAAGAGCTTCATCCTACCGTCAACTGTCAAAATAAACTTATCTTGAACTATTGGTGGAATTACTGGAATTCGTATTATCCTGTATTGCAGAAGTCTTTACTTTATCGTCTTCTATTCCAAGAGGATTCTCATTCAGAATCTCTTCATTCCACCACCGCGCCTTTTTTGTTACAATCTTGATGTCCGTATCTGCCGCAGCCTGAAATCCCTCATTTAGAGTCCGGGGAGATGCAGATATAATAAGAACAGTGAAAACCGCCATTAACAGCGCATAGACCCATGAATACGTATCAGCTACTATAATTGTCAACCAAAAGAGGACAAACCTTCCAAATGCCGTATTTGCACGATATGTCAGAGAATCTGGAATCTGTCCTACATAAGTGATTCCAAGAACAAGTGCAATGCCAATATATATATTAAGAGGTTGCGCATACTTTTTAATAATATCAATAATATGTTCTTTTGCTCCTCCTTTCATTATGGGAATAGGGGGGGCACCGGTGCTCATTCTTCTCAAGAATCCTAAATAAGATTTCTCCGATTCAAAGAAGAGGAGAGGATATGGACCTCTGTACATTAGAAGATGCATTTCCAAATATAGAAACTGGAACCAAATCGAAACATAATCGGGATTCCGGGTTTCCTTTTGTGGGTGGGACAGATTCCAAGCCGAGTCGCGAAGAGCGTCGGGCTGCAAGGAAGTTGGCAAAAAGGGCAAAAGGGCCGCAGCAGCTTTACTCTGAATCACTTTCAGGGACATTGCCCGATGAAACAACAATGGAAGTTGGGGGGCCGAATTATGCCTCCTATAATGAAGTCCCAGACCCGCCCAGAACAGAGTGGAAAATAGCCCCCGATCCCGACAGGCCGGCTCTGCTGCGCATGCCAGACGTGGAAGAAATGGGTAAAGAGGGATTCCGTTTACACGGGCCTGGAGCGGATTTACCTACCTTGCCGAAGGCCAGTTGCCTCTTTTCAAACACAGGCACCCCCGCCTATTTTGGAAGGAGTGTAGACGACGATGACACCTTTATGAACTTCACATCCTCTGTACAAGATGATGCACAATATCGCCTATATCCCGATTTCACAAAAAGTGACCAGTTGAAAGGAATCTCAAAGGCCGCCTCACAGACCCTTCCGGAACCTCCTTCCAATGACACATGGAAGCCGATGACACATGGTGCAAGTTATACTGCATTTGTAAAAGGAGTCCAGGGTGGGGAAGACCCTTTGACAAAGATTGACAAAGATTGGCCGCTTCATTCTATTGAGAATGAGACAGTGAATGGGAGCCAGCCTGTAGGATTAATCGAGAATGTGAATACAAACGTTCCTGGTACTGAAAACGAGGGTGTGAACAAAAAGATGCAGCATTTGATTGGGCGATTAGAGGAACTGGAAAAACAGAGGAGACAGGATTCTCAGACGGAGATTCTGATGTTTGTTGGAACGGGCCTTTTTCTACTCGTTTCCTTTGAACTGATGAGACGACGATAAATAAGGGCGAACAAGCACAATAGTTAGAGAATCTTTAAGATGCTCTAGCAATTATGATGCAGACGCCCCTGTATTTCGACTAACTTCCCCCGCCCGAAACAATGCCTGGAGTATTATTTAGTTTTGCAATTTCACTATCGTACATTTTCTTAGCAGTTGCTGCTGCAGTTGCTGCTGCTGCAGTTTGAGCCCTTACTTGTGAAAACTTACTTAAAAAGGGGGCAGGTAGTTTTTCAAATACTTTATTTGCAGTCACTAATAATGATGAAGGGGTGCTAAGTGAATCTTTTATTGTTTTTTCCATTAGACCCGCTACTTGTGGCCCTGGCATATTTGCATTAATACCTGTGTTGCCTGGAATAAATATATCCTTATTTGTTGTTAATATTTCAACTATTGTGTCAGCTGGGTCCTTTCCTGTGACTTTTGGTGATGCAATCATAAATATTGATTCAGCATTTGGATTACTCGGAATAGGTACTGGAAAATAATCATACACTATAACTCCGCCTGGTGCCATAAAAAGTTTAGGAGTTATATCATTTGACACTTCGGGGTTATATACATCTTTTTGAGCGTCAGTTATCTCACTATACTTGTTTGCAGATGCTGCAACTTGAGATACAAACTTATCAAATGTGGGCGGGGCAGATAGATCTGCAAGCGTATTAAGATTATTATTGTTAATCCCACTGCCACTACCGCTGCCGCTGCCACTGCCACTGCCACTGCCGCTGCCACTGCCACTGCCACTGCCGCTGCCGCTGCCACTGCCACGCATTGTAGTAGTAGTTATTTTAGTATTAACAGCTACAGAATAAAAAGTAAGCTTTTTTGTTGTACCACTTGTAATAAATGTATTCTGAATATTTGCATTTAAGGTAGTAAGTTTTTTAAGATTGGCTGCAGTAAACACCCCATCAGTACCTGTAACAATAAGAGTATACATACATGCAGTCCCAGCAGTCGTTTTTTTACCATTAATAACGGCACTTGCATTATTTGTAATAAAGTCAGCAGGATTAAGCGTATCAGTTGTATATTGATTTTTAAAGATTGCAAGGAGTACACTACCACCAGTAACACCAGTATTAGCAGCAGTCATAGTTTTATTATAGCTATTAACCACATCTACAAAACTAGGACCAACTTTTGCAGTACCGGTGCCTTTTTTATTCATTATATTGAAAAGCGTAACATTAAGCGCTTTAGTGGCATTTGCTGCAGTCCTATTAGTTGCAGAAGGATAGACAGTGAACGGAGCCGCGCCACTGCCGCTGCCACTGCCACTGCCACTGCCACTGCCACTGCCACTGCCACGCATTGTAGTAGTAGTTATTTTATTATTAACAGCTACAGAATAAAAAGTAAGCTTTTTTGTTGTACCACTTGTAATAAATGTATTCTGAATATTTGCATTTAAGGTAGTAAGTTTTTTAAGATTGGCTGCAGTAAACACCCCATCAGTACCTGTAACAATAAGAGTATACATACATGCAGTCCCAGCAGTCGTTTTTTTACCATTAATAACGGCACTTGCATTATTTGTAATAAAGTCAGCAGGATTAAGCGTATCAGTTGTATATTGATTTTTAAAGATTGCAAGGAGTACACTACCACCAGTAACACCAGTATTAGCAGCAGTCATAGTTTTATTATAGCTATTAACCACATCTACAAAACTAGGACCAACTTTTGCAGTACCGGTGCCTTTTTTATTCATTATATTGAAAAGCGTAACATTAATTGCTTTAGTGGCATTTGCTGCAGTCCTATTAGTTGCAGAACTATAGACAGTGAAGGGGGCCCCACCTCCAATAGAAGAATAGTCGGTGAATGAAGGACCACCTCCAAAATGAATGCTGCCAATCTTACGCGACATGAACCGGGATCTCTTACCTGCGCGTTTACCAGCACGAGTCGTCATTCCCCTTTTGCTAGTATGTCTATTACGCCGTGTCCGGGACTTATTCCCATTCTTTTTCCTTTGTATCCGCCAAGTCTTTGGCATTCTACTATAGCAGCGTATAAAAAGGCACTATGTAGCCGGATAAAAGTTCCATCTTGGATTTTGATTCAAGAGTTGAGCATATTCCTTTTTCAATAATTCTGTTGCATCCTTAAAGTTTAATCCATTTGCTGGAATGACTAAGCGCGCAATGGTAAAGTTTACCGCGCTTCCATCCATCTCATGAAGTGCAACATTCCTAGAGTATTGATCACTAGTATAATTGAATTTAACTGCGAAATCAATCTCGGCTACACCGCCCTCGGTAAACGTTTCCAATTCTGTTGCCTTAATAAGTTTAGCAATCCCAGTATATTTGTAGGGGTCCGTTGACATTGCCGTTGTAACACCCTCTCGTTTCAACATTTTCATACTGTTAATCGTCAACAGAGTATCCATACGCATTCTATCATCATTTTTCATATGGAAATCCGCAATTTGTTTGATAAAATCTTTTACACCACTGCATTTATTTAACCATGCAATCTTATAATCTACGCGGCAGCTGCCATCCGCAATTTTCGTGAGAGCATCTGCAAGTCGCACAGGCCACGAAACTTTTGAAGGGTCTAATCCTGGATTAAATGACGCATTTTCAATAATCGTAATAGGTTTAATCTTAAGACGGCCTTCGAGGGCATACACGAGTCCCTTAATATCATCTTTTTGCATAAAGGCCTGAGGAAAATCAAGTTGCATAGTTATTCGAGTGGGTTTGCCAGTAATAAGAGGATTTCTTACTTCAATAATAGGAGGATCCGTATCATGTACGCGGGCTCTGACACCTGGCTCTAGCGGGTCCTTTGCGTCAAAATAGTTGGTAATATTTTTTTCCAAAAAGAGAAATAATTTCCCCCTTGTGTCTGTGATTTTTTCCTTCGGATATTCTATTTTATACTCGGGGGCTGGTCCAATCTGTATAAGAGAATTTACAGTGGGATTTGCAGAATTAATATCTACAAGATTAATAGTAAGTTCATAGCGTTTTGCAAATACTTCTTGTAGTATGCCTGGTGTGACTTTACTATCATTCAAAAAGTTGGCTTCCTCTTGCGTAAATAAAAGCCTCTTCCAGTTTTCCCTTGCCCCTACACTCGGTTTACGAATGGCATATAAATTATTAAGAAGGGGCACCATTACCGTATCAACATTTGCATGTAGTTTGCTCGGGTCCGCGGGACCCCATTTATCATAAAATCCGAATTTCGGTATTTTGATTCCTGCCTGAGTGGTTGTTTGATCTTTCTCAATCTTCTGGTTAAACTGTCGTTGTTGTTCTATTCTTGCACCTATTACAACAGAAGGGACATCACCATCTTTTAAAGGAGACTCAAATTTTTTTTTTTGGAGCTGGTCAGCTGACATTTTAATAAGGCTACTATCGTAGAAAAGAGAGTCGCCACCCATTTGTAGCAGTGCTCCACCCACTGAGGGGCCAGACGTACTCAGCGCTGCCATATTTGGCTGCAAGTTTGCCACAGAAGATGCCAGAGTTTCCTGGAGAGAAGGATACAAATTCATCGCCTGAATATTGAGTGAATGGATTCGCAGAAATCCAGTAATAATATTTTTAATACCCTGTTGAATAGAAGAAGGGTTCGCAGAGGAGTCTGTCAAAAGCTGTACATCTGTTTGAATCGACTTATGTATATTTGTTATTTCATTTAATAGTTGATCCGCTTTTGGTGGTGCAATAGCCACATGCCGTATTACGTGATTCCCCGTATCTACTATATATAGATTACCAGAGCGATCCATGGCAATGTCATTTGGACTTTTCAAACTAACTTGAAGCGGCCCAGTTGATGCATCCGTATTTTTAATACCCGCAGAGCCATCACCAATGATTGTCGAAGATCTCCCTGTAGATTCCACTTTTCTTATGCGATTATTCCCCGTGTCGGCCAAATACAGGTTATTTGCACTATCAAGAATCATACCTGATACAACATTGTACGAGCTAGATGAGCTGGGGCCGTCGGAAAACCCTAACCTTCCCGAACCACTAAATACACTCACACTGCCTGCGGGAGACACCTTGTAAATAGAGCCATTCATTAACGCCACGTATAGAGTTCCATTTGAACTGCAGCGTACGCATATAGGAGGGCAGGGGAAGTTTGTGTTCCACGAGGGAGTACTCGCGATTCCAGAAGTATTTATGATACGCACTTTACTATTTCTAGAATCGACAACATAGAGATTTCCCGTAGAATCAATGTCCAAATAAGTGGGAGTATTAAACTTGGCGGAATTCGCATTGCCATCGGTAAATCCGGGGGAATTCGCATTGCCGCAGAAAGTTGTTACGGATTTGGAGGCAATATTTATCTTTTTTATAGAAGACGCGTCTGCAATATATAGATTCCTTCCCGCAAAATCCATGACTAGGCCGCGGGGAGAACTGAATGTTCCATTTGCCTTGTTTTCCGCATCCGCACCCGCAAACAGAGTAGTAATACCATTTGAAATCCTTTTTATTACACTATTTGCAGTATCTGAAACATATATATTACCGCTAGAATCAATGCAAATATTTTTAGGAGTGTTAAAGGCTGCCGCTGTAATAGGCACGCTGAACTGTTGTTGGGGGGTTGTTCTTACAGGGGTCAAGGATGCGGGCCTGTAAATATTGGGGAGATGTCCTGCAGTGCCTTTGCCGGCGTAGGTAGTAACAATAGGAGTAGAAAATGTAGTGGCAGCAATAGCATCAGACGAACCTATTGTGGTGGCAACAGGGTTTATTGCACAACCTGGAGGGGCCGCAGCACCAGTGGCAGCGGGAGTGGCAGTGGCAGTGGGAGCACCAGTGGCAGCACCAGTGGCAGTGGCGGTGGGAGCACCAGTGGCAGCACCAGTGGCAGTGGCAGCACCAGTGGGAGCACCAGTGGCACCAGTGGGAGCCATTACAATAGCGGGGGGAAGGGGGAATGTTACGGGAAAAATCTGGGTATAATCACCTGGATTTGGAGGAATAGTTTGGTCAGAGTTACTTCTATCATCAAATGTTATGAAGTTAATTCCATCAATTGAATATTCTAATTTCCAACGGTTAGGTGTTCTATCACGAGCATCTGCTACTCCAAACTTATATGCATTAAATCTTGTAGGTACACCTAAAGCAAAAATTACTGCTGCTGGATTTTGACTTCCCGTGCCCCTAGGAAACCAGGGAAAATATTTTCCAATATTATTTCTTTCATTTAATAGATTTTGTGGGCCACCGTCATTTGCTTGCGCAGTAGTTAATGGAATTCTGTCAGTTGTACCGACTGTAACAGGATATACTACCGTATTCGCGGGCCATGGCCAGATGGTGGAAGTCCCGTTTACAATTGAAAAAGATGCCATTGCATAATCGGTTCCAACCCCCCCTATTGTTTTATTAACAGTTAGGCGAATATGTGTTACAGCTGGTGTATCATTACCTCCCTCCAAATCACGCTTTGCCACATTTTGAACTTTCCGTGTAGTGGAAAAAGACCGCTTTGCCCGTTTTGTTTTTTGCTGGGCCCCACCACCCTGAACACCAACTATAGGGGTTGTCCCACCTGACAACATCGAATCTGACGGATTATAGCCGGGTGGAGGAGTATTCATGATGTCCCCGTATCTAGTCATAATGCCGAAAAAAGGCTTAAGAACTTTACTCGAACAAATCTAGACTCTATGGACCCGCTTGGTGAACTCTCAAGTGTCCGTGTTGACCCTGACCCCCAGACTCGTCGCAGAAAGATTCATTGCAAGCAAGAACTCGTAGTAAGCAGTCTTCAACGATTTTATTCTGCGCGCGAAGATAAAGGAGAGGTCTTGAAGTTACTAGAGGGAACATCCGAGATTTCTCTGCGACTCATCGACTGGTTTGTCACAAACTATGCAAAACAGCACAATATTTCCTATATTTATCAGAACCAGGAATTTCTAGTGTATACAAATTACAAGTCACAACTAAAGGCATACAGTAAAAAACTGTTCGATCCCTTTTGTCGGCGCGAGCGTATTATGTTTCAAATTCAAGGCTATCCTATGTTCCAAACCACAGTTGGAAAACTCAACTTTTTTCGTTGGGCAATCGAGAAAGGGGTACTCGACTATATTAAACTGAATCTCGTAACCATTGAGAAGGCAATGAATGCCAGCGTGAAACAGCAGCAGAAAGAACGCAAGACTGTATCCGAGAGCACCACGACAACTGCTACAACCATTGTAAGCAGGACAAGTACTCGCAAAAGAACTACTTCATTAATTTCCCCAATCTCTACATTAATGCAGAAGCATGAGCATGAAGTAGAAATTAGATTTGATTAGGTTGCGCGGGGCCAATAACTGTTCTCATTATACTTTCATCCACTGAACCTAGTGCAGAACGGCCTTCTTCTACAAATGCGCTCCCACTCCCGCTCCCACGAACGCCGCCGCGATATTCCTTCAAAAAGTCGTCCTTTTTTGGCTTCATTATTTCATACGCCTCCAGGCTCGCCTTCAAATCTTCTTCAGAGGAACCTTCTGGCATCCATCTGCTCATATAGCCGCGCTGCAAGAGCCGCTTTGATTCTTCGAGGCCCCTGTCAGCCTCTTTTTCTTCATACACTACGTTTCGGATTTCGCGAATCATATTACGCGGGTCACGAGTAGGATCATATCTGTCGAAATAAGGATTCGTTGCAAGTGAAGGTCCATCTGCAACGAATGGCTGCGACTGCCTGTAATCACGCTTGTCATTGCGGCTGGCCTGGGGTGCCATATCATAAGAGACGGGGCTGAGAAGAGGTGCTGCATCTCTTATAGTACCCCCCTGTAGAACGGGAACAGTCGCCTGCCACGCCTCGAACTGGCGAGCATTAATAGCGTCCATTGTTTGTCCCTCTCGTCGCATCCGGACTTGCATCTTTGCCGGTGGTATACGAACCTTACCAGCATATTCAAGGGGGTTGAACATCCTTGTCTAAAGAAGAATGAGATTGTACCTTTAATAGAGTGCGCAATGTACCTCGTACCGATTATTCAAGTAAAGCAGGCGGGGACAGATATTGTGAAATTCTGGGTCTTCTTGGAACGTAATGGAAATCATCTTATACATTTGGAGGGACCAGATGCGCAATGGCGGGAAGCGGCCAAAACATTTTCATCCGAGAATGGTCTCAGCCTCCTGGAAGAACCTCTGCAAATAGGCGATTATGTTTATATTCACGTGGATTCTGCAACAAAAGATTTAAACCTCTTTTATACATGGAGAGAGACGCCGCCTGGGACACCTCTAAAAGAAGTATGGCGCCCCCTTCTCTGGATTTCCGATAAAAATCACGAAGACCCCCTCGGAGTAAATACAATGTTAAAGGAGATTTCTCTTGGTGAACCCACCCACAACGCGTACTCAGTCTTACATACGTGGCACAACGCGTCTCGCCAGATTGCTACGACACCTTAAGCCTTGCGTATATAAATATATAGAATGGCGACTAATCGCAATAGAACATTTCGTAAAGGTGCAAATGACCTTAGTTCTAACCCGATTGATTTCGGAGAAAATGAGCCTCTTCAGCGGCTGATTGAGCAGGAGGCAGATAGTGCATATAAGAAGCCGTGGCATCGTCTGGAGCGTGGTTTGCGAATGAATCGTATTCGGGCTTTTGTAGACGACTTGGCGCAGAAGCGTGCCTTTAAGGACACGGAGAAGCAAATGCTGCTGGCACTTCTCATGAAAGCGCTGGATAAGAAACTGCTGAACTCAAAGACTGCTGTAGAGTACAGTGCCGAAGAAGAGTGTATAAAGGAAATTAAGCCGCTTGTTATGCATGAGTCGGCGGATGGAAGTATTCTGTTCCAGCTTCTTGAGAAGCGAAATGCCGTGACATTCCGAAAGAGGGGAGCGGGGCAGCCACAACAGGAGGTGCAAGAACAAGTTTAATAGTGGGGCGTCTGACGGTGTGCAGAAGTAGAGAATCCAGTGGATGCTCTACTTGTGTTGTATCATCACAGCACCGTAACACCTAAGAAGTCGCAGCAATTTAGTAGTAAAGATGGCTGCGCCTGGTAAAGTTGATTGCGCCGGCGAGGGAACGCGTTTCCCAAACGGCGAAATGTTTGAACCAGTCTCCCAACTTATTGCAGTATATGACCTCGAGCGACCGGCCAACTCCTATGAAAAAAGTTTCGCCAAATGGCGAGAGGAATCTGAAGAAGCAATCCAGTCCCTTGCCGCAGAAGGCTGTAACGTTGACGAAGCATCTATTGATGCCGCCTGCCAAATCGCCTACGGAATCCTGGAAAAGTTTCTAAAGAGGGGAACGGCGGTAGGTTGGGGCACATTTACTGTAGAAGAGAGGCGCGCAAATCTAGATAGACTTCTCGCGCTTCCACAAGTTCCTCAGCGAACATATGAATGGTATATTCAGGGAAAACAAGTCCTAACTGCATCGGAATTCTCCAATATCTTTGGTACTCCGCGCGCAGTTAGGGCCCTTGCATTTCAGAAAGTAATACCGGTTGCAGATGCAGGAGCCAAGCTGACAAATCGTCTGGCATGCGCTACTACTGAAATGGGACCATTTGACTGGGGTGTTCGATTCGAGCCCGTCGTCAAACAAGTTCTAAGTAGTCGCTGGGGCTGCAAGATTATTGATACGGGTCGCTTGATGCACCCTACAGACCCGCTGCTGGCCGCCAGCCCAGATGGAATCCTGTATGATGCCGCAGAAACCGAGCGTGTGGGAAGGCTTCTCGAAATAAAATGCCCTATTACTCGCGCAATAAATGGCACTATCCCTTTCGAGTATTGGTGTCAAATGCAAATCCAGATGGAAGTTACGGGTATTGATGAATGCGAATATGTAGAAGCAAAGATTCAATCTGCCACAGCAAAAGGGGAAGTTCCTGGTATGATTCCAGAAGGTCACGTATGGCTGCTTTACAACGCGGCAACCGAAAAAATGACGTACGCATATACGGAAGAAGAAAAGGCATCATTGCAGGCTCAGGGACACACTGAGCTTGAAAGAATTCCTTGGAGAATTGAGAAGCTATTTATAAAGACCGTAGTACGTGATAGAGGATGGTTTGAAGGGACGCGAGGAAAGCGCGACGAGTTCTGGGGAATCGTTGGTCAAGCTCGACGTGGAGAGATTCAGCCCTTTGAAGTAAAGTCAAAACAGAAGTTGACTGTAAATGTAATGAAAGAGGGTGTCTGCTATATTAGCGATGATGTTCAATCCCCTGCTCATACAGAGACGTCTCCAATGCAACCAGTATTGGGGATTGGCACAGTATTATATACTGAAAGCCCGAGCTCCTGTATGGGTGTAGAGCAAGAATCGGGGTCACCTCTCTTATAATTATTTGTAAGTTGTCGGAAGTTTCCTGTGCGTTCAAGGCGTATTTGAAAATCAGATTCATGACATCCCTGCGCCGTTAAATATTTAGGATCATCTGAAAGCGGAAGCCATCCATTTAAGAGTGCATAAGGCTGGCGAGGAGTATTTAGTTCGGGATCTCCGGGCGTCATACCTCCAAGAATTGAAGAAGGAAGTTCAATCACTTTTTCCTGCGTCTGAAATGCCTCCATTACCTCCTGCCTTGCACGGACAAGAGGATTCATATTAAACAGGCTCTTTGCTTGAATGAAAAATACGAGAAGTACCATAAAAAACAACCATCCAAGTATTAGAACCCATACTGCCTGTAAGGAGTTTTTTACTCCCATCTCTCTTATGTGTCAATATATTATTCAAGGGCGGGCGCGGCCAAAAATATTCTTTATGAATAATATAGAATGGCCAACGTTGTAAGCTTGCTCTCCGAATTTCTTGGAACATTTCTCCTTACCCTGTCAGTCCTTGCTTCCGGTGGAAACTTTGCAGTGATTGGTCTGACCCTTGCAGTAGTAGTGCTGCTCTGCGGCAAGCTGTCTGGCGCCCACGTGAACCCCGCGATTTCCCTCACCATGTACGTAAAGGGTGGCCTGTCCCTGACAAACCTCCTGTCCTATGTGGCCGTGCAGTGCGCAGGTGGCGTGGCATCCCTGTATGCCTACCGCGTGTTCGCTTAAGAAAGAGGAGCATACTCTTTATAGAATGACATCCATATCACATATAGCCACACTTGCAACAAAGGCGGCTATAGATGATTTACGTCTCCTGCTGGCGTCCCTGGAGACCTGGAATACTCCTGCCCCCGCGGTATTCCTGTATTGTGATTCGTTTGTTCAAAGCAAGATTGCGAGCCTGTCTTATAAAGGACCTCTCACAATCCGCGTAACTCTCGATGAATATACAGAGTACACCCGCGCAGAGATGGAAAAGCTTCCAGGAAAACGAACCAACCTTTTTTTTGATTTTGTCTGCGAAAAAATGAATCTCCTTGACTGGGCTTTTGCTTCAGGTGCACCACACGTGCTCTTTTGCGATGCCGATATATGTTTCTTGGCGCCTCTTTTTACCGTACCCAGCGGTACAACTCTTGCTGTCAGCCAGCATATGATACGCCCAGCCGACGAAGCCCGTTTTGGCACTTATAATGTAGGAATGATTTGGATGGGCCTCCCTGAACTTGTAGGGGTCTGGAGAGATGCCTGTGCCGGCTCTCGTTTTTACGAACAGGTCCCTATGGAAACCGTGGTTGCATCCCTGCCATCTGACCAAGTCTATAAACTTCCCAAGACAGAAAACTATGGCTGGTGGCGCCTCTGGCAGGGCACAGAATCACCCACCACTCTTAAGGCAGAATGGGGAATAAATCGGCGCGGCCCAGGATGCGGCATTACAGTCGCCGGTGCCCCTCTTGGCTCCGTACATACACATTTCAAGGAAACGCGTGATGCCGCAACGGCCCAGTTCAACGCCTGGGTCATTATGTGGCTGAAGAAACTCGCAGAAGTAAAGCATCTTCCTGCAAAACAGTTTCTGAAGATTTTATTGCCGCCAAGTGGCCAATAAAATTTAATAGGACACCGCCGCCCCCCAGCCTCCACGCAAATGACAGAGCTTCTTCTACCAGGTCTTCATAGCCCCAGGCGTCCAGAAGAAATGCTCGACTGGGAAGCCTTTAGCAAAGAAAACGTTGTCCGTGCTTCCCTTGCCAAACATTTGAGCGAATGCTCTACATGCGGTGTTCCGAGAGAAGACTGGATTTTCGAGGACCACAATGTCTGTACGAGCTGCGGGGAGATTATGGAGCGACCCATTGATACGGGTGCAGAGTATCGCTTCTTTGGCCTAGAGGACCGTGGGGGCGGCGACCCCTGTCGCGTAGGAGCACCAATGGACACGCGATTTCCAACTTCTGGCCTCGGCACAATGATTCTATCACATGCACACGGGGGTAATGCATCAACCCGGATTGCAATGGCTCGTGTCAGGCGCTATCATACGTGGAACCTGCTGCCCTATAGAGAGCGGTCCCTCCTCCAAGTCTTTGAGCAGGTCGCCCTCGCCGCTACAAACAATGGATTCGACACACGCACAATGGATATTGCTAAAGACATGTATGTAAAGTTAGTAGAGCACTGTGACCGACGAGGAATGTCAAGGACATGTGTCGTGGCGTCATCAATCTATTCTGCCCTCAAGCAGATTGGGCAACCGCGCAAGCCCAAGGAAATCGCGGACATGTTCCATCTCAGTACGGCCCAGTTCACGAAATCCATGAAGTATTTCCAGGAGATTCTCTGCATGGCACACCAGCGGGGTCTCTTAGCTGGCGGCCACGCCGACCCCTCTGCCATGCCTTCTACACGCGCCTCTAATTACGTCTCAAAACCTCTGAGCAAACTTCCGATTCGTCGCGAGATTTACACGGACATTTGTGAAAAAGCTATTCGCCTTGCCAATGAAGTAGAGGAGAAGGAGATTTGTTCCGAAAATATGCCCCCCTCTCTGGCTGCCGGCGTCATTGCCTATATTATCAAACACATGGCAAAAGGCGATTATCAAGAAGATATTTCCTTTGAAAGAATCGCCTCTGTATGTGACGTAAGTGAGGGCACCCTACAGAAGTGCCTGAAGCGTCTAGAGTCTGCCGCGGCACAGGGTCTCTTAGAAAGTATTAAATAATTTCTGCACAACACGGTAGAAGATGGGTGGCAGTTGGTCATCCATATTTGGTTCATCTAGTATGCAAACACGCGACGTCCTTGACACGATTTTCAAGAATCTTATTGGCCGTGCAGATATGCGTGACCTCTACTCGCTTGCCGACCCAGCCAGTTGTAAAGAGTACATTGTAATGACAGAGGCAACTCTGAAAAAACTTTTTAAACGATTTCGCCTTACACGTGCAGCCAATGGTGAACTTCTGATTCAGAGCATAAAAGGATTTCAGGGCGCATCAAATCCGGAACGAGGGGAGCAAAACAAATTGTGCAAGGAACTTGCCTTTTATTTTATCCGGATTTTCCAAATTTACGCGGCAATCACTATCTCCATTATAGATTCTAAGATGCCAACATCAGACCCGCAACCAGTTATAGGAACAGATAGGCGCCTCTTAACAAAAGAACATGCATTTATTAAAACAGATGAAGAGGGCATTAAAGGATTTGCGCAACCTTCTTGGGAGTTTCCATCATTTGGGTTTACGCGTGGAGGAGCTATACCTGCAGAATCACGTTACTTTATTAGAGCAACGCCTTATAATGTATTAAATACATATATTCCAGAAGATATAGGTACTATTAAAGGGGGAGATGGAGCATATTTTATACCAGATAAAAAAGCTTCATTTTCAGGGGCGCTCTTATTTAGTTATGATTCACTCTATGGACCACAGCGCCCTTCTGGCCAACCCCCCCCTGCTGCTGCAGAAACTTATGAAAAAGATTCTATAAGTGGATTAAGTATTTTATATGAAAAAAGTGATGGGCGAAAACTTACAGCAGATATTGTTTTTACTCTTAGTACAGATTCGTCAATTGATATGCAGTTTAATAATGTAAAACTGAAAATGCCCAATACTCCCAATAAAAATATAACAATAAGCCCTATAAATGTAGGAATGGCTGGAAATGGATTTACACCTCGAATACAAGTCACACAGTCACAATATAAAATAGAAAATTACTCGAATTTTGCACAACGTTTCGAATCTTTTTTTTCTTCTATACTGGATGTTGAACTTCCTGCAGAGTTTTCTATAGGACAGTTCCTAATGAAATATAACATAACAAATGATATAACAGGAGTAGAAACAAATGCGTCTTTTATCAAAACAGCCTTGAGTGACAGTTTAATAACAGCACTAAAAGTGAGCCCTGATGCAAAAACAAATAAAGTGAATATTGATTTCAAAACAAATATAAAAGTGGAAAAGGTTCAGAGGTCCATTCATATTCAAACGGAAATGGTTGTAGAACAAAAACGAGGTAATAATTTCACAGTAAAGTTGCGAATGACTAATCCGCCTCCCACTGTAATTCCTCTAGAATTGTCACAATATGTAAATCCTACAACATATGCGGATGGTTATAAACAGAAGGAGTTTTCTGGAACAAATAATAAATTAGTTAGTTCAGATGGTTTATCTCTACAAGTATATTTAGAGCGCTCTTTTAAGAAAATAATAACGACAGATGATACGTATCAAACTCAGGGCGTAATAGAAATGAGAGATGGTCTTCCTGTTCCAAAAGATTCAGAGAGGATTCCGCAATCAATGAGAATAAAGGAGTTATGGGAGGCATTGGCTCAGCGCCCCTATGTAAAAGCATATGCAATTGCTCTCGGTGCATCTCTTATTAATCCCGCTGGTCTTAGAGGTGATGTAAAATCCGCCTATAGTGACATTTGCCGTTCGAATTTCCCTTATGCAACCGATGGTGCCCTTCCCAAACCAGGAAGTTCCGTGACAACTTCCTACGGTTTAAAAGCACTGTCTGCCCTTTTTCTTGAAGGAGTGGAAAGAGGTACTCCGCGTATAACGGATAGTGCAAAGTACAAGGAGTTTCGCCGCGCGTTCAAAGGTTATTTCGAATATAAAGCAAATGTAAAAGATGAAGAAATTCCCCGTTCCATTGATGAAGTGAAAAAATCACTCATTGCCCCTTGCAGGGGACACGAAAATAATCGGATTAAGTTGAATAATTCGAGTATTATAGAAAAGCTCCGTTCTCATGTGGCGAGCCTCGTAAATCTTCAAGAGAATCATGTACAAAATTCAATGAATATTTTATTTCAATTATTTGACCAGGCTTCTGTTACACGCGGGGAGTTCAAAACAAGTACATTTGTTCAGAATGAGGGAATGAATGCTGTTAATAATATTGCAGAGCAGACAAGGGAACTCTTAATGAATTATTATATGGAGTGTGAACGAATCAATAAAGCGGCACTGAGAGATCTACACCTTTATTTGGGGAAGACACCACAAAACGTAAAAAAGAAGGATGATGAAGACAAAATATTCCAACCGGTCATTTAGATAGTGTTCAGTTTCAGACCAATAATAGGTGCACCCATCGTCTTCAAGAGTTCCTCTCGAGCCTGTCCCGCATAATCAAATGTGCAGCCGTGCTCAGTATAATGCTTATGCTTGGAACAGAATATTTTCTCACACTTACATTTAATAGAAGTAAGTGTGAGACGCTGCTTACAGCCAGGAAAGGGGCACAGGTTTTTCATCTTTGGGAGCCGTGATGGGGCGGGTGCCCACACAATTTTTAAGGCGTGGAGCCGTGCGTGGAGGCGCGCGTGGAGCCATGTGTAAAAAACTCTATATACATTTTCAGAAGAGTTGGTGACCATTTCCCCATCATCTTTTTACTGCCGTCATACCAAGCCACAGCATCTTTTTCCCGCTGGTCCGCGCGAAGCTTCTTGAATTCCTCAGGATTCTTCTCTAGCCTCTCAAATTCCTGAAATGCACTAAGAATCTGTTTACTATGTGCATATGCGCTGAAGACGTGATATTGAAAATAAGTATTGGGTGGAAAATCCGGCTCAACACTCTGAAGAATTAGTCCCGTGTGACTCAAGTCGCGCAGATTAGCCACTTTTGCCTCTTCCTCTACCTCTCGCCGTATATTATCCTTCAAGAGTTGCATGACACTGCGATGAGGCCCTCTTGCATCCCTTGCTTCCATTTGCCCTTTTGGCGGCTCCCACGACGCCTTTGCTGGGTCGCCGCCCGTCCGTTTTACAATAATAAATCGGTCAGGACGAAATGGTTTATATTGTTCATGAACAAAACAGGCTGCACGCAAGTAGACGCGCCAACCTTCTTCAGGATGTTCCACATAAAAATAACGCTTGCTGGGTGCATAAGGCAGTTGCGTAGAGCCACGCTTCAGTCCCTTCTGAAAAATGTCAAAAACGCCGGTTCCCGCCTGACCATGCAGATGACCGGTAGAAGTGAGAATATGAGCCATACGTGCCCTATGATTCCGTAGGCTTCTTTCTACAGGTCTTCTGCCGCGCAGAAGTAGACATGGAACAGCCGCTCTTATGATCCTCTATTTCCTTGCAAAGAGAGGAATAAGTAGTACGATTTAGAAGTTCAAGATCTTTTTCCATGTGACGCCGGATTGTCCAAACATATTTGAGACATTTTGTGCGACAGGGAGGAAGTGAATCACGAACAGCTCCCTTCCAACTTGCAGTCCACTCTGGAAAAGGAAGAACATCCGGAAGAAGTTTCCAGAATTGCGTGTAAAATATCCAGCGCAATTCTGCCGGCATAATATTCCAGCGGTTCTGGTCAAGGGGGTCAAACACTAATTCTAAAGGAGGGTGGCCAACTATTGGCGTACTTGCAGCGGCGGCACGACTTAGTGGATGACCTTCTGCAACAGAAAAAAGGAACTCCCAGCCTTCAAAGTTGGTTCTTGTACATCCCATTTCCAGGCGTTCAGTATAAATCTTCTCGACTGCGGCAAATGATGGGTCTGTATCAATCTTCTGGCCCTGCGACCGCAGCTTTGCATTAACACGTTTGTGCATTCTCCAGAGCCATTTAGGGAGGTCAGTAGCAGTGCTTGGAACGGGGTCTTTTTCAAGATACTCTGAAAAACTCTTTCGGCAGAATTTGCAGGGAAGAATGTAGGGGATTGTCCAGAAAAATGCAGAGACTTTTCTGGCGGTCGATGGTTTGGCGGCAAAACTGATTAAATGTAAGAGGCGCCAGGCGGATGGCCCCCAATATCTGGTGTCCATACTCTACCGTGTTATGCACATTAGTTCTGCACAACACACTAGTTAATTTTGGCACATAATGGGCTTCTAACCATTTCCAAAGGGGTTCATTCCTAATGGTGCGAGGAAAGGGCGAACCGGGGAAGGATCAACTTCTTCTGACTTGCATTTGACTGTAGTTTGCGGGCAGACAGCACGAGGGCATGGTGCAGGCGCCGGGCATACAGCAGGAGGAGGGCATTTAATTTCGGGGCAGCGAGGACGAGGGCAAGGAGGACATTCACCGCATTTAGCCTTGCGCTCTTCGCTTGTATCTATAATAATTGGCTGCTGTTTAGGAATAGAAGTTTTCAGTACATATTGTGACAGATCGGGAGTAGGAGGGCACTCACTCTTCAACATGTAATTGTCCATATCAGGTTTTGCAGCGCAGGGAGGAATGGAAGTTTTGAGAACATACTTTGACAAATCTGGCACAGGCGGGCAGTTAGAAGGTGGTAAAGCGGCACCACATGAACATCTGGAATTATCTTCAAATCCCTCGCGGCTTCGTGGAAAACGCTGGAGTAACACGTACATTAGGGCACACCCTAATAAAAATGCTAATCCTATAGATTGTGTTGACTGAAGGCGCATAAGTCCTGCTCTACAGTGTTGTGCAGAAAATAAGTACTTCCAGGGGGAGTATTTATTTTGAGCTTCTAACACAACTTTGGCACCTGCCACAACAGTGTTGTGCGGGCCCTAAGGCCGCCACCCCTGCCAACTTGGAGGAGGGCAACCGCACAATTCAGGAATACTAGGGTCATACAGAGTTGCCAGCCGTGTGCAAACCATACGCATGTATCCGCGCCAGGAGAAATTAGCATCTTTCAGAACATTTGGGTCCTTTAAGCATCCGAAATCATAGGATTTATACCCACGCATATCAATTTGCTTGCAGACTTGAATAGAACGTTTATGCCAATCAAATCCTTCAGCAGAAGAACCTGCTGCCGCGCCCGCGCCTCCCGCGCCCGCGCCTCCCGCGCCCGCGCCTCCCGCGCCTCCCGCACCATTAACATTTGCCGTTGCACTTACACCCGAAAGTGATCCAAGCAACGTATTAAATACTCCACCATAGTTGGAATAATCCACTTCATTTGTAGAATCCCCTGACAAATCTATATTGAATTGGTTCCTTTGACCACCGCGGCCAAAATAATTACCATAAGCATAATTCCTTGCTATTTCTTGTTCTGCAGGACTCTTGTAGCGTAACTCAATATCCCATGAAGTATTCTGCTGTATATCGGTTAAATACTTTTTAAACATGGCCATTGCAGTTTGAGCACCGCTTCCGTCACCACTACCATAAAGAGGAAAAAGGAGATTTAGTACGGAATCAATTCCAGCGGACTCAAAAATATTAGAAAGAGGTGTAGAAATATTTCCAAGTTTAGGAATAATCGCGTCTAATTCAGCCTTTGTTGTTTTAATCGAATCAATCTTCTTTATCCCCAACTTAATATCAGACATAAGGTCATTTAATGTATTTTTTAATGTAGTAAGAATTTTTACGCGAGCAGTAATATTAGGGTCAGTTGCTCCAGAAGCCTGCAATTGTGTAATAACAATCTCAACTCTTCTAACAAAAGCCATGAGGTCATCCATCGTTATTGCGTTTCCACTGCCACTGCCGCTGCTGCTAGGACCTGTGCTGGGACCTGTGCTAGGACCTCTGCTAGGACCTGTGCTAGGACCTGTGCTAGGACCTGTGCTAGGACCTGTGCTAGGACCTGTGCTGGGACCTGTGCTAGGACCGCTCGTGGTGGCCTGAAACCCTTCTTCTGCCCCTCCAAAAAATGAGGAAAACCACCCGCGACTGGGTCCACTAGGTGTATCAGTAAATCCTTCGTGGGGTGGCATTGGGCCGCCGCCGGCTGAAACAGAAAGGCGCCACTTCTTCTGTAAGTAAGCCAGATTGGCCTCTATTCCGTTTAAGTCCTCGTCGGTAAGAGAGCTCTCAAGCCCAGGGTTTCTCTTCATAACATCTACTTCATCCTTCAGGCGCCGTAAATCACTGCGGGCAGTAGAAAGGGGTAATTGCACATTGGGGTCGCCCAGTTTTTGCAAGCCTGGCGCTTCTGTTGTAAAGAATCCCTTCATTGTTTCGTAGACGCCACTTACACGCGACTCTTTTGCCTTTTGCATGGCAGGGTCTTCTGCCGGCAATGCATTCACTGATGCTTGTTGACCGGGAGGAGGGGCCAATAATGCAGTACTGGGCTCTGTAAATGGTTTTACTTCACCAGAAGCAAGAGTCTGGCTGCGCGGAGAAATAATCGGTATGGTTAGTTCAGGATTGGGAGGAAAATCGTCAAATCCCTCGCTAATATTTGCCTTATACCATACAACACCAAGTACAACGAATAATGCTGTAAAAAATACTATGGCCTTCATCCTCTATTGTCTAGAGGGAAAATGCATAACACGGAAACTAAACTGTATCTCATGAAAGCGCTAAAGTTTCTTCTATAAAATCGTAGCCCCCCAGCAAAAAATCTGTATTTAAGAAATTTCATTCTTAAATAAAGATTTAACGGTACAGCCCTTCCATTAACTGAGAAGGGATTTGCGGTCCAGGCGAAACTCATAGGCCTGGGAAATACTAGGAGAAGGATAGTCATAGGGATTCAAATAACTCTGGAAACCTTCTTGGCCGTCATTCTGTATACGAGCGGGATGAGCCGTCTCTGAAAACTTTTGTGCGCGTGTAAGAGGATTATCTGTGGCAGTATTTTGTTTAGGAAGAACCGTAGGGGGCACTTGGAAAGTCTCCACCTTCTGAATTTCTTCAACAACTTTTACTTTGCCAATATTGTAGGCAACCGTAATAAATAGAATACCTACAACAGCTGCTCCAAGAATAATATTAGACTTGGTCATTTTACTACTGTACTATATTATTTTACATTTGCCTTCTTTTTGCGTCTTGTTGCATGATTACGCCACTTCATTGTCTTTCTTCTACCACCTCCACTATTTGCATTGCCCGAATTGCCTTCCCCCATGCCTGAATTGCCTGAATTGCCTGAATTACCTTCTCCCATGCCTGAATTACCTTCTCCTGTGCCTGAATTCCCTTCTCCTGTGCCTGAATTCCCTTCTCCTGTGCCTGAATTCCCTTCTCCTGTGCCTGAATTCCCTTCTCCTGTGCCTGTATTCCCTTCACCGCTTGTGTTGCCGGCAGGAGTCGAAATATCAGCAGGAGTAGCTACTACATTTCCTTCGGGATCAACTACATTTCCACTGGGGTCAATAGTACTACCAGGAGGACCAATTACATTTCCATCGGGGTCAACTACATTTCCTTCATCATCCGTTGAAAAAGATCTAAGTGTCCCACTACGAGGGTTAGGAACCAAGGGTATTCCTGCATTTACTAGTACTTGATTCGTCGCCGTGTTTGATGCAACTACTGCTGAGTTCACAGCAGCACTCATTGCGTTTGACAAATCTGAAAAGACTTTTTCCTGCAACGTTTTTAATCCACTGTTCATGCCTAATATAATTCCTGCAATACTCTGTATTTGTGACAATATAGGAGCTATTTTTACTGCAAGCATTTCACCACCTGGAAGCATTGACAAAGTAGCAGAAATACCGGCGACGCTTTGGGTAATACCACTTAAATCATTCATGGCCTTCTGAGGATCCGAATATCCACCTATGAATCCTCCAAACTGTGTTTCTTCCGTATCACTAAAATCACTAAAATCACTAAAATCATCCATTAACACTCTCTTACATAGTAGTTAGACTTTCGAAACCACCGCGGAGCGCCGATGTGTTTTTGTACGATGTAATACTGAAACTTTTTTCAATGTTTTTCCTGTTTTCCCTGTTTTAAAACCGCCTACGTAATTTGGGCCGGAAACGGGAGCAGGAATAGCAAGCTTTCCCATTATAGCTTTTCTTGCCTTCTCCATAATTTCCTTTAGCTCAGTTTGTATGCGAGTATTTATGTTTGTTACAATAGATTCCGCCGATGGCATTCCAGTAACATCTTTGCCAATCGCTTTATTAGTAATATAAGTTGCATTTGCTACAGCTAGATTTTTAATCTCTCTATTTATTTTGGAGATTTGTCCAGAAATATCATTTTGAATACTATTTTGGGCATTAGTAATCATTGTTGCTAAACCATCAACCCCCCCACCAATATTTGAAAAAACATTCGCAAATTTATCCATGGAAGGGAGGCCACCATTTTTTAAATTTCCCATAAGATTTACAAACTGCGCTGGATTCATATCTATTATCTTACATCATTTATAACTTTTTAGAATGTTTGCGCGTTTTATTGCCGCCCTTTTTCGCTTTCTTTACCTTCTTGCTTCCACCCCCTTTCCCATAACCATATCCATAGCCCTCTCCATAGCCGTAGCCCTTTGAATTATTCTCAGAAAGTATAAAGGTATTTTCAGGGTTTGCTCCTGTGGTTTGGTTTGCCCCTGTAGTTGGTTGCGGCTGTTCCTGTGTTGCCTGTATAGTAGCCTGCATTTTAGTAAGTGTTTTCAGAAGAGATAAGACTTGCGGATTCCCAGAAGAAACCGCTGTAGATGTAGAAATAGAAGCAATAATACCCTTTAGTATATTTAAGGCCACTTGATTTGAGCCGAGAGATAATAGTGTGTTGACAGTACCTATTACAGAAACACCAAGACTCAAACAGGCTTGAGCAGAAACATTGGGGTCCGCATTTTGAAGATTACTCATATAACCAACTTGCGCAGCCTCGGCGGCAGCAGCAGAAGCAGTAGCCATAGAAGGGGGGATTTTCGCATTTGCAGTCTGCAGAAGGCCAGTAAGAGTCTTTACAGTTTGTAGAGTGGCTGGGTCACCTGAGAGATAGGCTGTAGAAAAGTAAATGGCCTGAAGAGTCTGATTGATTAACTGAGATGCCACGGTATATGCACCTGTTCCCATGAGGGAATTCACAGAACTTGTTACAGAAGTCGCGAGATTGCTTGCTGCCTGTATGGAGGTAGGTAAATCGGTCCCTTGGAGTGCGGACATGTAATAGGATTGTGCAGCAGAAGCTGTTTTCTGCGCAGTGCGACTTTCGGGATTTTCATTGGCAACATCTAACATTTTATTCTGTAGAGTGGCTAAAAGTGCAAGAGTTGCTGGGTCACTTGCTGCATACGCGCTGGACGTCATGATTTGTTGAATTGCTGTTGCTATTAAAGATTGGGCAGAAGCAAAGTTCCCTAATGAAACACTCGTGGCAGTATTTGCGTTTATAAAGTTTACAAGAGAAGCCGCCGCCGCCGCAGAAGTTGCTACATCGGTACTCGCAAGAGATTGTTGAAGCACAACTTGTGCACTACTTTCTGCTGCGGCAGAGGCAGTAGAAGCCGGATTACGTTGCACCGTTTGCTGGTAAAGAGCCGCAAGTTGCTGCTGCATAGCCAGTACTGCCGGTTCGCCCGCTTTGAATGCAGTAGACTCGCGTATTTGTGTCATTGCTGACATGATTGAGGAAAGGGCTTCTGTATAAGAGCCATTTGAAAGAAGAGTATGTACTTGCGTAATAGCAGTATTACCAAGGCTCACTGCAGCCGTATTAGATGTAAGAATACTTGTAGAGGAAAGTGCTGCTGCATCGGCAGCCATTGCCGCGCTCGCAACCGCCGCAGAAGCAGTTGTTGCAGGGTCTTTTCTAATAATAGTATTAAGAAGAGTTGTAAGTTGATTCACGGCTGCAACGGCGGCGGGGTCGCCTGCCAGGAAAGCAGGAGAGCCACGTATTTCCTCTAGAGTTTTTGTTGCAAGTGCCTTTGCCTGCTGAATGCTGCCGCTGGCTCCAATATCAATAATAGCTTGTATATTATTTACTATAGTCAATGCCAATGTAGTTGCTGCCTTAGAGGAGACAGAAACGTCTGTAGAAGATAGGGAAGCAACGGCGCCACTCTGAGCAGCAGAAGCGAGAGCTGCAGAAGCGGCGGCTGCAGGATTACCAGAGATTGATTTTTGTTGAAGGGCAACCAGTTGTGCTACGAGGGCTGTGACGCTTGCATCGCCGGCCTTAAACGCGGTAGAGTCGCGAATCTCTTGTAGGGTTACTGATAAAAGAGCAACTGCGGATGAATAAGAGCCCACCGAAGTATAGCTATTGACCAGATTTATTATAGTCTGGCCAAGGCTGGTTGCGGCAGAAGCAGAAGTTGCGACATTTGAAGAAGAAAGAGCGGAAACACTGGAGGCGATTGCTGCGCTGGCTGCGGCTGCAGAAGCAGTAGTAGCAGGATTATTTGCAAGGAGTGTAAGCTGTAGTTGTGTGAGTTTATCTACAAGAGCCAGAGTGGCAGAGTCGCCGGCAAGGAATGCAGTAGAAGCGCGAAGGGATACGAGGATAGGTCTAATGAGCTCAACCGCAGCAGTAGTATTTCCTGTGGAAGTTAAGAAATCGATTTGCGATTGTACAGTCGCTGCAAGGGCGGCGGCGGCAGTAGAGGATGCTGCAACATTTGCGGAAGAAAGGCTGGAAACACTGGAAGAAACAGCAGCGCTTGCGGCGGCGGCGCTTGCGGCAGAGCCAGGATTACTTTGCACCGTTTGCTGGTAGAGGGCTGCAAGTCGGCTCACGGCGGCAATGACACTAGGCTCCCCCGCTTTGAATGCGGTTGAGTCCCTTAGTTGTGTCATTGCGGCAAGAAGTTTGGCAGCAGCAGAAGCATACGAACCGGCTGCAAGAAGATTAGTGGCTTCTGTAAATATTGTATTGCTCACTGTTATTGCGGCAGAGGCCGAGGTGGCTACGCTAGAAGAAGAGAGACTTGAAACACTGGAAGAAATGGCTGCGGAAGCGGCAGCGGCAGAGGCAGTAGACGCGGGATTGCTGGCAATGATTTTTTGTTGTAAAGCAACAAGGTCTGTCATCATTTTTAGAACTGCAGGGTCGGAATTTGCATAGCCGCCTGGAGCGTTGCGGATGTCAATAAGAGTTTGATTAATGAGATTTATTGCAGTTGTATAATTTCCTGTTCCAAGAAGCATTTGTATTTGTCCAGAAATATCATTTCCAAGAGTCAAGGCGGCTTTTGAAAAAACTGCGGAATCTGTTGAACGGAGTCCTGCATGCGCGGCTGAGTTGGCAGCAGAAGCAGCCGCAGCAGAAGCAGTCGTTGCAGGATTACCTGAAATCGCCTTTTGTTGAAGAGCGACCAGTTGCTCAACAAGAGCTATAACAGTGGGGTCGCCTGACTTAAAGGCAGTAGAGTCGCGGAGTTGCTGCAAAGTAGTTGTTAAGAGGGAAGCTGCGGCGGAGTAAGACCCTATTGTTAAAAAGGAGTTGACTTGAGTAGTAATATTGGCACCAAGAGTCGTAGCGGCTGCAACGGAACCACTTACATTGGGAGAAGAGAGGGCTGCTACACTGGAAACGATTGCTGCGCTGGCTGCCGCTGCGCTTGCGGCTGCACCAGGTTTAAGGGCGTCAACATTTATTTCTATTTGTGTGAGTTTATTTACAAGTGCAATAGTGGTAGGGTCGCCGGCCATAAAAGCAGAAGAAGAACGGAGTGCCGCCAATGTGTTTTCGAGAAGAATATCTGCCGCAGTATAATTGCCAGTGGAAGTTAAGAAGTCGATTTGTCCTTGTACAGTGGCCCCCAATGCGGCAGCGGCATTAGACGATGTTGTAACATTCGTAGAAGAAAGAGCTGCAGTATTAGAGGAGACAGCGGCACTTGCGGCGGCAGCAGAAGCTGTTGTCCCAGGATTGAGAGAAGCCGCCCTTATATTTAATTGTGTGAGAGCATCAACAATCGAAAGGGTATTTGGATCATTGGCGAGAAAAGCAGTAGAGGTGCGAAGTTGTGCAAGAGTATTTGTAAGGAGTGCAACTGCTGCAGTGTAATCGCCTGTAGCAGTAAGGTATTCTATTTGTGCACTTGCAGTATTGAGAATATTTGTTGCGGCATTAGAGGATGTTTGAATATTAGAGGAAGAAAGGCCGGTTACGCTAGAGGCTAGTGCGGCAGAGGCTGCAGCAGCAGAAGCAGTAGTATTGGGATTCCACTTTAGCGAGTTATTTGCAAGGGAGTTCAGTGTGGCAACTAGGCTGAGAACAGTAGGGTCACCTGCTTTGAACGCGGTTGAAGAACGAATTTGTTGCAAAGTAGTTGTAACAAGGGCTTCTGCGGCGGCATAGTCTCCTGTTGCGATTAAATAGTTTGCTCGAGATGTAGTAGCAGATACAAGGGCAACTGCAGAAGAACTAGATGTTGAAACACTGGAGCTTGCAAGTCCTGCTACTTGGGCCGCATTGGCAGAAGAGGCATTGGCAGCAGAAGCGGCCTGTGCTCCTGTAGAAGTGCCCCGTGTATTTGCATCACGTAGTTGTTGTGTGAGTGTGGCAACGATTGCTACAGTTGCGGGGTCGCCAGACATGAAAGCGCTAGAGGAGCGGATTTGTTCTAGAGTTTTTGTTAAAAGAGAGACTGTTGCGGAATAATCGCCTATTGCGTTCAAATACTGTACCTGGGATGTTACAGCATTAGACATGGAAGTTGCTGCATTGGAAGAAGTTGTAACATTTGTAGAGGCGAGACCAGTTGCGGCGGCGGCTTGTGCAGAAGAAGCGATTGCAGAAGAGGCAGTTGTATTGGGATTTTCAGATAGTGTTTTAGTATTAAGTGTGGTAAGTTCGGCGACGATTGCCGTAACAGTAGGGTCGCCGGCTTTGAAGGCCGTGGAGTTGCGGAGTTGCTGTAGAGTAGCTGTTACGAGGCTTGTTGCATCTGCATAAGAGCCTATGGCAAGAAGATATTCTATTTGCGCAGTTACTATAGTAGCTAAGCTTTCTGCAGCTTTAGAAGAGGCCTGTACGCTGGAACTGGTGAGACCAGAAACAAAAGAGGATTGTGCCTGGGATGCTTGTGCGGCAGATGCGGTGTTTGAAACATAGGATTTTAGTTCTTGTTCAAGGGTCATAAGTGATGATATTGCATTTTCTGCTACAGTGTTATTTGCTTTAAAAGCAGTAGATTGGCGTATTTCATGCAGAGTTTTTAATAGGAGTTGATTTGCGGAAATGTAAGAACCAGTTGCCATCAGTGCGCGTACTTGTGTAATAATCAGTCTAGAAAGGAGTCTTGTTGCTGCGGAAGATATTGATACGGAGGGATTTGTTAAATCGCCTGTACTTTGTACGACTGCTTGAGAGGCTTGTGCCTGTGAAGATTGTTGCAGGGAAGAAGAGGCTGTCTGGAGTGCTTGAGAAGCCTGAGCCTGCGACGATTGTTGCATGGAAGAAGAGGCCATTTGGAGTGCTTGAGAGGCTTGGGCTTGCGACGATTGTTGAAGGGCAGAAGAGACCTGGGCTTGAGATGACGCTTGAAGAGCGGAAGAGGCCGTTTGGAGTGCTTGAGAAGCCTGGGCCTGCGACGATTGTTGCAGGGCGGAAGAGGCTGTCTGGAGTGCTTGAGAGGCCTGGGCTTGAGACGACTCTTGAAGAGCGGAAGAGGCCACCTGTAGTGCAGAAGAAGCCTGTGCTTGAGATGATTTTTGAAGGGCAGAAGAAGCCTGTGCTTGAGATGACTCTTGAAGGGCGGAAGAGGCCGTTTGAAGTGCTTGAGAGGCTTGGGCCTGTGAAGATTGTTGCAGGGAAGAAGAGGCTGTTTGGAGTGCTTGAGAAGCCTGGGCTTGTGATGACTCTTGAAGAGCAGAAGAAGCCACCTGTAGTGCTTGAGAGGCCTGGGCTTGTGACGACTGCTGTAGAGCAGAAGAGGCTGCTTGAGATGCTGCAACGTACTGTGCTTGTGATGTTTGTTGCAAAGCGGAAGAAGCCACCTGTAGCGCGGAGGAAGCCTGGGCTTGTGATGTTTGTTGAAGGGCAGAAGAAGCCTGGGCTTGTGATGACTCTTGAAGAGCAGAAGAAGCCACCTGTAGTGCTTGAGAGGCCTGGGCTTGTGACGACTGCTGTAGAGCAGAAGAGGCTGCTTGAGATGCTGCAACGTACTGTGCTTGTGATG